ATGGGATATAACAAATCTTTAAGGTATAGCCGTCACGAGGGCACAACGTGCGTTATCGACAACCATCATCTCAAGAGTTTAGGTTCTGTGTTGAATGATGTGCGTCACAAAAAAGATCGCATTCGCGAAGCTGAGTACGAGCCGATCTTAGACATCGCCGACCAATACATGGTGACAGAAGACCCTTTTCGAGGTCCCGGCAAAAATGTTAGAATCACCCTATTCAAAGAGATTAGACGTGTACAGCCCGACACCATGAAACTTGTTTGTAACTGGAGCGGCAAGGAATTCTTGCGTGAAACTTGGACTCGTTTCATTTCAGAAGAGTTTCCCATCACTACCGATCAGGAAATTATGGATCTGTGGTTCGAGATTCAACTGAGACCGATGCAACCCAACCGTTGTTACAAGTTCACCATGCAATACGCTCTCGGTGCTCATCCTGATTACGTAGCGCACGACGTTATTCGTCAGCAAGATCCCTACTATGTGGGTCCTAACAACATTGAGCGTATCAACTTGTCGAAGAAAGGTTTTGCCTTCCCTCTCACTTGTTTGCAATCTGTGTACAATGACAACTTTGAGCGATTCTTTGACGACGTGCTGTGGCCATATTTCCACCGTCCGTTGGTGTACGTCGGTACCACGTCTGCCGAGATCGAAGAGATCATGATTGAGGTGTCGCTCCTGTTTAAGATCAAGGAGTTCGCACCCGATGTGCCCCTCTTCACCGGACCCGCATACTAATCTGTATCGACAATTTTGACATCGTAATCTGACGACGACGTGTCTTTGTCGTTGACGGTTATTTGAATTTCGTTCACAACTGCGGCGGGAGTGGTCGCGACACTTGGTGATGTCACAGGAGCTTTCTCGGCTACTACGCAGGGTGTAACGCGCTTTTTAACAATCATTTGATACACACTCTCCATAAATTCGACGAGTTCTTCGGTGGTGATTTCGATCACGTCAGTTTTAGCGTTGAGTTTCCTTTTTAAACTGTTGTTCCATTTCATATATTTAATAGTATCACGAACATCGGCGTTGAATTTGTTCGCCCTAATGAATCCCAGTAAATCCATATCTCGTGTTGTGGCTGATTTGAAAAATACTCAAGTTTTAGATAATTTGGGTAACAGTGATGACAACTCTTATGATAACGTGTATATATGTAAGAAAAAAGGTGATCATAAACGGTACGTTTGTAAGGTTGTAAAAAAGTCACGTTTCAATCCGCTCGAATTCACCGTGCCAATATTCATGCACAACAACCCGCATTTTGTCAAAGTACACAATTTTATGTACACAAGTTCGGGTGAGGTGTTATTCGTGATGGACTACATCTCCGGTGGAGATTTGTTTGACATGGTGAAAAAAGGGGGCAGCGACAACCGATTGGACGAGATCATTTGTCGTAAAATTATATTCACATTGGTGAATGCGTTACACGATTTACACCAACACAATATCATCCACAATGATGTAAAACTTGAAAACGTTTTGTATGATCGAAAAAAGAAAAGAACGTACATTTGTGATTATGGGTTGGCGAAAATAATCAACACACCGTCGTGCTACGACGGCACCACAGTTTATTATTCGCCTGAAAAAATTTTTAAACAAAACCACGAACCATGTTTTGATTGGTGGGCAGTCGGTGTGCTTGCTTACGAGTTGCTTTCGTCCAAATTTCCATTCGACATTGACGAAAACAACGAAGAAGAATTGTACGACATAGAGCCCGCGGAAATGTTGCCGTTGTACTCTAAACCGCTTGAAGACATTGATGGTGTAACACACAAAGCAATGGATTTTGTGACAAAAATGCTAACGTTAGACAAAAACAAAAGACTGTGTACTTACAACGACATCATTAAACACGAGTTTATGGCGTGGTGATAACTCACACACTATTCGTTTGACCGATGTTATCTTATCGGTTTGTTGTGTTAATAATTATCAGTGTACCGACAACTCTGTTCACGCGCGCTCGCTATGGCGTCACGCTTGTGTATATTACCACAAGAGATATTCGACATGATTGTGCGACACCTCAACATGGATGATTACATAAACCTGTTGGCGTCTTACACTCGAGCAAGCGTTAACATGCCATATTTTTTCGATTTCCACGGCAACCACCAGTTTCACCAATTTGTGAACACGGTGCGTTGTTCGATCGAGTATGAATACTTTAGTGACGACTGCCATTGTGACGTGTTAAGCAGCATTTATGATACCTACGCTGAGGATGCAGTTATTGAAGAAATGTGCGGAGGACACACTTCAGGTGTTATATGTGCGACATTTACGTTGTTGGACAATGTGAAACGATTACGATTTCGGGTGCGCGACGAATTACACCCAACACTGAATGTCGTATACCAAGAATATGATCCTGTGGAGAAATGCTGCAACATGATCGCCAATTACGATTACAACAAATGTGAAACGTGCCGATTAATTGACGGTTTTCTGGAATATCATACAATCTACTATTCACTGCCTGAATTTTTGTATGTGTATACTGTAACAAATTAAAAAAATAAAACAGTTTTTCGAAACAACTTTTTTATTCGTAAAACCTTAAAACTACAGGATCATAACATTCTGCATCAATGTACAATAAATATAACAATTTTTTTTCGATAGATTATAGGATTAAGATTACACATTTGCTGCAATGAGATTAGATAGTGCAAGATAAAAAAATGGTATATAAACCAAAGGAGGGTTACATTTCCATACACACAAGTAATAATACTACTACCAACACCATAATACTACTACCAACACCAACAACAAGAAAAATGAAGACCTACATTTGCGGTACGGCTTGTTTGTTCAAATCGACAATCATTTCGAACTTAAAGTCGCAAGGTTATAAAGCTAAAGTGGGTGATTACAAAGAAGCTTGTGACAAGTATTCTTTTTTAAAGAACAAGGTTGACGACCCCATCATGAGCGTTATTTACAACGCCTATACCATTCTGAATGAAAAGGAAGACGCTGTGCACGACAGATGCGTTATCGACGCCATTGTGTACGACTGCCTGTTTAAAAATGTCGACGTCGCCGACTTTAGTGTTTACATGGAAAGGTTTAAACTATTGAACGAAAATTGGCTCAAATCGAATTACTTTTTGTTTGTCGTGGCTGGAGACGAGGCTAAAACTCTCGAGAGAATGATAAAGAGAAACAATGGCATCGACTTGATGACCATTGATTATGTCAAAAAACAAAACATGTATTTTACGCTTGCCGCCAATATACTCGGAAAGGAAATAATTCCCATTTCTGACTTTGACGATACGAAAATTGTTTTGAATAAAATCAAGGATAATCACGTTCTGAAAATGGAGAAGGAATGCACTCTTGTATCTGGAAAGATCAAACCCAATTATTCGCAAGACGCGGGTATCGACATGTACAACGCAAACGATTGTGTTTTACAACCCAACCAAATAACAAAAGTGAAGTTAAACAATCGCGTCTTCATTGAAGATGGTTACTATGGAAGATTGGTGGCGCGTTCGTCGACTCAATTTGTCGTCATCGAAGGTATAATCGACGTAGGCTACACCGGAGAGTTGTTTTACAGGGCCGTCAACATTGGTTTGGAGCCCATCAATTTACTAAAAGATCATGCTTATGTGCAGCTCATTTTGACGCCATTCTCAAAAAACTACAAAGTGGTCGACGAGTCGAACATCGCCTCTAAGAAAACCAAGCGTGGAAACAAAGGGTTCGGGTCTACTTCTTAAATAAAAATGTTTTGTAAAATTTAATTTTATAATAAATGTATTATACCTAAAATTTTTTAATATTATTTGTAACCTTATTCATTTTTTAGGTGTTGCAACATTAAAGCGCTTGCTTTGTCAAAAGAAGTGCAACATTCAATTAGTGAAGCAAAATCATTAGCCAATTTACAATTTTCCGCTCTTGACACTAGTTTGTTGATTTCGTTTCCTATATCTTTAACACGAGGTTGATTTGCCACCATGTATAATTCTAAAATTTTAAAGTAAAACTCGAAGGAAACCATAACACGCGACCGCAATCTCTGAAGGTACAAACTAACCCATTTGTGGTTGGGGTTCAATACAACTTTTGAGGTGTACACAACTAACACATACTCCAAATCCAATTTACATCCAAAAGTGTTGCTATCGATGAGTTTTAGAACTCCCTCAAACGACACGTAACATTCATCGTGAGTTATTAACCTAATTGAAATATTAGAACCATCAGTCACATAGCATTGTTCATTAGCCGGTACAATTTTTAAACACTCCACATCAAGCGTTTTCTTGTCGGCTTTTTCCAAATCAAATTGCAACATCAATTGTAGCAATTCGTTGAAATTGTAAAACACTTGGTTCAAGTCGTTGTTGTAATAAATGGATATCATGTTGACGTTTGACGAACAAGTCGAATGGAATAGATTGCAAGATTTGCACCTTTATATTGTTAACAATTTAGACATTGACAACATGCATAAAAATTTTATTTCCACATTAGTAAAAGGGTTTGCGGAAATGATGACGGAAACCAACAAAAAAAGTGTGTTGTCATCTATTGACACGTTGTTAAGTGAAACCAAAAAACAATACGAACGCGAAATTCAAGATTATGAATAATGAGAGTGAATTCGTTGAATAAAATTTTAAATGAAAAATAAAACTGTTTTAATTCATATTTATTATTTACAAAATTTTTTACAAATATTATTAAGAACACTAACTAGAATACATTAAACATTTGTATGTAATCTTAGGGTTTACGTGTATATCGTTTTGTAGTAAACAAAAGTTTCGTCTACTCAGTATGTAACGTAACACAAGTTTAACAACTTCCGAGTGTAATTTACTCAACATGGAGTTGAACACATAATGAAAACTGAGCACATAATGTGTGCCTTGGGCATACTTTTCAATTACACTTTCCAAGTCGAACCTACTCGTTTTGTACACCATACTGTTGACCCACACATACACTCTATCCATTTTGAAACAATTTAATCGGTATCGTTGACTGTTTGTGTCTTTGGTTTTCATGTTGAATATGACATCACCAAAAGGATATTGTAAAGACACACGCAAAAATTCGTCGATATCCTTTTCGTCGCCTTTAACATCTTTAAGATCTTGCAACTCATTGGTATCGGTTTTGTACAGAAGGATTGCCAAACTTTTAATCATCATTTTAATTTGACTAACATTGTCAATGTGCTCGGTTACCGGTTTTTTTAATTGTTGCACATTGTAATTAAATTCGGTAATGAAGTTAGTGTAATTAATGCTGGCGTCTGTGGTGAATTTGTGACATTTATTGTTTCTATACAAAATGTCAAACAACGATTTAATCTGTTCATTCTCGTTGCGCACACACAACTCTTTTATTTTTCTGTCCTCACTCTTCCAACTGTACTTTTTGGACACATATGCAATTCTTGAATCTGAAGCGGGCGATGTTAATCGTTGTTTTACTATTCTAATGTCTTCGAGCGCGGCACCGATAAAAAACGTGTTTATCACCGCTTCCATAATGTGTTGGTGTAACGTGTTGCCATCGCGTAGAGTTATTTGTAACAACGGTGCAACTATTTTCAGATCTACATGTTTCACCACGCTCTGTGTGGGATACATTGAGGTTTGTTGTTTTGCACACTGTAACATTTTTGTTGTCAGATAAAATTTACAATCGCGCAACAACATTTCGTACGCGTTACCGTTAACAATATGATAATGTTTCATGTACACCTCTTCGGGGTACCGTTCGTTGCGAACGTAATGTAAACCATCGTATGTACACAAAAACATGTGATACGTGGTGGTTTTAAAACGATTTAACCATTTGTAGTGACTTATTTCCAGCGGGTTTGCGTTGAGCGGTGGCGCTATATCGTCCACATTCAATTTTGCAGTTTCATTGAAAACAGCTACATTTTTGGTGTCACTCAAATCCATCGCCTGAGTTTCCATTTCTTCTTCCGACTCGTACTCTGAATCGTCGTTGGTAATCATCATACATTCGTCCCTTTCCTCTTCCTCCATATTAACGTACGTGGTGTCCCTGTAACAACAATGTTAAAAATAGGTAAAGCGAAATCGCTCGATGAAGTAGACATTTTGTTTCAAATACCGAACAGCTACAATTCGTGTGCGCAGTACGCATATAAAATTATACACGAAGAAGAAAATGGTGGTGTTGGTGTAAAAAAAAGAAAAACCAAAGTTGTTACTGGACTAGACCTCAACAAACCGATAGGTTGTGTGTTTAGTTTCAACCCACAAGAAACCGCTTTTGTATTGAGCATGTTTCGTGCTACGCAATTGTACCCAGACATTGTGGAGCGTGCAAAAGTAAACGTGGTTAAAGTTGTGACGCGTGAATGTAAAGAGTATTGGTATGTGTTGGGTGTGAAAAAGGGGTCAGAGTCGGCGGGGGCGTCAACGTACCAAAAGATGCGAGTAAAACATTTGGAATACAACAAGTTGACGTGTTACATGAGTGGAAATGTACCAGTGGATTTGTTGCGCGCATTTAACACTAAAATTAAAAATAAATATTACTTACATAGTTTTTTGATTACGTCACCGATAGTTGAAACCGAGAGCGGCACGGTTGAACTGGTTAAAGAAACAAACTCGACTGCATGATAATTATTATCGGGACCGCTTTTATACTCAATCTAACAGACGTTTTTTGGCCGTTTCGTAACACCCACCACTGTTGCTCTCAAATATTGACACACATTCGTTTTTATCTCCATCAAATTGTTCGTCGACATTACAGAAGAATTTTATACCTTCTGGACAGTGGTAATAAGAGTCACATGCGAATGGATCAGCGACATTGCCGTAATACCCGTTGATACACACACGGTCTTTTATGAATGTGTGCGTTTGTAAATTCTTAAATCCAATGTAAATTATTATTTTTATGACAATAAAGAGCACAAATAAAAAAGTGGAAAAATTTAACACGTCCATGAAATTTGATACTTGTGTGTTATGTACATGTAATCTTACATTATTTTTAATGTTGCGTGGTGTAAAAATAAAAAATATAATAATATACAAAATCATTTATTTAACATTACACATATTCTTCTTCGTTGTCGCTGGACCCGACTTTGTATTCTTCAAATTGATTCTTCTTCGTTGTCGCTGGACCCGACTTCGTATTCTTCAAATTGTGTCATAAATGTCTTAGCTTGTAAATTCAGCACACATGTGGGTATTACCAGATCATCTCCTTTATCCAACACAAGCTGGTGCTCTTCTGCGTTATTATCGTAATCGTTTGATACAAGTGGTAATTCATAGAAATATAGATCAAAATCTATATTATTTATTTTTAAATGTAAATCGCAAACCTCTTTAGGTTTTTTTGTCATAAATTCAAAATTGTTATACATAACATTTGGTCGATCTAACAATTTGTCAACAATGGTTATATCTTCTTCGGAATTATACTGGTACACGTCACAGTGTCTCGCATACCATCTTATCACTCTTCTTCCACATAATTTTTTAAGTACACGGAACCATTTAAATTTTTTAAATAACAAATCGTACAATCTATCGTGTGGGTCAGTGAACCACATAATATCTTTTTTTACATCGTCGGAAATTCTTTTCATCACATAATCGCTGGATTCTCGTTCGTTATACATCAGCAATTGTTTTAGGTGTGGAACTACACCAGAAGGAAAATACCATTCGAATAAATCTAAGTCATCTTCCAATATGTCGTGATAATACGCAAGATATTCCTCAATCATGTTTTGCTTCAAAAACATTCGCCTTGAATATTTATCGTGTCCAAACAGTTCCACGTACAACATGGGGTCGTCGGTTTTTCTGATAATAAGTTGTACAACTTCTATTGGTAAAGTAGGTAGTTTCTCTACCAATGGACCATTATTCACCACCAAGTAATCTTGTATGTTGTAAAATTTTATTTTTTATTTTTTTATTCTTGAACACCACTGGTGGTTTGCGGATTGGCCACGACATGGTTACTGTGTTTGTAATGTAAGATAACAATAATTCGGAGTTATATCCTATTTGTTATCTAATCTTGTATGGTTATCATAAATAAAAAATGATATTTGATATTTTTTTTGTTATCTGTTGACGTCACGTATCTTATCAAGTATTTTATACCGCCCGAGTAGTGGTTGCTGTGGTAACGACAGGTGTATTACGAATCGAATTGTTTCGCATGGTTGCGTTTAATGGGTTGAAAAATCTTGTAGCTTCGGGGTTTGCACCCGAACCCGAACTATCGCTACCACTACTCATGTTGAATAACAATACAAACAATATTACTATGACCAACACCACCAACACGGTCATTAGTAGATTGGGTTCTAGATTTACAATACGTCTGCTAACACCGACGTCGTTGGTAGCGTTTCCTCTAAATGTATCCATCTATTGTTTTCTTACAAATAAATTCAAAATAGTATTCAACACCCAATTGTGTTTGAGTTCAGCCAATTTACGAGAAGTTCTTATTAAATTATGTCTTACTATTAAATCATCGTCGATACGAACCAGTATGTAAATAGACACGTCGTTGGCATTAAAGAACGTCTCTTCTAAATAGTACGATCCACCAACGTGGTACAACACAGTGTCGTCTCTGATGTCAATTTTGTTTTTCACCAACGACACCAAATCCGTGTGAGGAGTGAATTCTAAAGTGATACGAGTCCCAAAAAACACATGCGTTGCAAGTATGACCACTCCTAAATTGGGTACAAAACCGGCGTTTAGAGTGTGTTTGAATTGTATGATGTCTTTGGGCACAAACAAATGTTCCACTTGTTGAGGGGTGTTGTTGTGAGGTAATTCGTATTTGTCCACGTTAACCATCATTTTTCTGTAACTATTCGGCGCGTAACGATCTATAACAATACCGTTGACGAGGTCCAACACTGGACTTTTCGTGAATTTGTTTACCTTTTTGTACACCGATGTGTCGGAAATCCAATATTTTTGTAGTTCAATCAAAACTTCGGGTGGAAACTTACCATCAAAAATGTAGTCGCGTTGTACAAAATTTATATGGTTTATTTTGTTTGCTGCAAATTCATCTTCAAACATGTCAAACACCACATCGTAATTGTTGGTGGTGACGGTTTTGTCGGTGATCACATAACGCTCATTTTGTGTTCGTCTCAACGGTGTGCCTTTATAATAATTTTTCAGTTCACCCTTGAACGACACATTATTCAAGTCAATACGGTTTTCCACTAAAACTTTTGCCGTTTCCTCACCCAATATGTACAATCTGTACGCGCTATTGTTAACCGTGTACGGTTTACCGTTGCACACCTTCATTCCCAACCAGTCTAGATACGCTCTACCAAACACAACCCCCTCAGATCCATTGTACACACAATACTTTTCACCCACATGTGTTTGTGTTGTATTGAACGACGAATTATCGGACGATTGCAAAAGTTTTAAGAGGTATGACAACGCGTCACCCGGATTGGTAACAAACAAATTGGTAGCAAACACCACACTTCCTTTTTTCAAGTAAACACTGCCGTAGTCAAATTTGACAATTTCCAAATTGTAGTCGCGATCGCACACAAATTTAAATTGTGGCATTACATGTGTAAAAGTTTCCGCTTTCGCCTCGCCCACTATAAAATTTAAACCAATTTCGTTTAAATAATCAATGATTCTAGGTTGATTGGCTTCGTTGTCGATGTACGCATCGATTTCGGGGTATCTGGTGTCTAGGTCGAAATATAAATGTATGAATGCTAACGGAAGGTTTTCGTCGCCTGTGCCATTCATGATGTTACGTCACTCTACGCTTACTCAATCCAATGTCCACTATTTCAAATTAAATATTCGCAAAAAACGTGGGCTATATGTACAACGAATGAAACCGAATTTATTGTCAGAATTTTTAGTTTTTAACTTTTAATCAAAAACTCGGTTTCATTTATTGTTGCGTGTTACAATTTTAAAAACGATGTATCCTACAAACACAAACAAAACCAAACCGCCGACAATCAACAGTATGGTGACAATATTGTCAGACACGCTGGTTAAACTGTTGGAACTCGATGTAATGATACCTTCATCGCCTAACAACCAATCTAGACCCAAATCAGCCACCAAATCACCAAAATCATACGGTTCTATACACTGGATTGTTTGGTTGGGGTCGAGGAGACTGATGTCGACGTATTGTAACGATTCCGGATCAGCGGTGGTGTCAGAACCTCTGCACACACTCTTTTCCACCTCGATGTTGTAGTTGTTGCAGAAATTTCGCGCCGTTTCAAATGACATTAGCGGGTCAACGTTTGTGGGATCCAATGGGTCTAGAACACAAACAAAATCTTGGATATCGCTCAGCGGTAGACCGCATGTTCGATACTGCAACACACATCCTTGGATATTTGCAAAATTGTCAGCCCCATTGTTCCCCCTAAAGTACCAACTACCACCAGTGCGATTGAGAGCGTCCACAATGGAACCCACTAAATCGGCCACGTTGACAATTAAATACACACCGACGCCGACCAACGTTATAGCACCGGCGCCTCTCAAATAATCACCCAACCGAGGGTTCTGTGTTAACGCGTTTTCAACTCCGGTCCTGTCCCGCACCATCAACTCCGGATGAGCTTGTTTGATGTTGGTCTTGCGTGTTTGTAATCCGTGTATGGTTGCATCTGGGATGTTGTCAGCTCGACGCAAATTTGTCAAACCGTTTATTTGTGAATTGTTGACACCAGTGAACAATGACCGCATACCCACCACATCGTTGTTTCTCAGTACAGCGTTAACGTTTGAGTTGCTCACAAAAACTCCGTTGATGTTGTATCCTGGTATGACGTTACCATTGGACATGGACAACGTTGAAGGTGTGTTTAAATTGAAACCAGACGGTGTTTGATTGTTTATCAACAAATTGTGATCTATCAAAAAACTGTCTGTTGACGGATACACTTTGTTGGTGCGTCTCAATCGAGAAAAAAATGATGCCATACTATTTTACTTACTACCTAACTGAGTGGTTTGAGTATTTTTAAAATTGCATTAACGGTGGTGTTCAATGTGTTCACTGTGGTTGTTAAAGCACCCACTTGGTTGTCTATATTATTAATCTTTGTTGCAGCTGCGTTAACAGCACTAGTGTTACTCACCACATTTGTCGACAAAGTGTTGATTGTGCTAGTGTTGGTTGCCACTGTGTTACTCAAAGAAGTGACAGAGTTGGTGACAGAAGTAACACTGTTGGACAACGAAGTCACCGCTGTCGTGTTTGAAGTGATTGTGTTGGACAAAGAAGTGACGGTTGATGTGTTTGTGTTAATGTTCGACGTGACGGTTTGTAATTGGCTTGTTTGCGCATTAACGTTGTTGAGTATAGTTTGGTTCTGCGATGATACACTGTCCATCGATGTTGACACCTTGTCGCATTTGGACGACACATCGTTGATGTCTTGTCTAATTATCAAAAATATGTTTGGTTGATCGCTCATTGTAAATGTATGACTTATTCAAACGGATTCACAGTGACGTATCGTTTGATAACAGTGACATCTTTCTGTATGTTTTCAAGTAGTGTTGCACAACTTTCTGGTACACCATTAGTACCACTGTCGCGGTTATTTATAACATTATCAATGATACAAAAAATGTACCAATAACAAGTGTAATGTACATTGTTGAATTCAAACAACAACACCGCTCCGACTCGCGACACAAACAATTTGTTTGGTGGAAAGGAGGCTTTGCCCATTAAATCTATATAGGTACGACACTCTAACAAAACGTCGTTGTGTGTTGGTTTCTTGAGTTGGTAGAATTTTTTTATTTCACTAAGACCCATGTACACCGAATCCACGGTTTCAATAACCGGCACACGAACATCCTCTAAGGTGATATAAAACATTATTATTCTTAATGTGTCGTGTATAAAAGTCGCGTTGATTCCAAACGATCACACAGTCAACGTGTCAAGATGAACCGATCCACATCAGTTACCAGTCAACTGGACGATTTGCAGCGAGTTCGTAAAGAGTACCAAAGAAAAGTGTTTCACAAACAACAAATGGCAAAAATGGAAAAGGATCCTAGTGATACCATTCGGCAAATGGAAGAATTACGAAAAGTGTATTTGACTCGAATTGTGGATCGATTGTAATTATTTTAATAAAGGATCGATTGTAATCATTTTAATAAAGTTTTACTTAACTTGCTCTCTTTCCACCAATATGTTGTATATTCTGTTGATTTTTGTGTTCACCTCGTCCAATAACGGATACGCTCTTGTGTCGTACACAGCCTCATTAATAAAAATATTTCCCAAGTTGTGTAACATTTGGCTCAATTCAAATTTGGGTTGGTTGTAACACAACGTGCTGTCTGTTGATTGGAAGAAATCAATCGGTGTATTGTTGTAGTACGATGTATGAGGGGGATATGCTGGGGGTGGTACGGGCACACACTCAATGTTTTGCGCGCGTCCAATAAGAATACGCACACCCAAACTGGTGATGAATTGTTTCTCGCTGTTTACGCACGGTTCCAATTGTTTCCATAGCGCTTTTTGTGACAAAGGAATGTTTTTAATGGCTGTGCACAAATTTTGATTGAGTATGGATACAATTTCGTCGACACCAAACCACGCTACTACATCCAACACTAAACATGTTACATCTGTTCCTTCAAAAGGTTTAATAAAAGCTTTGGATTCTGCCGGAATGGAGGCCATTTAATATTATGTTTTATCTTATAAAGTGTGGTGATGAGGAAAAAACATGCTGTAGGTTAATGTAAACAAGTTTATTCAAAAAACAGGCATAATTTAAGATAAGATAATTTACATACATAATGTCCAGGCTGATATTTTCGACTCGTGTTGACGGTACCGATGTACCCGTATTTTTTAGCGGAGTCCAAGGAGACAAACCTTATGTGGGTGTCAGCGAATTGTTAGGAATTTTGGGTCACAGTAAAACACATTCGGATGAATTTCCTCGCAGCGAAACAAAACTATGGCAGGATTTGGCACCAAACGACACCACGTATCCTCCTAACAAATTGTTTACAACCGAAGTGGGTTTTGCGGTGTACTTTGGTAAAACTAAATTGACAAATTGGGCGTCGTTCAAACGCATGTTCGACACAATCAACAGTTACATTGCAGACCCAACCTCGTGTAGCGCCACCAACCCATTGTGTATGATTCCACCTGGACATAGTTCCGGTTCATGCACAAATCCAAACCCGGGACGACCGAACGGTGGTTGTGATTTGTTATCACAAATATACCAAGGAGTGCAAAACAACTCACAATTACTACAAACAATTTTAGCTGACGTGCGCCAAATTCTCAACAACGGTGGTGGTAGTGGTACTGTGGATCTTACACCGGTGTTAGATGCTATCGCACTTCTCAACACCTCTGTAGCAGACATACAAAACTCATTGACATCGTTGAATCAAGATGTAAGCTCGCTACAAAACGATTTGGACACTAGGTTGACACAATTAGACAACACTGTGACCGCATTGACTTCTGCTTTGCAAACTCTTCAAACCGACGTGTCTGCTATTAGTGCAGATCTACCCAACATTGAAACGGCTCTCGCCAACATTATTGCAACTCTTAACGCTTTTGTGAGTGGCGCATTAGCGCAATGGGGTAACGATGTGTGGGACACCACTACTTACCCTGTACCAACTATAACTAACCCATTTCCACAGGTAAGCGTTACACGTAGTAACAACAATCTACCGCAAGATGTGGTGAGCACTCTGAACAATTTACAAGTAGAAGTTAAAAGATTAAACGATTACACAGAGGATTTTGAAAAATTGTTGAAAAATGTCGACGTTAAAGTCACCAATAAATAAGTGAATAATCAAATATATATATATACATATAGACATGTCTGAAAATCAATGTGTTTTTACCAAAATGTTTGATGGTGTGGAGGTGCCTCTATTATTCACCGACATGACTCTGTGGGTTGGTGCTGATGAAACTTTGCGCATCTTAAAACTGTCCAATCACACTCTCAACTCATTACCCTCGTCTGAAAAAAGCACCCTCGATCAGTTGATCGGGTGTAGTAATGGTAGCAACACTCGACATAGTAAACTATTTTTAACCTCGTTGGGAGTGGGTCTTTTGTGTAGTCGTTTAATAAATCGCGGATGTGTTTTACCCAATGATAATTCGTTGTCGCACAACACACAGTTACCGGAACGTGTCAATGCGTTTGCAAACATATTTTTAACAGATGTGGTGTGTGAAATAAAAACAAATTGTTTGTTGTGTAGTGTTAGTAAAATTGAGGATTTAGTATTAAATCTGGTAAATGAACCTGTTGTAGTGTAGTATCAAATAAAATATAAAAGTATTATTAACAAAACACAATTTATTGATATAAAATTAATACTGTAATACAATTTACAAAATAATAAAGGTATACAATCAATCGTCACACAAATTAACAACATGTTGATTGACGTTCACACTAACATCAGTTGACTGTAGTGATTCAATAAATCTAGACTCATAATTTAACATCGCAGACACCTCCTTTACGCTCTCCACAAATTCAATTAACTTAGGCTCAACATCAACACGATTACACACGTCGTACACATCAAATACACGTAACACAACATAAACATCGTACAATGTGTATTGAAATTCGTTATTTTTAACTTCATTACAGAATTGATACAACTGATTGGTGTCGTATGCGGGGTTTACGGCCAAAAAATTTTCAAGTTTTAATCGGGTCGCGATAGATATAGACCGCACACGAGACAAACGTTCTTTGTTGATTCTCATGCGATCAGCAAGTAATTTGACTTCGGATGATGGTGGTGGATCGATGGACACAACATCTATAGATTCATCATTTGATACGACATCATCATCTGAATTATCATCATAAACCTCATCATCTGAATTATCATCATAAACATCATCATCTGAATTTGAAATTACATCATCATCATCAGAATCATTATTGTCCGACTGCACCACCACATAACGAGGACTCATTTGTGAACGTTGTTTTAATTGTTGCAATTGACGTGTTGCAGGCAAATCATCAACGTATCGTCCGCGTTTTGCAGGTTCAATGGTTAGAGTTGGAGAGGCGACACGTTTTGTAGATGTTGGAGCAACAATGTTTGATGTTGTAGGTATACTAGCAATAGATGGTAAAGGTACTTGATTGGCCGTTCGAAAAGGACATAGAAGAGCATGAGGTGTGCGTAGTCCAGGTGCATCAATCACGATACACGAGTGGTTGATAAAGTTGAGGGTGGTTAAATTGTTAAATCGCACCAACAAACAAATTAACTCACGGCTTAACATTTTCGTGTTGGGCAACACGTATTTCTTTACCACAGGAGCCACATTCCATACACTGTTGTGTCTCACATAAAACTTGTTCACCGTAACCAAACCACATACGTAACACGTGTTGGTCTTGAGTATACATTCTCTGCAATAGTAGTGCCCACAATCCATCATAGCCAACGGATCCGTGTGCCAAGGTATACGCAATCGATATGTTGTTTCGCAGGCAAGGCAATGTCTATTCTCATAGTAATCCATGGTTCTACAACAACACAAAAAAAACACGTTTTAACGATAGTTATCTAATGAGTTTGTAATGATATACTAACGAGATTATAATGTCATAGCAAAACTAAACGAGGTTTTAATGTCATAGCAAAAACTAAACAAGGTTTTAATGTCATAGCAAAACTAAACGAGGTTTTAATGTCATAGCAAAAACTAAACAAGGTTTTAATGTCATAGCAAAACTAAAAAAACTCACCAAACACGTTGAAAAAACGTTGTTGTTACTGCTATGTGCGACACTTAATGAATACGAGTTTTTGATAACAAGGTTTATATAGTGTCGTTATCTTGCATTGATAACACTGAGTTTATCTTGCATTGATAACACTGAGTTTTATCTTGTATTGAGTTTATCTTATCACCTTGTTATGTTGACCTCATTATTATCTTGACTCTATGATCTCAGATAACATATTTTAATTATGCTAATCTTTGTTTTTCAATTGATAACCTTATCGCCTTGATAATATTTATTGTTTTAATAACCTTATCAGCCTGATAATTATTATCTCTCGAAAACATCCTGGTGCGTATGTGAGTAGAGTCACGTACGCAGTTGAAGGTCTCATTAAAGACTAACATTATTCTAATTGAAAAAAACTCGTTTAAACGTACACGTTTATATAGTTTGGATGCGGTGCACACTTTGTTAGTTAAAAAGGACGCGATTTGAATGTTTAACGCAAAAGGCGGTCACCTTGAAAACAGTCGTTTTTTTCGGCTCGAAAATAACTCGATGACGATACCCTATGATCTTTAGCCATTGTAATTTATGGGACACAAGCCGTGTCGCATAAAAACAAAGCTGTATCGCATAAATAATAAAGTAGTTAACATTTGGTCACCAGATTATACTTGTAGATATGATGTAAAAAACAAGATAACACCGACAGTGTTTTATCGCGCACGCACACCACCAACGCTAATATATAAACGTGTAACGAATTCGCGCTCATTAGTCTGCATTGAACCTTCGCATCATGACTACCTACATTGCAAACCTCAAAGGGTTGTCCATGCTCATCATGAAGACGGACTACGACTGTCCGCCGTCTGAATTGGGCACCCCTTTGCACTTCTTGTGTAAAGTGGCCAACGCCTACAAGGCTGTGGTCAACGACGAGTTGGGAGAAGCTGTCAGAAGACTTCGAGATGTTCTTCAGGGTCTGGAGACCAAATTACACTCTGCTGCCAGTAAGTCTGCTCCGCACACCAAGTTTGATTCGGGATTCGAGCAGATGTGGAACGATGAGAAAATACAATACGCCAAGAAGATTACCGGCACCAAACGCAACACCATAGCTGCTGGAGAAGAATTTACCCGTCGCTGGAGTTACAACTACACTCGATTGGATATACTACCGCAGCAATCTATGTGTTCACCTATGCCGTCTCCATCGGCTACACCCACCTATGAACCTAGTACGTGCTACGAGAACGTTACATTCGGAGGTATGACTCCACAACACGCTCCTAGAGAACCATCACCCTTCAATTACGAGCAAATGCCAATGACTCCGTGTTTTCCTGTTTCTACGGCTGTTGACGAATCAACCATACCCCTGGGTAAAATTGATTCTCGCACTAAACGATTGCGCACTCCATCTCCGAGTCGCGATGATTCAGAGGATGTGCCTAACAAAAAACGCAGGACTGATGATGAATCGTCGGACATCGACGACAAGGCTAGTGATAACGAATCTTGTGATGAAGAAGAAGAAGAGGAAGAGGAGGAAGAAGTTGTCGTCGAAAAACCCATCGACAAGAAAAGAATGGTTGTGTCTGAATCTGAAGATGAGGAAGAAGATGAATTTGAAAAACCGAAACCCAAAAAACTTGTCCAAAGAACATTTAGTCGCTCCTCACCTGCAGGTAAACTACCGTCTAGATCTAAACTTAAAGCTATTGTATTGTTGAGGTTAAATAATATGTACACATGTAAATACGGTGGTATTGCGTACTTGCGTAACAAAATCAAAAATTGTGGCATGAAAGTTGTTTCGTGTTTGGTGGAAAATGATTGTGACCACGATACACCCAATATGAAACAACTTTGGGAGTCCACACGGGATTATATTGTTCGCGAGAGTCGAAGTGTGTCGCAAAAGAACTTGCGCACATTAGTATGTAAAGATGTGACCGAAAAAGGTGTCATCAAAAGTTTATTCGCGAAAAAAGTATGCAAAGCCGGTTTTATTGTAAGTAGTTTGTAATATTTATTGTATAATGTGTTTCGTTTACAATGTACATGCACTTCGTTGTTACCGTGTAGCACACAATTTGTTAGGGCATAACGTTGCGGGTGTGCTAACCATATAACACACCTGTGATGTTGTGAAATGTGCAAACTTAACGATATGTTTTGTTTGTATAGAGTTAGGAATATGCGCGCATAATAGGTTTCGATATTGTGTGTGAATACGGTTTACAATTGAAGTGCAAACGTACATGAAACAACCAAACACATGTAATTGTTTATAACTATTGTGAATACCAAATCTGTAAATATAATTGTGTGTGATATATAAATGTGTGATATGTAAATATATTTTTTTAAACTTTACATATACAAGTTTTTATTTCGTCACCATTTTTACAAATACATTACATCCAAACTTTACACGCTCAATTCAAGTAATTCAGTAAATAAATAGTCGTAAACACTACGACATCGTTCAAGTTTATTGCAATGTGTTCAATAATCACAGTGTTAACCACACTCCTAATAACACATACACAATTTGTGTACACTCAAGAAAACAACATTTTAGTAACACCCATCAACACTACAGGTTTCTATTATGAGTTCTATAGCAACTTGGGTTTTGTAGTTAACACATGGAGTTTTATTTTAAACGTTAAATACAATTTACTACTGGACCGAGTTACACTGCTGAAAAATATGTCCGACTCCATACATTTGTCCATATCGAAAAATAACTACACGGTCAATTGTTCTACGAGTTTGCAGAACAACGCTTTGCAGAAAATTGAGTTTATCATAAACACCAAAATACCTAATTTGTTTGACACCTACAACAGTATAGAGTATTTGTTGGCGCACAAAAGGTTAGCTAAAAAAAACCGTGTCAAACGTAATTTGTTTGGGGGTGCTTTTAACTTTGTAGGGCGTATCGACAAGTACCTGTTCGGTGTAATGGATGATAACGATGCCGCTCTTTTGTACGAACTGGCCAATCATACAAACAACACAGATTTTCACATTAAAACATTGACCAAAGAAACCATTAGGTTATCGGACAGTGTACAAAGTTTGGAAAACAATATACACACTCTGTATCATTGTAATCAGGTGGATTATGTAATTTCGTCACTGGAAAACAATTTGGACGAAATAGAAGGTGTGTACAACAAAATCATAACGGGAATTCAAACCACTTTGTACAGCGGAAAACTATCTTCTTTGATAGTTAAACCACATGTGATACTGGACGAAATGAAAAATGTGGATTCCAACGCTTGGGATAAAGAAACAGAATGGGTAGTTCAACCCAATCACGAACAAATGCACACTGTAATGCGGCTGATTCAATGCAACGTGTTCATTAATCCCGAAAACGAATTAATGTTTGTGATTCAAGTGCCTCGCATGGACAAAACTAAATTTCTACTATACAAACCGGTGTCTATACCTAGCTGTGAACATGGTACATGTAAATTTTTAGTACCACAAAGTAGGTACATAGGTTTTGAGAACCACAACAACGCCAAACATTATGTGCGCTTGGACGACACCAACACATGTTCCAATTTCGACAATTTAACTTTGTGCTACAACTCTATGACCAGTAAAAAAATTGAGTATTCGTTTAATTGTGATGTGCGCTTGTTCAAAGGATTGGATTATAAAAAGTGTGCGGTGCACGCGTCCCAGTTTCAAAACGAAATTTTCTACAGTTTGAACAATGTGAATAGATGGTTGTACATGGTGCACGAAAAACCAGTTGTAGCACACATCAATTGTAGATCAGCGGGATTCAACGACAAAATCACTTTATTCGGTACGGGTGTGTTGACATTATTGAATTACTGCAAAGTGAGAACATCAAGAACGGTGTTAATGAGCAAACACATAAACAACTACGAAACGGAGAAATTCACCTCGGTACAATTCAATTTTACACAATTCGTGTTACCGTTTAATTACACCGCTACCATCAGCAATTATATAGTTAAAAGTTTGGATTATTCAGTGTTGAGTAGTGTGTCGCACAATTTAAAAAAACTTTTAACGCAAGAGGAAGCCGACAAACTTGTAAATGTGATGTCACCCGACGACAATTCCAATGCCAACTGGTATTCAAATTTATTCGGCAATTGGTGGTGGGAAATAAAATTTATCTGTTACATCGTTTGCATACTAATGGTTGCTCTACTCGTTATAAAAACAAAACACATGTGTTGCCGACCAGACGACCGAGTAGTGCCCTTGAAAATGTTTTATCATTAATTATCTTGACCTTGACATTTGCTTTATCTGTGTGACAAGAATAATTATCTTATCTCGGAGTATAAATGCGCGCGCAGCCACGAATTCGGATTCAGTTTTATATTAGTTACATCAAAGTAAACATGTCTGATATGGAAGTTGTGTGTGCTGCATTGAAAACTATTCACGACGAAACAATAGAAGCGGTGCAACACATTTTGCCACCCTCAACAGAAGACGATGATGATTTAATGATTGACTTTTATGGTACAAATGTTGTGGACAACGTAGTGGAAGCAAACAAAACAGAGTGTTACATAAATGATGAATTGGAACGTATATTGACAGAAGCATCTGAAGCTGTTAGTAACGAAGCGACAAAAACCGATGAGTCGTATACTGTTGTTACTAAACCCATAACAAGCGCCAATAATGTGTTTGACTACAACACCCTGCATCCCCAAACTCGTCATGACATTGATCAATGTTTTCAAGTTATCACTGAACAAAAGGACAACATACAACAGATCACAGAAACGTTGAATAGCAAAATAAAAGTTATTGAAAAAAAAAATACACGAGAACAACGGTTAAACGAAGTGTTGGAAACTATGAAACAACAAAAAGAACAATTGGTCGAGGAGTTGAAGGAGTTTAAAGAGAAAACAACACCAACAACTTGCGAACAGTACGTGCAAACAGAACAAATTGATGACGATGGTAAGGAAGAGGTGGACGATGATACAGTCGAAGAACGTTGTTGTGACCACATGGACGTGCAACAAAAATACGAAAAACTGTTGGAGCAGTGCAAATTGTTGAAGCAAAAAAATAAAGAGTTGGCGATCGTAAGCGATAATAATAGACTGAAGAGACACGCTGTGGAACAAACGCTAACGGACGGATTAAAAAAATTTAAAAATAGTGTTCTTGAGTCGTTCGACGAAATGGAAACCAGACAAAAAGTGATTAACGATCAGAAAAACACCATTCAAGAACAGAAAAAATTAATCGCCGAATTGCAGCGACAGAACACTGTGCTGTACAATTCGTATAAACAATCCAAAGAATGCGTCAACAGCGTAAACGATAAATTCAAGCAGAGCCAAAATGTGGTGAATTTCTACAAGAACAAATATGCCGACATCAGACAAAAGTACGACCAACTTACCAAAAAATAAATTAACATATGTGTGTGTGTGTACTAATACTAATAAAATAACAACAATGTAACAAAATGTTTTATTTCCAATTAATCATAACCTCTAACAACCCTACGGTGCCCACTAATAACTTGTTAAAATGTAACATTATGTGTAACTTGTTAACATCATTACACTCATTCATGTACACAAATTGTTGTTTTACGTTTTCGTTTAAAGTGGTCACAAGATTTTTGTCACAACTAATAAATCCGAGTTTATTCGCTTGTAGAGTAGCCAAAGATTTTGAGTCGTTTACATCGTTTTCATTATTTGTGTTGTTTTGCTCGTACATAACACAAATGATTCTCCATCGAAACAACCAGTATTTTCTGATAGTATCAAACGATTTGTATGCATTCCAATAATCCTCAATGTCGTACAAATGCAGTAAACGTAAATTGTTAAGGAACACTGATAAATGTTTGGGTAAATGGTGGTACAAAAACTGATACAACACAGTAACGTAATAATCATCGGTGCTGTTCAAGTTTAACAATTGGGTACTAGTACAAAAATGTAAATTTTTGTCAGCCAAACTAATCTCTTGTTCGATAACCTCTAAACTATCGTTCAAAGTATAACTTGTCACATTTTCCTCGTATTTGTTCACAGGTAAATCGTCGGGTATAACGAAACCTTTGGATTTTAGACACGTTACGTCCAACCATAACTGTAGAGTATCCCGCGACAGGAGCACACACCATTCGAATTCACATAAATCGTCGTATACACACTCAAAATAATACATTTTCTCCTTACTTAAATGAGTATAAGAATTTCGACCAATGCATCGGGTGTGGTTTGTATTGATTTTATGTTTTGTGTTTTTCGTCAGCGTTGTAACACGACGTTGGTTTAACCAGGAGTATGAAACTAAAAAAAACGTTCGCATTGCATTCGAAAAACGAAACATATTGGATTGCGACAGTGTCAATGTACCGTGTGTAGCGGACGATCAATGTGTCGACAATTGTCAAGGGGGGTTAATGATGACTTGTAATTCTAGTGGTTTTTGTAGTAGGGAATTAAAATTGACCACCAACAATTTGGAAGATTGCGACGCCAATCGTGGTATGATCACCATAATAAATGCTGTTGGTGGATTTGTGGTTGAAAGCGCTTGTGTCAGTTTGTATCGTGACGTCATAGATGATAATGGAGAGATGAGAGAGTACGTGTGCAACGGGGGTACAATGGATTTGAGGTTGGAGGAGCGTCCATTTGATGTGTCTGACTGTGATTGTCCTTCTAATCATACAAGATTCACTTTTACATCTGGTGCGTTCACTCGACCAACACCTGTGTGCGTGCCCAACAATTTGTCCTCTTTGTACCAACGAGTATACACATAGTATGTAATAAGTCTTTTAAACATGCACGAAGACATAATGGTGGTGTTAAAAAACTACACGAGAAAATACAACACGTTAGACGATTCGTTACACGAGTTACAACAACAATACGACAAAACACAATACGAATTGAGATGTATTAAAAATATTTTATTAGAAGTGTGTTCGGTGGTCGCGCCAGACAAACAACACGTGGTACAACAAATGTTGGACAAACACGATTCTCGTTACAAAACACAGTACAAACTGAACAGTTCACCTTTAGCTTCCATTAGATTCGACTATCAATTAAAACCAGAGTTGGGCACTAACTATTTGTGGGATGTGATATGAAATGAAACACAAAATACAATATAAAATTTGTTTATTGGTTAAAATACGCGTGGTACACCTCTCCTTCACATTTATGCATCCATCGCATTGCTTTAATAAACGCCTCATAAGTGTACACGTCTTGCGAGTAGTGTGTTATGAATCCATGTTTCTGCGACATTGATACACGGTCGTTAAACAAACCTACGGTACGCGTAGTTTGTTCGTCGTCGTAACACACCGCCGAACAAACGTTTTGATCGTACTTGGCCATGATAACGTGCAATTTACTCAACACATAGTTTATATAGTTTGGGTCGGTCGAGGTGAACTTGAAAAATGTAATCAAACCACCGCTGCTCTCCATGATTAACAATCAAGTGATCGAGTACACTTGAGAGGATTGAATCTTGAAGTGGGAGGGGGTAATTTTGGTGGTGGGAGAAGTAACCTTAGCCGACACATTGATTATTATTGTTAATGGTTGTCGAGTCATTGTACTGATAACACTTAAAATGGAAACATTTCATCCTCGTATTCCTATTGATGCAACCAAAACATACAAAGTGGACAAGTTTTTGATGAAATTCCAAAGTATTGGTGGTGAACACACGTTCTTACCAGGTGGTCGATATTTTGTAATGTTAGGGAAACAATTAAAACTACTGGTAGAACAATCAATGTCGTTTGAGGACGACGAAACTACAGAGTGTGCGATTAGTAACAAAAAAAGAATGTGTGTTTTTTGTTCGGTATTGAACAGTCGCGACACCATCATAGCACACTACAAACGAGTACTGTTCAATTATCACAGCAAACCAACTAAAAGTTTGGAAGCATTCAATAATTTGTGCATCAAAGTGCGTAACAAACGCTACAACAACAGGTTGACGTTTAATTATTTCGTGGTGAAGCGATTGCAATGTATTCAGTGTCAAAATAAATGTGTGTACGAAGCTCTGAGAAAATTTTATAACATGGAATCCAAATGTGTCAATCAAGTAGACCGATTGATTGCGCAAGAACATGAACGCGGTGTTTGAAAGAAAAAACAGCTTCATGAAACTAGTCAAACAAATGTCATCCGAAGATCTTGTGCATTTGAAACCTCATGTTGCCGAAATTCATAAACTAATCGATTTGTACTGTTTGACCCACAACGAAACCTATTTAAAATTGTTAGAAGCCCTTTTACGAAAGTGCAACACGGCGATGACATACAGGTTGATTGAAGACAACAATAAAAAATTCAATTCATTGTTCAATTTGTATTGTATTTCGGAAATATATAATTATTAACACAGCACACACATGGTTTAATTTCAGACTTTTGTAAATTTAGCGCATACATTACTACGTTGTGTCGTAGCACCGCTTGTTGGTGTGCGTTACACGTGCACTTTAGTCGTTGTAGTATATCACTCTTCCATTGTTCGAAAAAGATCACATCCTGCGCGTCGCATGTTTCTCGCTTCATTAATTTTGCATACATATCGACGTACAACGTTTCCGGTGTATCATTCATTTCGTGCACTATATCCAAAATGCGAGTGGAACTTGGTGCTTTACCGTGTTTCAAATAATACTCCACATACACATAATTAAACATTAGTTGTAGTAGATTTTTGTTGGTACGCAGTATAGCGTATTTCATCATAGTGGTGGTTATGGCGCACATGGATAAATGTGTCAATTGTTTTATGAACTCGTACAATGGTGTGTTGACGGTGTCGTCCTCTTCATTTTTTACATCATGTTCTTTAACAAACACACCCAACTCAGGATTTTTACCAGTCACTATACCGATCATACCAACGTACAAATCTATGTACACAACGTCACACAATTGATGCGACGTCTCCGTTTTTATCACGTTACACAACTCGACACGTTTATGTGTGTTTTTCAAAATTTGCTTGTCTTGTATGTACAATTCAAACTGTTCCCTGCTACATTTGGTGTACACTTTAAAATCAAAATCGCTAGACTCAACGGCGTACCCTTTTGCTCTGCTACCGGTGTCAATTACTATGTAAACCATCGTTCACCACTCTATTAATCTCCGTTTGTATCAATTCACGTAACACGTTCACGTTGTAAATTTTAATTCCAATTAAATTTATTACGGCGACAGAATCACACAACACATTCCACACACAGTCGAATCTGTCGATGTTCATTACAACAACTAAACGCGGAAACCGTCTTAAATGTTTTTTAACTACTCTTTTCTCACCCCTCCACAAAAAACACGCACCGCTCTCCGAATCTATACATACACACAAGTAATGTTTGAGGATAGGAATTGATGTAGAGGTATGGGGTCGACACATAAAACACGTTATTTGATAATTAATCATATATATCCTTTATTTGTCCGTCAACAAATCTCCGTTACAAATTATCTCGTCCAAAGAGTCGTTACAAGTTACTATATGCGCTTTCAAATCCTTCACCTTCTTTTTCAAACTTTTATTTTTTTTTCTTTGCATCAACAACTCCTTCTTAGTTTCAATGAACAATTTTGTTTGTTCTATCAATTCGGTTTTCATTGCGTTGAAGTCCCGTTTCACCTTTGTAAACATTTGCATTTCGTTGTCCAATTTACGCAACTGTTCGGCCAACGTTGTGATCACCTCATTTTGTTGTTTGTCTATTAAACACCAATTACTGCGTTCGGCACTCCATTCGTTTGTTAGTTGAATTTTTTCGTAATTTTTAGTCTCCAAATCACGTTTCAACGCCTCTATGGCCAATTTATGAATTTCTAAATCTTTTCCGAGATCACGCACACCGTTTTCCAAGTGCGATGACATGGTTGTAAATGGTGATTGTAATATTAACACAACCAGTTATAAAGGTGGAAAGCGTACTCAACATCCGTACATCAAATGTATAGGTTCATCGTTTGCTACGTACACGTTGCCCACATTATCGTTCTTATCAAACACATTCAACATCCACTTTCCTTTACCCACTCCCACGCTTATCACATCTGGTGATATTATTATCCAATCGACTTGTTCGAATCCCAAAAATTTGTCACTCACTCTACCCACATATTGGTCAGTTACCACGTGATACAAATATTTTCCGTCTACCACTCCGTACAACACGTTTTCCTCTTGAAATATTATCGTGTATTTAATGGTCAACGGTGTAACTTGTACCAGTGTTGATGTGTTGTAAGTGTACCACAAATAGTGATCGATAATGTGTATAAATTCGTTTTGTGTGGTTACACTTACAACGCTACAAACATGAGGCCAATGTCCGTTGTGAATGTCGCGATTTTCTATCAAAGTGTTGAAATTAAAATCACGAAACCGCCAATATGTGGTGGAGTTAAACAAATAGTATTCACCGCGTATTTCACTTACAACGTTAAAATGTGTTGCGCACAATTCGTCGACTCCGTTGGAAAAATTGTTATACACCCACGGTGGAATGATTATTGTTGGTGGTTTGTGTGTAGATGTAGTGGTAGTAGTTGGTGGTGTAACGTACCGTTTGTTGTGGACATACAACTGATCAAGACCGTGTAAATCATCTGCGTGTAACATTGTGTAGTGTCCCTGATACAACGGGTACATAATAGCTCCTCTCACGGTGCTATGAAACAATCCTAACGCGTGACCAATCTCATGAATTAAAGTGGGCAAATAACTTATACCCTCATCTAGAGAAATGTTTGCTTTAAAATCGTTTTGTGTCTTCCAATCTTCTTCGGAATCAAAGTGCACTTCACCGTTGGGTGGAGGATAGGCGTGCGCCAACACACCACCGGGACCATCAAACGGATAGGAGTCGTTGTGATCGCCTTTGAAAAACTTAATTTTTATATTGGCCAACTGGTTATGTTCACCCACATACGTAAAATTAACAATAGGTATAGATGTGTCGTACGCAGTCGCTTGACTCCACACTGTTAACGCTTCATGTGTATCATTGATGATTGCACTACGATCCAAGTTCATCGGAATACCATCGCTAAATATACTGTATGTTATGTTGTTTTTGTTGGGCCAAAACACATTTTGATCCACATAATACCTTTTGACACGATTGTTACCTTTAATGAGTCCGAGTTTTTTCTCAATAAAATTATTTTTCAACCAAATCTGATTCAACTCGTATTCATTAATGGTAACGTTCTTTGCAAAATTATTTTGCAACTCGTTGTTGTGAAGTGATTTTGCAAACATGTGTTTTGTGCACAACACACACATTATAAGAAAACATGAAATGTGCATACGTAACATTGGTAATGTTGGGTGATGATTATGTTAAAGGTGCTGTCGCTCTAGCCAAAAGTTTGAAGGAATCCAAAACCCAAAACGATATAGTGTGTTTGGTGACACCCGATGTGACGCAACTTAAGGATTTGATTTGTGTTTTTACAAAAGTTATTCAAGTATCTTATTTGTATTTCGATTGTGGCAAAATGTCTACTAAACGACAACAAGAATTGTATATGAAGTGGATAAATTTTTCTTTTACAAAATGGCGTTGTTTTCAACTGACCATGTACGATAGGTGTGTGTACTTGGACGCGGATCAGATTGTAGTTCAAAATATAGACCATTTGTTCGTACACGAGTACGCAATGTGTTTCAATTACAATTACAACTCTTTATTCAAAGCGTTCAAAAATATGCACACTGTCACATACGAACTGCAAAAATTTGTGCTGGACTACAGCGACACACTCGCCTTTACCGGTACATTAGTTTTTACACCCGACACCAACGTGTTCACTACTATAACTAGTTTGTTAAACACCTCAAACGTGTTACTGACCACGCCTGTCAATAAATTTAATAATGGTTTCGACGAAATAGTGTTGGCGCAAACGTTTATCGTGTTAAAAATCAACGTAGTACAACTGTCGCCTATGTACGTTTGGAACGCTGGTGATTACAGAAGTTTGAATACGCACAACACTCAGCCATATGTTATTAATTTCTACGGTGACAAAAAACCCTGGTTTAATCCCACTTCTATCACATACATGGACGAATACATTTGGTGGTATTTTTTCTTGTTACACAATGATGTACGTCGCGACATTTCAACCTACAAATAAAATATTCATTAAGTTCAACATGACAGTATATTATTACACACTGCTTATTGCACTACTGTTAATAATGTTTTTAATCAACATGAATCCTAAAACAAACAACGATGACAACACGAATATATGTCCAGACTCATATGTTGGTTTTTTACCTGATCCATACCTTTGCAACAAATTTCATTTTTGTTTTGATTCACAACACGTAGAAATGTTTTGTCCTGAAGGAGCGTATTTCGATGTTGAGACGTTATCATGCGCGTACAGTGACGACGTAATTTGTTGATTTTAAGATATGTGGTCGTTATTGTTGATCGTTGTCGTTGTTTTAGTGGCGCTCTTGTACACACCATTAATCAATACACACACACAGTTAAAAGTTGAAGCGGACGAACGCAATATGTTGTTGAACGATGACGAGTTCAAACACACCATACAAAATAGACATTACACACCTCTACACGTTTTACCAACAGTGCGTTGGCACAGCAATTTCAACACGTTAAACAATACCACAAGTTGTTTTTCAGTGCCAACACTTGTCACTGCTACCAACACCGGTACATTTGATTGTGGAGCTGTGTGTAACGACAACAGAGCGGTGTACTTTTTCGTCAACCCCAACGACAACTATATTGTGAATGGGGTGCGATTGATGAGCGGTGGTTACTGTACTATGAACAGTGTACCTCGCAACTGTAACCATGAAACGTCGCTAATCTTTTACAGTGTCAACCAATGGACTTGTATTGCAGAAGATCCTCGATATTTTGCCGGCGAAGGTAATCTTGTTCAAATAGCCGGTAGACAACACAGCGAATCTATCCTAAGCGAGGAAATGGACAAAATTGTTTTATGGGATAATCAGTTGAATAGACAAGTGAACCCGGTTATGAACACGTTTAGATACAGTTGGGATGAGAGAATGAGCGACAACCGTCGAAGATTCGAAATAAAATGCGACGCGCTCGACATTCGTCACAATTTGATGTTTAACAACCCTCTCAATCCGATAGAATGTTTACCAAACGTTTGCACTCCTGTTCAATGGGTGCACCGCAATGTTAAACCCATTTACGAAACTGGTGTTTGTGACTGTGGTGATTTTAACGTCACCAGGGTGCAACACATAAACGACAACGATCCGTCCAGTTTGTGTGCGGCAATTGTTAACAGGTTGAATGTTACCAACAAACAGTATTCGTTCAGAGTAGAATGTTTGTCATTGGACACTCCCATCACATTGTTTTCAAAGGATAAATTGTTGTGTCCTCCGGAAATTTTCAACCAAAACACAGATTTTGCGTTCACGTTCACCTTAAACGGTGTTGTACCGTTAAGCGGCAACGGTATTAACGAACCCACTACTCAATTGTGGAATGATACTAGAAGTAGGGTGGATTGGAATGATACAAGATAAGAAAACATGGTCAAGAACAAGCGAGTTTCTTTTAACCCCAATACACGTACATACATCATGTGGGTGTGGTTGTATGCAGCCAAAAAAGCACGTTCAAATTACTGGGAACAATGTGCAGTAGATCGAGCGCGTTTTCATAGACGAATCAAAGAGGTAGGGTTGAAAATATCATGGGTTTTGAGCAACGAACACAGGTCGAAAATAAATAAGAATGAACAGGTCCGTTGCCAATTGGATGGTGGAAAAACACCGGTGCACCGAAAAAGAAAAACGACTTCGGAACTTGTTGGTGACTAATAGTGGTTTAAGAATTGAAGGAGGTCGATGGTTGGACAGTCGTTTTGATTTAGAGAGTTTAGACACTGAAGTGTTGCTAGTTAAAGTGTTGAAAACGTTAACAGAAGATCGCAACAAATTGATGAGTTTAAATGAGGTCGGACCTAACGCTATCGTCAATGAAGATAGCAACGAGTTTGGTTATAGTAAAAATGTGTCTGGTGAATTGAAACGTTTATTGATGAAACGGCCAAAATTCAGTAATATTGAATCGGTGCGAGAGTTTATTTCGCAAATGGCGCGCACAATTATCGCTTGCAATCCCAACGCTTCAATATTATCGCCAGACTTTGCTCTGCTCGCCAACAATTATGGTCTAGCACAAGAAACGACCGCGTTACAAACTCAAATGTACGAAATGCAAACGGAGAACGAAAGGTTGACACGCAATGTGGCGCAATTAACTCAAGACAACGAATCTCTAACGGAAGGATATCGAACGTTGCAATTAGCGTACCAAGATTTGTTGGATCGAGGCGAAGGAGGCACACGAGAAGTTGGCGAATTGAAAAACGAACTGCAAACAGTGCAAAATGAACGCGACAGCTTAAGATCTCGAATAGAGTCGTTGGTGACAAACCATGACAAGGATATGGATAAATTGCGGCGAAGTATGCAAAACGCGTGTGATAAAAAATTACAACAACTAACAAACGAATGCGATGCGAACATAACAGCCATACAGAAACAATATAGAAATTGCGATCCGGAAGTGTTAAAGAGAAGGTTTGAAGAAAAAGAAAATAGAATGTTGAGAATGATCGACAAATTGAGAGCGGAACAACAAATCTTGAAAGATAGGATAAAATATATAAATGATAAAAACAACACTGATAACAACAGCGATAAAACGTCGACGCGTGTGCAACAGTTACTCGATGAAAACGAAACGTTAAATATCAGACATAATAAATTGAATGAGGATTATAGCGAAGCAAATGTTAAGATCGATCAACTACTAACGACAAACGACTCTTTACGCGGACAATTAATTGCGGCTAATGTAACGATTAACGATTTGAGAACACAAGTCAACGAATTAAAGTTGGATGTTGGCAGGGTTACCGATGAACTTCAACAATGTTTACAGAGAGCGATGGAGTCTTCGAAAAGTGTGCAAGTGTTAAAATTTGAAAATGATGAATTACAAAACGAATTGAAAAATGAGTTGAAAATAAAATCAGAGACATACATAAAATCAGAACCACCACCACCACCACCACCACCACCACCACCTCCATCACAATCTGTGTCAATGGAAAATTATTGTTTTAATTTTGTGAATGAGATCGCTGTAAAGTTGGGAGTTTACGTTGAAACAGAAGATTACACCGTCACTGCTCGATCCGTGTTAGCCGATCTCACTACATTAGGTAGTATATTTGACATCGTTAGTCAATCACGGGTGTCGTACCCACGACCGTCGATACGCACAAGCAATTTAGAATTGTTACGAGCGTGGATGATACGAGTTGACGCCATTGTAAAAGAGTGTGAGGAAACAGAAAAGTTGTTCGAAGAGCAATTGATGGAATGCGAAAATAACATACAAAGAAATAAACAAGTTTTCATTGCGGACATAAAAAAATTAGAAGAAGATTTAACTCAAAAATTCGTCTATGAATTGCAACATATCACAGAAAACAATCGTTTGTATTCACACGTGTATAACGTTATATCGATTATTAACAACCTCACATCCAGACAACCCTTAACGTTAAACACACCCGATGTTATAAGTGATGTCGATGTAGAGACCGCAGAGCAACAACTCAGAATAATCGCCAACTACGGCCAATTTCTGAAAAATTTAATCGATTCACTCCGAAAATACATCAACACTGAAGATGACACGTTTACGATAATAACTTACAACCAACGAAAACAACAAAAATTCATAGACGACGTGGAACAAACTATGCTCAACATAAATTACGATTGGGATTACGAAAACGAACCATTGGTATTAGACAACGTCGACCCGTATGCATTAAACACCACAACTGTTGACGAAATTGTAGCTGCTTTGGAAGAACCTACTACATCGGAACGTACAATTACTTCTGAACCGGTAGTTATTCGTGAACTTGAGCAACAAAATATAGAATTCGAACAACCCGTAGTTATTCATGGATCTGTAATTATACCAACAGATGTACCAAAAACAGCAGTTATTACTGAACCAACAATTGTACCAAAAACAGCAGTTATTACTGAACCAACAATTGTACCAGAACCTATTGAACCAACTCAAAATATGTCTCAACCACAACCAATTGCAAGCACTTCCAAAACAACTAAAAAACGACGAGTTGCGCTAACCACGTTAACGACGACACCACCGAGAGTGTTACGAACAAAAATCAACAAACCATCTCTTGAATTCAAATCGTTCTCAGAAGTTATGAATAACTTAGCCAACCAAATGTTAAAAACTTATGTACCTCAAGGTCAAACGTCCACCGAACACGAACAAATCGACAAATTGGCAAAATTCGAAATAGATCAATATGTTAACGTGAACAAACGCGCTAAGGAGTATGAAATACTGAAAGAACAAACGGCTACCGCAACCTCTGGAAGTGTTGACGTAGAAGATGTAGCAGGTGAAGAACAAACAGAAGATGAGGAACCGAGATTGAGTGATTTGGAGTTTATTAATGACGAGGGTGTAGAAGAGACACGTGTATCCAAAAAAAGAAAACGCAGACCGAATGATAGTAGTGTTTCGGTAAAAATTAAAAAACGTAACAGGCGTGTTGTGTCGAGTGATACGGAGGGTGAGGAGGAAAACGACGAAAAATCAATTGTAAACACTGTTTAATCAAATATAAAATATGGTGTTACACTGCTAGTTTTAGTAGACGGTGATACATTGGTAATTTTTACAACAGGTTTTTTTAACACTAAAGGTACAACGGTTTTAGTTTTTTTTACTCCATCACTTTTACCAACCAAATTTACACAGTTAGTGTTCATATTGGTCATATCGGACACAGCTTCGTATAGTATCTTTGTTACGATTGATTTAGCGTAGGACACCATGTAATGATCGTCCGGCTTCGGGTTTTCCATTTCTTCTATACACTCGTAATAGTGTTTCAACATTTCCTTAGGCGAGGATTTCATATCAGGATTTATACCCTCCAAACGTTTTGCAGTGTTCACAAAAAAACCTTTGTAATTAGGAAACACATCTTGACATTTGTTCACAATTAGGTTGAGAGCAATTAGAAACGTTCCCCTGTTGAAATTTTTGTATTCCACACTTTCTTCCACGTATTTTGTTTGTAAAATCAATTTTTTAATATTTTCAAAATTGGCCATGGTCGGCGACTCACTGTATTCTTTATGAGCTTTTTTTATTATCGCCAACTCTTTGTCCGGCAACATGTTAGCACTCTCTATAAGCGTTCTACATTTGTCCGCTATCAATTGTTTTGCAAACTCTTTCGCGTCGACCATTGACTCCATACTTATTCAATGTCTATAAGTGTCGTCGTTGTGGTTGCACTTATTTGTATTGTGATGTTGTACGTTTGGAAATTGAATCGTGGCCAAGAGATACTACGACTCCAATACGAACACAAATTTATACCTCTACCTTTGGCCAAGTACGTAAACAAAATTGCATAGTTGTACGTTAGCTTTTTTTTATTATACTACACACACCTTCTTCTGAACATATACAAATAAAATCGTCACCACCTCTCAAACGTAACACCAAATGTAGAGTGCTCTCTTTTTGTATGTTGTAATCGGAGAGTGTGCGTTCGTCGTCCAATTGTTTTCCGGCAAAAATCAAACGCTGCTGATCTTGCGGCACACCTTCTTTGTCGGCAATTTTCTGTTTCAACATAGTCACGGTGTCGCTTGATTCCACGTCAACCGTGATCGTTTTACCTGTTAACGTTTTTACAAAGATCTGCATAGTTGGTGTGTTTATCGCGCAATACTTTTTCAATTAAATTGTCGCAATATATATACTTTTTTTATTAAGGTCAACCACGACCACATTGAACATGACTTGTAACGGTAACATTCGGGTGTTCATTAGCGACGCGTTTATTTTGTTTCCCTACGAAAATGTAACACCACAACACGATGCCACGTCCAACACATTGTCGACAACGCTAACCGTATTCGTGCCCACATACGCAGACGAAAAAGTTGTTCTCAAACAGTTGTTGCTAAAGAGATTTAACAAAGTCAGGGTACTTAAATATGTGTCTACTTTTGTTGAGAGCGATGAAATTCAACAAGGCACGGTGGTCTATTGGAATGTGATAGTTCCCATAAAAATTACCGGAGTCGGTGACACAAAAGTGTTCAATGTGGTGTTGAGCGACAATTTGTACTCGTGTCGTTCTATTTCCATTGACAACAGAATCAGAAACGTTTCGTGTCCTCTACAGGTGGATTACGAGAAAGATATGATTTGTTTGAAAGGAGAATTGGCGGGTGACAACGAAGAACTGAACAAAGCGAAAGATTTTGCAAATAAATCGTTTTTAATTCACTTCGACAGAGAAACCCCCATGGGAATAAAAATACTAAACACAAAACGTTTTCTTATTGCTCTGAGTCAAAATCGTAACGTCAAAGTGTGCGTGTACTTGACCTACGAGGAATTAGCGATCGTACACAAAGAGTTGTCGTGGGAGTCGGTGAGAAAACAAATCAGAGGTGGCACTGGTAACACATGCACCGTGTTAACACAACCCAGTTACAAGTATGTTGTTGATTCTTTGGAATTGTTAGGCATCGGAGTGGACCAAATTGGCGCTATACACACTCTGGTGGACATTTTTACACCGCTCATATTACGCTATAAACTCGTACCCGACATATTCGTTGAACTGAACAAAGTTAATGGTCACGAAAAACACGTGAGATTGTATTGTAAATATGAAGGAGTGGCGGTGACTAATGGGGGACCGGTGCCTTTAAATTTACCCACCAAAAATAAATTACAATGGACTCATCGACCATTGGTGCCGCCATCACCCTCTTTTTACCACGAAATAGGCAACAGAAACGTGTATGTATACTCGCCGGTTTACAACTATTTTTTGTAAGCATAAACATGGACAATTTTGATCAATTGGATACTATAATAAAAGACAATCAAGTACTGATACAACAAGTGGTTTTATTCATAGTCAGCGTAACACTAATCTTTATAGTTTGCAGTTTACTGTACGTTGTGTACACATATGACAAACAAAAATGGCACAAAACAATTTGATCACAAACTGGTGACGTTATCTTCTTCGCTGTCATCGACGTCATCATCATTTTCCATGTCGGCCGTTAATCGTCGTTTGTTTGCAATGGGAGCCGCCACTGTTCGATGCGATTTTCTCTTCACACCAACATTACTATTTGGTGTTTCGACGTCGTCAGACTTCAACAAATGATGACGTATCAAAAACTTTTTGAAATTACTCGTTTTTTCCACGAAATTATCTGCATGTTTGTACAACTCTTCGGCAGCCTTTACAAATTTCGCGTTAACCTCTTGATCACATTCGTTGATCTCCTCATCGACATCCACCGACGGTTTTGGTATAGGTTCGTTGTTGTAGCTGGCCGTTAACATAGTTTTCGCGTACCCAATAATTTTTTTACGCAACGCGTTAGTTTTATGTTCACACTTGTCGTCAAACACAAGTCGTTTGTGAAACTCTTCCAATTCTTCGATCAATTGTCTAAACGCGTAGCCGTCTTCGTCGACGGGACGCATCGACACTGGATCCACAGTTTCCATCAGTTTCCAGGCTTTGTTGTCTTTCACCAACTTTATTTTAGCATTACTCAAAAACGAAGTGTAAATTATAAACGAATTTATTACGTACGGTGTGGAAGATTTCTTCTTCTTGGCCACCACTATTCTTTTGTTGTTCACACAAATTTCCGGTTTTAGATCAACGCTGTATTGACTGTCGCGCAACAAATGTTTGAAGTGTGCATCATTGAACAATTTCAACAAAACATCGCGATTGTTGATGTTTTTAATGTCCAACACATACTCAACACCACCATTCTTGTTGTTGTTGTTGTTGTTATTTGTGTAATCCGCCATTGTTTCTACTCACACAGTACTTGTACTCTTCGTCTAAACTATTAGGTAAATTAAATAAATGTTTTATATGGGCGAGGTAGCAAGTGAGCTTGGTGTCCGGTTGATCAGAACGTTTTATTACAATTCGGTCGGTGTTCTCTTTAATAAACTGGAAAACGTGGTCGAAATCACAATCCTCCACGTGCGCTGTAATGTTTGTGGTGTCATTGGTGGATTTTTTAAAATTTATCACCTCCCTAACCACGGCGTACACGTCACTTCTAGTCAAAGGCATTGCAAAAATGTAAATTTTACAAAAAGTGTGTTGCGTTAAAACGTTACGGTAGGTTCGTGTTTCACACCGATGATTCCACAACCCAATCGACTTCCCGCGTTACCAGTAATTTTACTTAATTCATTACTACCTCTACCGTAATCGTCTTTCATTGCGTGCACCACTAAACATCTACCCAAAATATTGTGCGGACCGTACAAACTAATCATATTGTCCACGATATCCACTTGGGTCACACAATTTTTACCTTTCGAGTACACGTTACCCAAATCACCCAAATGTCTTTCTGCGTCCATGGGACCGCCATGATTTTTGTTGAACGGGTTTAGATGTTCGCCCGCCGATGTACAACCGTTTGACACATCGCCGTACTCGTGTATATGGATGCCGTGATAACCTTTGGGTAAATTGTTCAAATAACCCGTCACTTTCATCAAATGATCAGGTTTATCTTGTACAAATTCCACGATACCACTTACGTCACCACCGATAACACAAATCGCCCGCATAACTTATTAATTAAAACATCACGCGGTTCTTGCGTGACATGTTTTGCAACACATTTTTGTAAAACATTTTGCAACATATTTTTGCAAATAATGAATATGAGTTTTTTCCATAAATATTGAGAGAAAACTTTTGAGCGTTTTAGCTCGCATTCATTATTAGTACTACTTGTTGTAAATTTTGTTGTAAAATTTACTTGTTATCAACACGCTGGAAGTATGTCATTAAAGTCTATTTTTGTGAATTTTTTTTGTTCGAAACTCAAGGTTTAGTTTCTGGTTCTACTTAGATTCAGGTTCTGATGCTGGTTTTGATTCAGGTGTTGGTTCTACTTTAGATTCAGGTTCTGGTTCTGGTTTTGATTCAGGTTCTGGTTCTGGTTTTGATTCAGGTTCTGGTTCTGGTTTTGATTCAGGTTCTGGTTCTGGTTTTGATTCAGGTTCTGGTTCTGGTGTTGGTTTGGGTACTTCAGCGGTTAATATATCTTGGATGTTTGTGACTTTGTTGTTCACATCGTTCACCAACACTTTAAGATCCTCAATCTTTGAGACATCAAGTTCGCTCAACTGTTTTTGCACGTTGTCCACTTTGTCGTTGACATCGTAGACACCGTGTAAGATTTGTGTTAATGCACTGGGTTTAGCCATTTTAAATTTTTCTTATAAATTGTACCCGTGTTTGATCAATGAAAAATAGTATTGTAGAGAAGGTAGCATATACAAAAGGACACACAATACAACAATGGATAGGAGTAACAAGTGTACGTGTACGTGTTGTTGTGTGTTGGTAAAGGTGTCGTAGATATTCATGTAGTACACCAAACATGCGATACACACTGACAACGTTCCGCCAACAACTATATGATTTACACGAATGTATTGTGTGGACAACAGATAATTGTGACGCTCGCAAAACCATTTAAAATACGCCCAAGTGTCGTTGGCGGCCAAACTCACACCGGTCAGCGATTGCTCATCAAAATCGTCAATAGTTTCACCTTGCATCAGGTCTATCACTTGACCGTTGCTGTTGATGTCCAACGCAGCTAAATAATCTGCCAAATGTAACATACTTTCGGCGAAGTATTCTTCGTCGTCGACAAACACCAAATTGGAATAATGTAGAGGTTGGAACGTGATCAGGTCGCGAGTAGGCGCATCTATAGATTCGTAGTAGGCAGCTAAGAACGCATTGGACAAATCGTCGAGGTAGTTTCGGGGAAACATGTTACTGTAACCGAACGGGTCCCATATCATCAACACAATGTCAGCCACCGTGAGAAACGTCAGCGCCAAATTTACCGTGGACAAGGCCGCTTTAACTGTGCGTACAGTAGTTTTGGCAACCACCGAAATAGTTGCAATGAATGTGCGATTGAGCGCGTGCACCATGGCGGCTTTGTAAGTTTCACCCAAGAGAACTGCGGTTATGCGCCGACTTTGCATGAGCAACATTCGTTTGAGCGATGGAATCAGCACTTTGTTTAATTGTGTGATTAACATGGTCACACTGGACGTTAAACTGTCGAAACCCATGTCCACCAAAATGCCCAACAGAAAACTGTGATCCTCTAAGAACTCGATTATAACCGATTCCAAATTGTTTGTGGTCGCATTTCTCGGCGCCCCTTTAAATTCGTACAACATTAAACGCCTACGCGACAACAACTCTTCAACGAGACCGTTGTACGAGTTTTGTGATACAGGCTCCAAATTGAAACCTTTGTTGGCGGTGTACACCAATTGCTCGTTGGTGTTACGCATCGGAAAAATGTTTGCAAGCAACTCCTCCTCAGCACCAGTGTCTAGTGTCGAGTCGCGAATACGCAACCATTCCTCGAGCATAGTTACACCTTCTGGTTGAGGGGGTTCGGGTAGTACGGCAGATGGACGTGTGTAATCGTAATCGCGCAAGTCGTCAAACACATGTTGGGTGGCCAGTTTAAAAGTGGTGAGAATCGATTCGCCCAGTATGAAAGACACAAAAACCTCGTACCACGGTTGAGAACATGCGTTGTCGCTTAGGAACCGACCGAACCGTCTACAATAGGCGTCGTTGAATTTGGCGGAGATTCTTTCGGGAAAATCGGGATTGGAGTCGTAGGCTACATCGAAACCGGGCACATCGTCAACGCCGCGCACTACATGTTTCGATGTGCGAAGGTACGGCGCGTTCATCCACACTTTGGTCATACTGTCCACCATTACACATTTGTTGTGGGTTGGCGCGTAGCGCAACTCGACCGATTGGATGTTGTTGTCGCGCGCCGCCAACGCAGAATCTAAATGGAAACACGCCGGTTGGTTGTATTGTACGGCTGTGTTGGATGTTTGAGTGTACCCACCTATAGGGCTCGTGAAATAATCAATAACACCCGTTTCAGTGTACGGATAACAAGACATCGCCTCACATCCCTCTTTGCTAAAGTCTAAAGTTACCACTACGGCGGTGGTTTGACGAAGATCTTGCGGCACATAGTAGTCGAAATTTGTGGCCCAACGAATCGTGTAATTTATAAGAATATGCGGAAATTTGGCGCGCCAACGTGGTATGTACGAAAGCGCATCACGATTGGTCAAGTATTGTACAGCGTCTATTAAATCCAACTGTGTTGGTGTGGCCATTTCTTATGATGTAGAAGTTGATTCCAGCTGTTCGTAATAACAATCCGATTCTTCGTAGGGAACACAATCTTGGTGGTAGTATGAATAGAAGAAATTTGAAAAACAACTCATTCGTATATCATCCATACACCAATAGTACGTGAAACAACGAAACGTACCAAATGGGTTGTTTATGGTGTAGTAAGAGTCCGCTTTTTCGCATAACGAGTTTTTGTACACCAAAAAATTGTCATTAGACTGTAACGCTGCCGGTGGAAATTTGTGCGGTACACCTAATTTTCTGATGTCATCAGGTGGTGGTGTGGACGACGACGATGTACCTACAAGTACCATAACTACAATCACCACGACAACAAAAATTATTACACTGTAAACTTTCATGTTATTTTAGCTTACCAAAAAGAATGAAACCAACGCATACATTAACAATATTTTATTAATCGTAGTGTACAATTCATGAACTCATTTCATCGTCGGTAGACATATAGTGTGAACTCATTTCATCGTCGGTAAAATCATCTCTAAATTCATTAATCTCTACACGATATAAATTGAACAAGGGCGCAGTTTTACATTTCATACACCATCCATTTTCAAATATCAATTCACCAAGTTCCTCTATAGAATAGCTTCTTTGGTAACAAAAACGGTTCACGTAAAACATTTCATCACTTTCGCAGTCAGATTCAACTTCATCAGAAGATAAAGTTTCGGAATCGTAACACCATTTACAAATGTTATAACCACCAAATGGAGGAACAGTGTATCTTCCGTTTGGATACAGTTCACTTCGTACATAATAATCGTAACAAAAACCGCCTATATCCTTTAGCCAATATGGATAAATATCATCTACAAAGTATGCATCCCTATACATTTCAAACACGTCATCCATGTCTGGTGGTAAGCGTTGGTTTAAACTCCAATCATAATTTATAAATAAAGGATCGCACCTACATAGTTTTTTTATTTTGTCTTCCTCCGCTATTTGTTCAATCCAATTTTTTTCTTGAATTTTAATAATCGTCGGCAATCTGTCCCATAATTTTTTCGCTGCATTTTGATGCGCTTCAGATTCGTGGTGCAAATGATCGTGTAACGATTTGTACGCATAGTAACTCAAACTCCTAGGTTGGAGTGGTAAGTGTGAATCGATAAGTTTTACTATCTGCATGATGATTTCAAAGCAAATGAATCAGGTGCAGCAGCCATTATATACGTATATGAGTAGATAATAGTAAGATTAGATAACATTTATGAAAAAAAATAGAACATGTAGATTGGTAAAATTTATATTGATTTTGTTGAAAGATAATAATTAATTTTTTATTTTACAATACACCAAACACCTTTTTCCTCAAATGACAATTTATAACTTGCAAACCATTTTGAAACACCACTAATTGTGCATTTTTCTTGTTGACATGATACAAAATAGCGCCGTGATCGCTGTCTCCCATTTCATCAATTCTTCTACGATTATTAATGTAATCCACAAGTTCCTGTTTGGTGTCAAACTGTTGGTCTGCGTAGCATGCCATTTTTCGTTTTTCTCGCACCACCAAATTCATGTTGCTCAAATGAATGTTAAGAGATTTGAACCCGTCCTGTATGGCGTAACAATAATCACCGTCCGTGGTTTGCATACCGGCCAACACTATCCCTACAAGTTGGTGGTCAATGTTGTAGATGGGAGCGTGTAGAGGTAGTTCTTCGTCTGTGTACAACAATCGTTTTTCCGTAACAATGGTGTCTTCGCCGTCAAACGCCCAATCGATGGCCGTTTCGTCGCTCACATTGTACTGTTTGCCGTTCACAACCACTACATTGTTGATGATCGTGGCCAACACTTGTACACTGTAGAAACCACAATAATGATGATGTGTTTGTTTTATAGGAAATGTGTTGTCACCAAACGGCACCACGGACGACTGCATGATGAATGCTCCACCAATCTTGTGTGGGTGGTGATTTATACGTACTTTAACCACGTTTGTGGTTATTTTTGGCGATGACGACTAATTGCAAAAGTCACGCTCATCATTTGTGATACGTAACACATTTTTGTAAAACATTTTGCAAATAATGAATATGAGCTAAAACGCGAAAAAGTTTTCACAAACTTTTTGGTCGGTATACTCGTGTTCATCGCATGAATACGATGTTATTTTTTGTAAACGATGTGTCACAAATTTGCAACACATAAATATGAATTGGTTTTTGGTAGTGTATGTGGAATGTTGCTGGTACATTATCGATGTTGTATTCATTATTTGTAAAATTTTACAAATTATTTGTCGTCGCTACCATCGTGTTCATCGACATGGAGGTCATCATTCGCTTGTTCATTTGACAGTTGATTTTTGTCCGTCAACACTTTGATAACATTTTTCAATTGCTCTTGTAAATCGGATAGGCGTTCGTCGATACTGTTGTTTTTGTTGTCTTCGTTCAGCTTTTTCTTAAGTTCATTCTCAACATTCACCACACGAGTGTATGTTATTGCGATGTCTTGTTGTGTTTTGATTATTTCATTGTATAACTCTTTTAACGACGACATGTAGATTGATTTGTAATTGTTCTTATAAAACTTGTTGTGTGTACCCGATCGGGAGTGTGTTTTGTGTATTGACAATGTGTGAAACTAACGAATCTCATTCTAGATCTGATAGCGATGACCGGTTTCTCGTTCGTACACCGTTTGTGTCGCAATACTTTCCCCAATGTGTGAAATACTTGTTACCTGAATTGCGTGTGTTTTGGACGAATTCAGCTCAACAATACATTTGTAATGAATGTGTGTTGGTCAAAGAAGGGTTTATAGCGTTTTCTTGTGATTTTTATTCATTCAACTTGGACTGTGTAATGAACAGTACACCCGAGGATTTGGATGTTTACGCTCGATGTGTATCTGCACCTAGTTTAGCGTTATTGTTGAAAGATCGTTGGTACAAGGGTGACATGTATCGTTTGAAACAAATATTACAGTTGAATTCGTACACAAAAATTGTTGCATTCATCGACAATTGTATATGGGAGCGTAGTTACGAAGACTATTATACACTGGGTCAGCAGCTGAGTATTCGTATGACTACGAATTTGATTCAAAGTGGTTTAGATTTTAAGCATCACGTGTCAAAAGAAAAGAATGGTATTAATCGGGGTTGGAATTGTGTGGAGTTTGAAAAATTGTTGGCGAATATTACATCAATGGCTGACATTACAAAGCGGTACAAGTGTAACGCGACATATGTGATGTTGGAAATTGACGGTAACAACGCCGAGTATACGATGTCGTTGTTGTCGCAACATTTTGGTTGTGTAATGACAAACAATCTATTGAAAAATGTTTGTGCAATAAAAAAAGTGGGTGTAAACAAAGAAAGTGTGAAAGTGGTGGAACAATTGCGCAACATGATTGCTAGCAAATTGGTGAACGTACTTTTTGTCACCGACACCGAAAACTATTTGCACACTCACAACATTTTCTATGTGTACAACTCCATGAAATTCTATTATTATTGTATAAAAAATAAATTTGTGTTTGATTATGCCGACTACGAAACGTTATATTTGTTGTACACCATAGTGGTTTTGGAAATAATCAACGGAGGTAGTTTGAACTCGTTCACGTTGGAAAAATCGTCTCTGATGCACCCTCTAGAACTAAATTCCAGACGCTGCAATGCTCTTAAACGTGCCGCTGCTTATAATAAAACCCTCAGTAATGATATGGAGTTGAAGGTAGACTTTGTAAGAGGTAAAAGAATATCCACTGGATCGCATAATCCCAATAGAATAGTAGAATTAATATAAGGTAACTCGAGCGAGGGATTGATGCATTAATTTATCTACCTTATCATGGTTAAACATAGTAAACATGCCGGTTTGTTTGTGTTGACCGAAGACGACAGAGCCATTATTTTGCAAGCGAACAAATCGTACAATGAATGTGTGAATAAAAATTTGAAATACAACAAACACATTCCGTTTGTGGAGAAACTGAGTATTCCTAGGGGTAAACATGATTCTGGTGAAAAAAACCATGAGACGGCCCTGCGAGAATTTATCGAGGAAACAGGCCTCGTGTTCGATAAAGTGTACATGTGCACGGAACCGTTCACGTTGGAGTGGCAAGACAACAATAAAGTGTACAAATACACAATATTTGTGGCGTTTTTGATTGGTTCGTTGTATAATTTGAATAGGCGACCGAACACGTACAATATTAAATTGAAAGAAACGTCGTGTGTGGACGTTGTGTTGGGTTACAAGGTGGATGTGTTTAAGCAAAAGTTTCGCAGCCAAGAGTTGGTGCGTAAAATCGAAATTATGAATTTACACAAATACATCGCCTACATGTCGAATCGTCAATTGGCCACTTACAAGTACAGCAATTATTATAATTTTTTTGAATATGTGTACACGGTGAAAAGGTTGTATAAAATGGGGTGTATGGAGTGTTTCGTGTCAATAGATCTGAGTTGGTTGATTGATTGTGAAAAATATAACATTTTGTATTATTGATAAGGTGGAAAAAATGTCGTTTGATTACAATTCGGGGCCGATCGAAGTGTTTATAGTGTCAAACAACGAAAAGAGTGTTGTCAACGGTTATGCTGAAGTGACGGCGGTCGCCAACTTGTTGGCACCATACACCCGGATAAGTACAACTCAAATATGGAACACCACTCATCCGTCGTACCGAGTGCAAAACAATGGAAAAAATTTCGTGCACGCCATTGCGATTTGTAAGTTTCTGTCCGCTATTCCCGAAAGTGACACACCTAGCTACAACAGTTTGCGACAATTGATACGTGATTTGATTGTGGGAGATCAAAATGAGTTGGAGGATGCAACGAAAAAAGAATTGACGGAGATTAAAGAAATCGTAAAACGATTAGAAACGTCGCCAAACATCAACAACGTTTTGAGTGACTTTAATGGGTTGTTGCGTGTTTTGAAAAGTGAATTATTGTCTGAATTAAAAGATGTTTTGGCACCACCGACCGATGTTATTATTGACATGGTGCCAACTGACAACTATATAAAACCTCTGCTTGAGTTCGACATCGACCCACAAACAAATTTGTCGCCACAATGAAGATTATAGCATACGTTATTGTGTTTAGACCGCTGTACGTAGATCAGCAAATGTACTACATCGATCATATACTGGACAAATATTTTGTATGTCTTCACTATGTTCACCGACCCATCATTACAGTGGCAGTGTGTGAGGACACACAAGAGATGCGTTACTACAATACGTTTTGTAGCAGTGCGTACGGGTCAACGTGCGCCCATGACATCGTAGAAGTGTGCGAGATCCAATATGTTAATCAAATGATTGCAATGTGTTTTGGTGAAAACAATCATTATGTGTAATTGAAAGGAAATTATACACAATATTATCAGTAAAACATTGTTTTATTTTTTTTATTGCTGGTGTAAAATGTTTATTACATCGTCAATGTGACCGTTTACAATTTTACTATTTTCACTGATGTGAGTGACGTCGAAACCTGCGTCCTCTAAACTTGATGTATATTGTAATTTCTTCATACAAACCGTGTTTTCCTCACCCACATCGACATCCTCAACGATTAGGGTCATATCAGAGTACAGAGATTTTTTCGTGTTGTACACATCGCGAGTTCCTGACACAAATTGTAACTGGGTGTGGTTGTTGTGTCGTGGTTTGCCGAATATTCCTAAAGTCAAAATTTCTTGTTTGTTCACAAACTCGGTCTCGTCCTCATCGTATTCTTCCTCCTCGTAATCGGATGTTTTATCGTACACGTGTGTGTACAAATAGTTGACTCGTTGGGTTAGTAGGTGGAGTGTTTGTTTAATGTTGTCTAAACGGTCACCGAACAAATAATCAAAAATGCTATTCAACCACGAGCTCATGATCACAACTGAATTTGTTTCCTTTTGTGTTGAAACTGTACGGTGCTCGAATTTGTTTATTAGACACAAACACTTGTTTATCGACGTAAGGGTAAAATTCTTTGACAAGCGTCGTCGTGTTGTCCAAGTTGATATGTGGATAAAGTTTGTGTATGTTGCGTCGAATCCACATGTTGTCGAACGTTTTCAGAAAACATTCATGTAACGAATCGGGTTGTACAAAGGGTGCGACTATAGTTTTTGGCGTGGTTAACATCGAATCGTAATAATACGTTTTGACGACTTTGCTCGCTTTGATATCGAAATCTTTTCTGTCCAACCAAATGTGGAGACCCCGATTTCCTGAGTAAACAATTTTGGCGCAGTTACCGGCAAAAAACTTTTGAAACATGCAATGTGTGATCATGTTTTTCAATTTGATTTTTTCGTAATTTGTTTCGTTGTGGTCCACGTCGATAACCCATTCACGCGAATCGTCCACCAACCTTTTGACGTGGATGTCTTTTACATCGTTGTGTTTGCAATATGCACAAAATTCATCAAAAGTTTGAAAAGTTTTGTGTTTGGAGTGTTGCGAATCGCTGTGTAACCATGTGCCGTTGGTTTTCACAAAAGCCCAATAGCGATCTTCTTTAAACGCCACACTTGTCCACACTCGTAGTAATTGTTCGTTTGTGTATTGCATTGTAGTACTTGTAAGTAACGACGTGGTAATATGTTGTGGTTGTTATTCGTGGCGGTGTTTCTTTTATGTTTGGTACTGATTCACCTGAGTAATTTAGTATACTACGCCGATTTAAACAAACTCGTAAACCCAACTTTATATTTGTACAACAACGATAACGCGCCTCTGTTGTCGCCTCCCCAAGAGTTTGTAATTACCGAAAATGAGTTGTCTTGTCACCGAACACCCACACCGTGTACATCCAACGCCGACTGTCAGCTGTGTATTGAAAGCCTGGCTTCGTGTCAGCTATTTTCAGTTGATGTTATCTTGGAACTGTCACCGACTCATCAAATGCAGATAAACGCTGGAGAGAGCTACTGTCTGGCGCTGGATAACAGAAGTGCGCGTAGTTGTAATCCTAACACTGGTACTTGGATGTTGCGACAAGTGGATAGTGAAAATTTTGCACTAATATGTCACTGCGACACACCCGGATTGGTGACTCAATTGAACATATACGACGATTGTACGTTGGCTGTGGGGTGTGCGCCTAACGGAATAATAGCCGACATCAATTCGTCGCCGTTGCGGTGTTTGTGTGATGAAGGTTATGTGTCCGAGTTGAGCGCCACCAACACACCGTATTGTAGACCGAAAGTGTTACGCGACGTTATGTTGGACCCGAGTTTTTTTCACCGTCCACCTTGTTCAGATGGTTTCTTACCCGCCGACCATCCCGCTTTTGACACCATCTATCGTCGTCAAATAGGCGCAAACGTGTGTTTACCCGATCCGTGTTCCATCGATCCAGTGACCGGTGAAGTCCACCTAGGTAGAACTGTGTACAACCCAACTGGTGGTATTGACAACGGTCCGTTGGTGATGTGTCAGTGTAGCATCGAACACGATTTGTATCCAGTGTATAGTCAAGGGTCGATGTTAAGCTCACGGTATGCAGCCAACGATTTTGAAATAACAAATTACTGTTTAAAACCGTTGACTGTGACTCGACGCGACGTGCGCAGCGATATTAAAGTGTTTTGGGGTCGCAATTCGCTGAAATCTGACGCGGATATCGTGTTTCAAGTGAATAGACAACATGTGCACGAACCGTATCATGTTTTGTTGTACCAACGTTTAAGTCAACATCCCACCGTTAACACGTCCACTACGTTTGTGTTGAAATTCCAACTTAACTCAGCGCATGTGTCCACCTCCACCGATAACGTTGACGTGTTTCAAGGCTACTGTCACTTGAATTATTTGCGAACAAACATAAACAGTTGTCCTCTGCCGGGACAAGGTTTATGCACAAATCCACAAGTGTGTGGTAATATTAGTTGTACTTACAATCCGTGTATTGGTAGTGTAGCCTCGTTGGGTTATCGCGATCGATGTTATTTCTTCCGTGTAAATCCAACTTTTGACAATATGGGAACAGTGGGTAGAATTGTGGTGTGGAACACACCTACATATTACGCACAAGGAAATGCGCCAGTGACATTTTTTGTAAACGCGTTGGGTGCCACAGACGGTGGTTACGGATTTGCAAACGATGTGAGAACTTTTTACTTTAGTAGTGTTGATGAAAACGTACCATCCTCACAATACACCAATTTAAATCAAATACTAGCCACTTATCCGTTGTACAATTCGTAGTTATTGTGAATTGTATTCCAAGTACGACAAATATGTGGCGTTGGTGGGAACAACATAGTTGGTTATACCCAAAAATATCAACAGCTTACCCCAAAAAGAATAATCGCGATAGTGTTTTCTCAGAATGTACTTGTTGTTGTCGTGTCTGTCGTTGGTTGTATAACAAGGACGTGTTGATTTGGACGGTTCCAAAATCAATTTACAAATCTCCATGTCAGTCACATGGGTGTACTTTAAAGATATAAATGTATGTTGTCGCTCCACAGAATCGCCTGGTTGCATACTCAAAGCGATTAAATAATATTCGTCGGCGGCAAAAAAGTCTGAATAGTTACCGCGGTGTACGGACAATGTTTCAATGTTTTCCAACGCGGACGTGGTAAGCAGACAATCCTCCGTGTAGAATACGCTTTCGTGGTACACTTGTCCACATTTATCGATACACAAATAATTGCAAACATCTTTGCGATTTTTAAAGTTCACCACTAAATTGTTATTGTGTTTGTGCACATCGATTGACATACTGAAACAATCATTCAACTGTTCAATGTGACGAATAACAATTGTATCGCTCGATGATAAACAAAATTTGTAGTTGGGTCGGTCTAAAAGTTGGAGGGTTCCAAAACTATGGACAAGTTGAAGCGTGTAGAATGCGAACAAAGAAAGAAATAAAAAATACATAGTTATGAGCGAGTATGCTAGACAATTTATTCAAATACACAAATTACACATGTTATATATACGTCAATTGTTAACGTACACAACGTATTGTTCTCCTTTGACGAGTTTGTTGTGAGTTTTCAACAAAAATTTCAATATATCTTTTTTGGCCATTGCAAACAAATTGGGATCACCTACGACGAGGCCGATATCTGTACACAAAATGTTGTCGTTAGTCACTTGTACACGTAGAACAACATTTGTTGTTTTTAATTTGTAGTCTGTCACTATATAAGTGTAACGAGTGTTAATTAAGATGTCTTCTTCGGTTTCTTCCGTTTTGTTACATTTGCGCGCATAATCGTCGTCACAAGTCACATTTTCTTCGCTCGCTGCTCGCTTCATTATGATGTGTGTGCGTAAAGGTCGGAACAAGACTATAGAATTATCAAACGAGTTTACCTGTTATATATGTGGTCAACCGTGTGATATCACTGATATAAATGATTTTGATTTATGGACATTTTGTCGACCGGTGTTTTGTAATGAGTGTGTGACGTAAGATGAATATACAATGATTGGATACATCATGTTTGTGTTTGTTTTTATTGTGTTTGTTGTGTTTGTGTTACAATTAAACGTGTCACAAAAAATTGACAACGACGAAACTGATGTAGGAGACCTCGCAAACAGTTGTTTTAGAGCTGATATGCGCAACTGTCAAAATTATTACAATTGTTTGGGTGTGTTAACCAGTTGTGGTATACAAAACAGGTTTGACACAACGACTCGTCAATGTGAAAATTATTATTTGACAGATTGTGGAGACAGGTACAATCCACCTATGATCTTTAATAGGACGGAGTTGTGTACACCCTATTGGAATAATCAATCTACACAGTCTGTGTTTGCAACACCTATTTGTTACCAAGCACTTGAATGTACAACTTTTGCAATGATAACGTCTTGTCCTCTAGGTCAACAATTTGACATACCAAGTTTAACATGTAAACCAGAATCGGAGGTAGAGTGTGGTTCGCGCACTACTGAGTTAGTTTTCAAACCAAAAATCTTGTGGTAACAAACTTTCATCTTCTATGTTGACGTCAGGTGATTCGTCGTAGAAATCGTGTGCGTATTTAAAATCAAACGTTTCACCGTCAGGATAGAAAAAGTGCATGTTGTTAAGCGTAGTCGCGGTTTTCATATTCTTAACATACAAACAATGTCGGGTACTACGCAACCAATCTATGTTACGAGCAAATGTTTCATCTTTTACGTAGATTATAATACTCTTAGTCAACCACAAAGGGTACGAGTTGTGAGTGTACATCGGTATACATTTTTTATTCATGGTTGTTGAAAGAAAAAATTTCGTACAGGATAACAAAAATTTATTCAGGTAATACACATTTGTGAATTGTTCACGTTATACATATCATTTATTAGTTTTGTTGACATAAATATAAACCAATGGTGTGAGCCACAATGAAAATGAATACTGCATCTCCTTAGAGGGTAAAAACTTTGTTTTTTCGTTCACACCGTTGAACACTGTACACACAATAAACTCGGCGTCGTTGCTCACTTTCTTATCATCAGCAATTTCGAACAAACTGTTGTACATGTCCAGCGACATCGGTGACAACATAAACGGTTCATCTATGGTGTTGGTTTCAATGTTGTGAATGTTGTCTTCGGTGTTGAGCACAAAAAATTTAGACAAAAATTTGCTTCTAGCCACCAAATCTTTCTCTTTAGGCACAGGTATCATGGCACCTTCTTCAATCGACAGAGGATCGGGTTCTGGTTGTCTGTTTTGTTTAAACATGTACTCGCCCATAATTCGCTCCATAATGTGAATGATCGAAGCCTCGTTGGCCATGTTGATCACGTGGAAATCTCCAAATGCGCTCCTGCACAATTTCAATTGAGCCATACCCCAAGTGTAACACAGTCGAGGTTTGCTCATAGTCTTGAAACCGAACATATATTGGGTTTTTTGGGTGCTCTTGTCTATTTTGTAAATTTGCAATTTATTATCGTTGTACGTCAAGCGGTTGTTGGTGTTGTCGTACGAAATGTAAACTCCAATGTCGTTCAGTTTTGTGTACTTTTGCAACTGCAAGGTGTAAGTACGAAAATCGTTGGAACTACTCTTGATTTTTTTATCCACCATCATTGTGTTTTCATTCAGACAATTTAACAACTGCAAATCCCATTTCACCTCTCCCTCGTAGCTAATGGTGAGGTCTTGCACCGGCATTAACTGTTGATTGTTCATGTTGAAATGAGCACCTAGTCAGATACGTGTTTCTTTTTATATACACCCGCCAATATTAGATTACACACTTTATTGATATCGCTGTAATCCGGATGAATATCCAAAGATGGATACAATTTAGTGTGAGTAGTGGTGGTGTTGCCGTGTAATCGTGGTGGTGGTAAATCTCGTTCAAGAATTTCAATAAACTCGTACTGTGTCACGTATTTTTTGTACAAACTGTGTAAACCTGTAGCAGACGTCATTTCTTAACGGTGGCGAATACAATATGTTTGCGTCAAGTAGTCGTGCGCGTAATGTCATCAAAAAGTTGTGGTAGGGTTTTTGTACGAACACTTCGCGAACGATACGTTCTAACGTGGAACGAGTGCTAGCTACACAATACTGACCCATTGCATCGATGACATCTTCAACGTTGTATTGTGTGTTGTCGACACCATCATTGTTTTGTAACCATACGAACACATCTGGTGTTTCTAATGTATTAAAAAGTTTTGTGTTGTCAAATTCCCACATGGGTTTCTCCTGAACCCTCTTTGTAACATGCACATTTTTCACAAACCATGTCAATTCATCATCGTCTAACATGTGTAGGAAATATTGCAACAAATTGTAATTGTAACATTTGTTGTGACACCATAAATGTTTTAGTGCGCGCAACGTGGCGGTTTTGTTCGCGTCGTGTATGAGGCTATCATCGCTGATGCTCTGTAACAATCTTGTAACATTTGTAACGTCGGGTTCCAACATGGATTTTTATAAGGCACCAAACGATGAATGACACGCAATACGAGATTCAGTACAATTTGAAATTTTACAAATTGTGTGAACAACGCGGAATCGATATCACTCATGTTAATTTCACGTGCACACTGACCGCATACGAAATTGACACGTTAACCTTTCTGTTGGCGGAGTACTTCAACCAACAACATTTATTCATGTTTGATCGGTTGACGTTTTTCAATCAATACAAGTATGTGATCGATGTGATTAAAAGAGATTACGAGGAGAAAACAGACAGCGACAACGAAGTGAAACAAATCTTTAAATTGTTCATTGACAACGATTTCATTGGTCAAATGCCCTCTTTCCAAACGATCATAAAGAGTTTGCGTAAATACTTCAAAAACGTTGGTGGTGTGGAATTGGAGTTTTGCGAACAGTGCGCACCTCAACAAAAGTATGTGTGTATAAAATGTAGAGCGACGTACATGTCAGAAGCGTTGTCGTTACTCGATGCCACGTTACAAGACGGTTGGGATATATTTTTTCGACCGATGCTCGGTATTCCGATTTTGTTCTTTGCTTTGTTCAAAACGAACATGAACGAAGTGGACCATGACGTGTTCAACGTGGACGCTATCGTTACCAACATTTTGTTACAATTTTTCCACAATTTACTCAGTGATCGTAGCACTCCAACTTATTGGGACTATAAAAAATGTCACCCGCTCATCGAAGGGTGTAGAGAGTACGTGTTGAGTGTGTCTAATGTGGAATATTTGTTGTACAATTTAAACAACGCCACATACAACACAAAAGTGTACACACCGTTGCGTCAATTTATGGAAAAAAATTACTCTTCAAAACAGATTGGTAAATTGGTGCACAAGATATTCATTGGTTTCTATTTGCGTGTGTATCTGGAGGCAAAGAAACGAAACGATCAACGACTGGTGAATCGACGAGGTGCTAAACAAATAAACGTGATCGATGTGGCTAATGTTGAATTGCGCAATGTATGTCGTGTACTTTTCAAAGATTACACCGAGGAGAATTTTGAGCGTATGGTGACCAAATTGATACAAATAAAAACTGAATTGTTTGGTGAACTGTCGCAAAACTACCTCGCCCCGAAAGAATGTGTAGTGCGCATATTCAATAAATACGATTTGAAAAACGACGTTAGCCGTCTATTGCAAAAAACCGTCAGTTTAGTGTGATATAACGTTTGCACAAAATTAAGAGAAAATCAAACGACACTATGGAAGAGGACAGCTTGTTTATGAATCGAGGAAACACTGGCAGTGGTAACGCTGCTGCGACGTCTTCAAACAACGAACTTTTGATACAAGCATTGTTGATGCAAGGTATAGGGCGAGATATACGCAACGACACATCATCGGGTAAAATCAATGTGTTGAAACGAATGGCGCCAAAAACTAGATATTTGAAAAGGTTAATAAACGGACTGGAGGAAGGTGGAGACGAGTTGTTAATCAGGGGCGCTGACGACGCAGTCGACGTGTTGGAAGTTATCTACGGAATAGTGAACAGTAAATTTCTTTTGGAACCCGAACGTATGGAAATGTAATAATGGTGTAAATAATTGTGTGTAATCAAGTAAGATAATTGCAGACGAGCACAATGAGTAGTGCGAAAATTAGACTTTTTCTAACCATAGAAAAATTAAAAAACATAATGGACGATCCTCAGATGACGTATCCGTTTTGGGAACGTTTTTTTCCTTTGATGGGCAGCAGCACTTCCATTAATTTGGACGTTACCACACTCAGCGAATTAATCAATGAAGCTGCCGAAGTAGCCGAGCAATTAATTGTGACACAAGGTGGTGCAATATTTTCGCAACACATCCAAAATGCACCTCAAAACAACAGGATACCAAGTACTGTAACTCATGTGCCTGTCGTGCAACGAACCGCGGTGACAAGCGTCAATCCGATATTTGACACTAAACGGTACTATTCACAAGTGGAAAAGATTGCCACCTATTTTGTGTCGGCGTCCTTGTCATCCACCCCGTTCACAGTGAAAGACATGATCAAGTTGTATTTGTATGTGGTGCACATGCCAAAATTTAAACCTCTGTACGAACTGATGGAACAAGCGTTGTTCAGAAAAGAGCGCGAATGTGTACCAACGTTGAGTGCCGAACAAACCACTTTAATTGTGAACAATATTCGCGACCTCACCTCCATGACGAGTTATCGTCTCGATTACGAGTCTGTGCTGTTGATGATGACAAATGTGCAACGCGCGTTAAACAACGAACTGTCCAAGTATCCTCAAGTGAAAGTTAAAGAATTTGTGTCCAGCGTAAATGTGTACGAAAAAGCGGTTAAACCGTACAAAGCGTTGGCGGACAAATTTGAATTGTTGGTGGGTCAAAAAAGTTCACACTACGTGATTGCGGCCGATAACAAATTGACGTTCACCGCCAATCCGATGTTTGTAGAGAATATTGCCGCCATGATGGAACGCAACTGTGACATCGTACGAATGATATATAACAGTATTAACAATATATTTATCAACGCTGTGGAACAAAGTGCGGCCGAAAATATTAAATTTGACGTGTACGATTACAACAAACGTTTTAAGATTTTGGATCGTGTACGTGAGAATTCTCGCGATAGATACGTTGAAAAAGTGGCAGTGGGTGACGTAAGCACCAGAAAGCGTATGAAAACTGCGAGTAAAACATCTCCACCGATTATATTAAAGAAAAGCACACAAGTTGAAATTGAATAAAAAACCTTGCGATTCTAAATAAGGTATATTTGTAAAACCACAAAAATGGTGTACAGACGTCGTCCAGGTCGTCCACGAACCCGCACCCGTTCTCGTTCCCGTTCTCGTTCAAGATCCAGGTCCACGTCTAGACAGTATCCTACTAGATACAGGTCTAGATCTCGTTCGAGGTCTCGCTCGCCGTACAGACGAAGAAGCCAACACCACATCAACCAATATGTGTAATAATAAATAAATAAATGACATTAATTTACATTGCAAATTTGTGTATTTGTTATTTGTCCACTTGTCCACATTTTGTGCAAAATTTTATAAACGACACCATTTCGTCACCGGCACGTAGCTGACAATCTTTTGTAGTGAAAACGTGTTGGCAATGTTGCACACTCTGACCACATATACTCGTCAACGTTGAAACGTTTTTTATTTTATCGACATCGATCGCAATCGACGAAGAGTCGTGCACTTGTACAACGTTTTTTTTCAACGCAACACTTTTGTTTGCGCATATTTTTTTGTTTAAACTACTTTTCCAGTTGACGGAATATTTAAACAGTATGGCGTCAATAGGCTCTTTTTTTAATTTGCACGGCTTCATGTCAAAATTTTTACTTTTCAAACTCTCGTTGTACACAATGTTGTCGTTGAGTCGTGCCGCAATCAATAAACAAGGACACTTGTTTTGAGCACCCATTATTTGCATCAAATCTTCGTACAACTTGAAATCGTTTCTGGTGTTGTTCAACAAGTTCTCAATACAATCCAATCGGATTTGTTTTCGTTCTTTTGTGGACGGCGATGGTATGTACGCGTACAACATGTGAAACGTGTGACCCGTGTTGGTAAAGTTAAAAGTGCGATTTTTTACGTTTTGTGGATAGTTAGTGGTAAGATATTGGACGAGACCTTCATAGTTGTTTGTGTTACGAAAATCACGAAATATTTTAAACAAATGGAGTGTCGATGGTGTGTTGTTCACAACAGATGGTCCACTATCAAGCGACATATTTTGTTTGTTGACAAGTACACAGATGTACACTCGATAGATTCACTCACACGAGACAATATAGAATTTATTGTGTTTTTGGATACGCCAACAACACCCACGTGGTTTGTTACACAAAAAATTATCTACGCCAAAGACGACATGCATGATTTCAGACGAGTTTTCAAGAGTGCGTTTCGAATTTCCTACATAGGTTACATTTTTACGTTGTTTGTGCGTCCTGCTTCGTACAAACTACTCAACGAATGGTTAGTGTATGATGTCAACGAAATTCACTCGTTGAGCGCAAAAACATCGTTACATTTCCAACCGCCACACGTTGTTGTGTTCGATATGGACAGTACTTTGATAACAGAAGAGGAGGAGGTTCAGATTAGAGATGTGAACGTGTACGAATCGTTGAAAGAGTTGAAATCGTTAAATTGTGTATTGTGTTTGTGGAGTTACGGTACAAAAGAACATGTTGTGCACAGTCTGAACAAGGTCGGTTTAAACGGGTTTTTTACCATAGTACTAGCCGAAGGACGTCACATTGGCGATTACAATGTTGCCACCACGACGGACACGTGTTACAATGTGGTGTACAAAAGTACACCGTTTTACTTGGACAAAGTGGACAAAAAAAACATTCCAAAATCACCCAGAGTGATGTTGTGGTATTTACAAAAACACAATATAGGTCCGATAAAAACGATTACATTAGTGGACGATTTGGCCGACAACAACATTGGTTACGACAACTTTGTGAATTTGAACACGTGTCCGGTTCCCGTGCAAGACTGGAACAAATGGCACAATGAAATCGTCCAATACATAAAAAACTACGACCTATTACACCCACCCTAACCTATTAAACAGTAACCTTGAGTTATCATTTCGTTAATAATATCAATTATAGAATACGAGTCTGTTAAAATTGGAACGTTCCAGCCGAATGAGTCATTATTGAAATGGTCGTACAGGTCTAAGGAGCTAGTGTTGGAACATGTAACGTTATAGGTGCCGGTTTCATTCAATAAGTCAATGTCTGATGTCGTAAATCGCACTATTGCGTATTCGTTCATTGGACAAAAACGTCTGCTCGCTCCGCCTTCAAAATAATAATACAACACACCGGCCGTGTTGTACATCACAATTTGTTCAGGTTGTATTACAAATAAACGATCGCCGTCGCGTTCCATTACACGAATAAATGGGTGTACGTTGACACGACTAGCGTTTAATATATTTTCACCAACATATATAAGAGGATTGACGGTGGTTGATAGTAGTATAAAAAACAAGGACAACCCTATTACAACTACTGTAAAAATGTCAATGGACGACATTATGAACACTTATGAAAGTGTGACTGAAATCGAGCCGTTTTCGTGTAAACGAGTGTATTTTACTGATGGAACGATTAAAAAAACACGCCAACAATGCAAGGATGCGGTTTTTTTTTCACAAATTGTTGTCGTCCACAGTTTTACCGCACAACTGGTCCATGCTACCAAATTATTACAACACAAAAGTTGTACCATATCTGCCGTATTGTGATTACGAAACGTTGACGGTTCAACATCCTAAAATATTTGAATTTCGCACACTTCGCAACAACAACGTGAGTACCCCCACTCGTCACGGAGATTACATGGTGTGGTCGGGTGTTAGCGCCAACATGCTTGGATGGACACTTTATTTGTATCTCAACACTGGTTACAAATTAGTCGCGCCGATACCGCTCTACAATCACAAACATTTAGGAGCATACAATTTGTTGTCCGACAATATTCATTATATTGATGTTGCGTGCAAAATACTTCAGAACGACCAATTGCTGTTCACGAATACATCGTCTGCGCCATCTTTGAATTTGATCGATCTTACCGTTGACAAAAATTCAAATCCTATCACCATTCTTTTTGGTAAAGAGTACGTTTTCACTAAAAACACGTGGTTAGATTATCTCGTAAACAATGATTGTGTAAAAAATGGCACGTTTGTCGCCGAGTTGAATTTTATCCACAACACGATTGATTTGAATAGAATGCGTTGGATAGAAGACCAAGGTGTAGCGACACGCACACAAGACGTCGAGATGAACAAAAACAATAACACCAATGATACGTTGTCGCCGTGTTCCAAGTACGAAGTGGACATGATCAAAACAATAGACGAGTGTTTGAATGTGATAAATGAATTGATGGTGGCAAAATGCTCACCGTCCATCAACTCGGACAACGTTTTGAAATTCTACCTAGAACACAACAAACACTCTACGTTGTACATTGTGTTGATTAGTGTTTGGCAGTACTGTGAAGCTACCATTAAAATGCACAACCAATACGAACTGGAAGATATGTTGTTTTTCCTGAAAACATTGTGCGCCAAGTTGACGAATGACAACAGTGTGTTTGTCGATCATCTGGTGTACTTTTCGTCGGAGAAAAATTCCAAAAACTTTCTCAACAGTTTGCAATTCTTCATCACACCCGATCAGGGTATTGAGCAGTATTTCGACGCTATCGCAGCTTATTTTACGTTACATTTAGCTATTTTCAAGAAAACCGGCGGTTGGACGATAACTCCTATGACCATTCGAGACGCCACCGATGTTGATATCACAACTAAAAGTGTGGGTTTTTACAAGAAGATAAAAATAAACAAGTTTGATTACATTTTTACGGGCAGTATCTACGAGAACTACAAAAACAAAAAAGAACACTCTGTGGCGAGCGTGTACGACTCGTGTCCTGAAATTACCATATCCGAGCTGGTGTTCAACAAAACGCTCAACTTTTACATGACCCAATCTGGATTGTTCGACGTGTGCAAGAAAGTGTATAAAGAACCGTGTCCTTTTGTTGTGATGTCGACATTGAAAAAGAATTTTATTAGTAAAAACCAAACGTATTTGGAAGAGACAACTTTTCGAAAGTTATATTCGTGCATTGATTTGGATTTAGTGCTACTAAAAGTGTATCATGCACGCAAGTTTATGGAAGACTACACAGCGCTGGTGGATAACATAAAAGACACTACTGCGTTGGGTGAGAGTATGGTGGCGACACGACAAGAATTGTTACAGAGTTGGCGAGACATGATTAATTGGTTGTTGGATTGTAAAGGTACCGATATTGTTTTGATGGTGTTGAAGTTGAAAAATGAATTGACTCAACCGATAAGCAACATAATGTCGTTGTCGGTGAACGTTGACGTGTTGGGATTGAAAGCTGCGCTCATCTGTCATTTACTTTGGCCCGATTCGGTGGTGACACAATTTATGTGGGCGTTGTTGACAAACTATTATCACGATTTTGAAGATTGGATGGAAGGTACTCAATTTATGATTAGCGAGTCGATGTTTAAGAACAAGAAAAAAATTACTGAAGGTGTAATTAGTATATTGAGAAAAATCGATTATGACGAACAAGAAATTGAAGCGTTAACAATGAACATGATTGACAGTGTGGGTGAGTATGATGAAAAAAAATATGAGGTCGACAGAATACTGAAAAATGTTGGATCGTACTACAAAAAGTACGAGAAGATAGTGCAAGAATACAATGTTTGGACAGATACGTTGATAGGCCACAGAAAAAACGAAAGCATGTACAATTGGTTGACACGTTTTTATGTTCGCATGTTTCTCCAGGATTGTCAAGGGGATATTTTGGAGATAATGAATGTGGTGATGGGTTTTAGTTACTTTCGCGTGTTCACCAATTTTCACACAAACAACTCCAAGGCGTTAATTAATTTTTGCGCTTCGCTTGCTATACCTTTTGATTACGAGAAAATGTGCATAGTACTATCATCTAAACCCAATTGTGGTAAATCGTCATTGTGGGAATTGTTGAGCACAATGATATTGGTGTACAAACAGGACAAGGAGCATTATAAACACAACAAGAACGAAAAAGATGAGAAAGTTAAAAAGTATGAATCGCAGTTGTACGTGATGAACGAGGCTCAACTGATCACCAAAGCGTACTTGAAAGGAATTGTGGATAGCACAAAAATAGATCAGGCGCGTTGCAATTACGGTATTATGGAAAAGTTTAACAGCACGTACAAAACGCTCATTTGCAACAACGACGACGACAAGATATTTGTGACGGACGGTTATGATCGAGCTTGTAGCAACCGATTGGGCCAAATGTATTTCGATCACGAGTTCAATGAATTACGTCCTTTCAGCGGTAGTGTTTACGAACACCATGTACAAAAACGATTTTGCGAAGAGCGCGACGTTGTATCCAAACTCGCCGAACCTGTAAAAGCTTTTTTGGCCAATGTGCTAAAATACAATTGCGACCCCAACGACGGACAACTATACTACAAATCAATTTTACAATCGGACAACAGTTACAAGTACAATAAAAAATGTTTGTACATTTACAACACTACATTGGAGGCGTTGTTGTATGTGATGAATGTGCGCGAATGTAAAAACGCGCCTGAATTTAGTGAGGAAAAACTAATGGATCTGATTAAAAGCGCAGAAAAATATGTGCCGCAAATGTTGCACTTCAAAAAGAGAAACACGGTTAGTTTGGACGGATTGTGTGCAGAGTTTAAACGCAAGTACAACAGCTCATCTAGGTTTTACAACGCAGACACAAAAATGTACAGCGGTCTTCAAATTGCCCTGGACGAGAAATACTTCAAACAGTACCCACCCAAGTTTAAAGCTAATGTCGACGAGTCTTTGTGAACAATTGTTTTTTTTATTGTTTTAATAAATTATTGCAACCTGAAACTTTTTTCATTTTTAACGAACACAGTAGCGCTGTCATTGATTTGTGTGTATCCCCACTCCTTCAAAACCAATTGAGCGCTCGAATTGTTGGACAACACACATATAGGATAGTTTACATCCTTGAGTAGTTCAGGCAAAGTGCTGTTGCTGGCATCTATCAATGCGTACACCATGTTGTTGGCTTCGTAACGAACCATTAGGGTGTTGCTGTCGATTTCGGTGAAAGGAACACCTTTGAAAACTATAAATAGATTTTTAAAGTGTTTCACGGTGAAATTGTTGGTGGTGCGTGAGTCTACTTTTGTACCGTTCAACGGAGCATCCAACACTCCTAAGAACACTGTATTGGCTCCCAGTCGATCACCTTGTTCGATTATTTGATCGTAACGCATCGCTGTTTCACCAACACTTAATTTACTGAAATCCGACTCACCATGAGACACTCTTACGTTTTTAACTTTGGCATTACTCAAACGCACATTGGCTCTACCGTCTTGTGTGAATTGTATAGAATCGCTCGATTGACCGAAACTGTTGTTTAACGAGTTGGTGTTCAATTTGTCGTTGATCCACAGCACATACAACACCGCACCGATTACCAACAAGAGCACTATGGTTCCTAACATTATTTTATCTTATTTACTTATTCTTACTGTATACACACGGTCTTGATTGTTGTAATATAACTATTGTTTTCTAAAAATTGCAGCATTTCAACAATAGGACTAGTGTCGTCTACGTCACTTTTTAAAAACACAACAATGTTTGTGGCGCAACTGAACAACTCAAACACACACACTACTGTGTCGTGACATATTTGTACTACTTCTGTGTTAAACGCGTTTTCCCCATCATCAAACTCTTCAACGTACTTGTTGTACAAATTGAGAACATCCAACAAAACATGATTTCTGTAGAAATTTCCTGTGCGCTGATACAACAAGTTGTAATTTAATTTTTGCAACAACGTGCACTGTTCACGTTTTAACTCTAAGAAACATGCAAATTTACTTTTTGACGTGTCGTACAACGCCTCCAATATACCTTGAATATGAAACGTTTCGTTGTGTTCGGTGATGATGGTATCGTTGCACATCGTGTTGGACGACGGTTTGTATGTGTACAAGTTCAAAGACATTGCGTGTTTGTGCTTACTTAAGTTTATTTAAGAAATATGTTGGTAGAAACACAAACTGTCACCAGGTACAAACAGAGTTTTTTATTATTCGTGTATCGTTTGTTGGACATGACACGTGTAGCACCATCGCCGGAATTAAAACAAGTTATACAAAACGAAGTTGTTTATTTGTTCGAACTGGCATGTTTATTGGTATACAACAAGGGGGATGAACAAAAAAGTTTATCTGTAAAAATGTTGGTGGAGTGGTCTGGTGGTTTGGGGTCGGACATAGACATTGCCGTTTTTAACGACATGTACACACAACAATTGACACAATACAACCTACAGGAGTTGGTGCCAAAAAGTTTCGTGTTCACATTTGCTGTAATTTGGGACAGTATTCATTTGATGTGTTTGTTGGCTGATGACGTCATCGCAAACAGACATTTGTACGACACCGACACTACAATGCAGTGTATTCGCAACCTCAAATGGATCTTGTACAATGTGTTTATAGTATTATTTTGTCCAGTTTGTGCCAAACATTATTTAACAATTAACACGTTTCCGTACGAAGTGGAACGAGTGGAGGTTGCGTTGTACAGAGAAGAAATGGGTGAACCGTTGCAACTGGTGGACGAAATGTTACAAAGTCAAATTCACAAAAACGTATTGTACAAACATCATTTGGTGTACAATTCTATGGTGTTTCACAATCACGTCAACAATTACAGACCTATACAACACAAACGAGACGAATTGAACAATTTTCAGCGGATGGAATGGGTTTTGTACAAAACGCTGTTGGGAATAACCTAATTGTGTATTAAACGATCGGGTCTTTGTTTTAGCACACGAACAATATTGTCTTTCAGTATGACCACTTCGTATATACCATTGTCGCAACATTTATGTTCATCTTCACACGTAAACACACCAAACGAACTCATAAACACATTATCCACTTTGTTATACTTCATTTCGTAAGTCTTGTACGGTTTTAGTTTAACATATCCTCCGGTCACAGTGACGCCCACATAACCATCGTGGTGCTCTAAATTTTTGTCAACATTAGACAAATTTGTGTAAAATTTTTGAAAACACAATGTTTGGTCGTTGTTTATGCGCCACGCACGATGTTTTTGAGTAGTGATAAAATTTATTGCATCGAAAACGTCAACTCCTACCGGCGCACCAACACCATACTGTTCACGATTGTTGTACGTGTATTTCAACACACACAAAATGTCTGTTATGTAAAAACGTCGTGATTTTGCAACATATTCAACTTGTACACCAACAATACGATTGTGACAAAAAGGTAATGAAACCGAGTTAATAGTAGAATTTTTAGAAGAAAAATTTTTCGGTTTTAACTCAGTCTCATTATTTGTCAAACAACTACTGAACATTTGCATGTCGTCTAATTGTATGTAAATTTTAGCTCCGTTCACTATGTACGCTTTACCTCTCACTCCGTCCAACTTTAACGCCCACATTTTAACGTCGCACACCGTTTCACCAAACACTTTTTCCTCCGAAAATGGTCGATAACAAATCTCGTTGAACACACTGGTGTGTGAAATGAACGGTTGAAGCACAACATCTTTCAAAACGTTGGTTTCGATGTGGGCCACAAGTTTAGCGGCGTTTTGTGCACACACACCACTCAACACACCGTTGTACTCAAATTCGAGTCGACAGTTGGCCAAAATTTCATCCGTACCCAAGTGTAGATTGCTCGTAGAATCAATAATGTTATTGGGTTGTAGTAGATTGTGTAGCGCAATTTGTTTAGTTGCTATCAAAGGGTCGAAACCGTCGCCCACATTATGTTCATAGTAAATGTGTTCAAATTTAATCTCCACACCATCTGAGGTTTTGTATACACGTGTTTTACACAAACGTTTAATTTGAGCACTAGTTTTACTATAAACGTGTTCATGACATTCTCGTTTGATCATTGGCACTAAATTGTCGTCCACCAATACCACAACACGACCAGAATCGATCAATTGTTTTTTGATCGTGTCACCAGGAATTCTTGTTCGAATATCGTTGACGTCCAATATTTCCACATATTCCGCGTCTAACGAAACGTTTGCGTTCAACCAATCTTTAATACGATACAACACGTCTTGTGAATAAGCAAACGTGTACGAAAGTTCTTGTTCTGTTTCCATTCTGTAAGGAATTTATCGACTAACACAAAACTTTTGTTATTTACTCTACAAATTGCACTAATTTACGCATCACAAAATGGAGTTTGGTTACGAATTGAATAATTATTGTATCTTTCAAGGAGTGAACGATATATTTAGGTGCGACGAAACTGGTTCTCCGTGCAGCAGCGATGCGTATAACAGTCTGGCGGACGGCACGTTCATTTGTAATTTTCATTTAAACAAATATTTCAAAATAATGAAAAGTAGATTTACAATACCGTCGGGTAAAGACGATAGTAAGTCTTTCAAGATGCTGGTCGGTCAATCCCTGTTGAAACAAAACGATGTCAATCGTATTTTGATACCGACTGATCACGAGGCGCATTTCAAAACATCTAACAGGAGTTCCATCGACAAATATATAATTTACACAATTTACGACGACACAAAGGGTATCGAAGAATTGTGTAAATTGTTAAGACAACAAGACTTTTACGAGGAATCGGTATGGACGACCAACGAAAAAATTGTACGGACTATAATGAGTTTAATCAACCCAAGTATGTTGTGTGAACGAGTTGTAGCCACGGGAGACACGCGTACTTTCAACGAACAAGATTCGTACAATTTGTTTGAAGACAAACCGTTTTTGAAGAACCTAATTAATCGCTTGGTTCGACCCATTCTTTATACATTCAGCGGTGGTATTACTATTATGGTTGAAAATGCGGATACGTGCACTTTCACCAAAGAAGGTTTAGGTGTTCCGGCGTTGCACAATCCGAACGTGCCGGCGCGTAACGAGAATCCTCGCTTACAACCAAAGTTTAGCATCAGAACGGTGGTGGAATTTGAAGGACGTGCCACCGAAGAACAGCGTGCCATCGCTGGATACGAAGAAGTCGTACTTTCACGACCTTTACTGAACGGCACTCAAGTGTTTACCGCAACGTAGATTTAGTAGGTGATGTATTTTTATTTAACTATTGACGTGTACATTGTAAGTAACACAAATATGAACCGTTCAAGGAGTAACGATCAACAACCGGACCACTATCGAACGGTGACGGAAATATTAGACACGGATAATGTGTATCAAAAAGAATTTGACATTGCCGAATACGAGTACAAAAATGAAGCGTATCTACGTAAAAACAGCAAACGTCAATTGTACTTGATGGTGGCCAAATATTTTATAGAAGTGGTGAAAGAGTTAAACGTGCCCGATGTACGAATTTTGTTTGACAGCAACGAAAACGACAAAATATTCACATTCGTGTACTATTCGCTGGCGTTTGTCAACAATCAAATGTTACCCCACAACAAACAATTTATTGACATGAAATTTGTGCGCGTCACCGACAGAAAAATGTCCATTCCTACGGATCCTATTGTTTTTTACAAAAGCATGGACAGCGACGACCAAACGATTACATGTTTTGTGGACACGGTGAACATTCACAGAATTTTGTCCAAGTATGTAGATGTCGAATCGAGATTTGAACCGGACGACAGCAAAAAAGAAGTGTTTAAGTTGATAGATAGGATCAAACGGGTGGAACAGAAAAAATGTGAAGTTTTGGGTAGAGTTGTGTATGTTGACGGTAAACAGCAGCAAACACCAACCATGGATGAAGTTTACGTACAACCGTTTGTTGCGTTGCTTATAATATTTTCAAACGCGTACCTGGGTCTGTTCAAGTTGTTACGCTCGGATTTTCAACAATATTACCACTATTTATTGGATCACGAAGGTTTATTGAAAGAAAGATCATTGCCGAACATTGGTAACATTATAATGGGTCATTTTAGTTTTCAAGTAGACGGCGCTGATAAACGACAGGGAGTGGGGCTTAATTTTAAGGTTTAATTGTTAATAAACCAATTTTATTGTTAATAAAACCACTTTGTGACAATTATTGTGTTTTTAATATCGACTTTTGCCATCAACAAATCAAACTTTGCCATAAAAAAATCAACATGTGCCAAAAATTCTCGTTTTGAAATCAAACTTTGCCATAAAAAAATCAACATGTGCCAAAAATTTTCAATTTTAAATCAAACTTTGCCATCAAAAAATCAAACTTTGCCATCAAAAAATCAACATGTGCCATCAACACGTGCCATCAAAAAATCAACATGTGCCATCAAAATTATTTTTCAACTCGGCTACCGTTGTATATATCAACTCGTTGGCTTTTTGTATTAAGTTGACGTCACACAACATATTGTACACTCCTTCACTCTCCACCATGATCAAATCACCTCTCCATCCAACGTTGCATGCACCATCCATGGTTTGTTTCAACGCGTCCCACCTAATCAAATATTTGTGGTACGGTTCTAGTGAGTTGATACGCAATCCGTACTCTTGAGTGATTTGTCGCAGTTTAAAATACACATTTTTGTTGGCGGTGATGATGTAATCAATACCATCGATCGCACCCACTGAACATCCGCGTGTCCACAATGTCTTTTTACGTTTGTACCGCCGCCACCGATTCGATGTTTCTGCATCCACTACACTCGATTTGTCCTCCAACTCTTGTAACAAATTATTGTTTCCACAAACGGCCATGGTGAGTTGTGTCACACCTGGTGGTTTTAAAAAAATCGTGTTGTCTTTGTAGTAATTTTTGAAGTTGACACACACGAAATTGTTTAAAATGTACCGTTTGAGTGTGTGCCATAGTACCATGTTTTCATCGTCCACAAACTTGTTGACACAATAAGACGGTGTGCATTCAATGTACGCGGCAACATCCGTCGCATGGTAATACGTTTTGTTGTCGTACCTAAAAAATTTGATTTTTTGAGGTGAAAACATACCGTACACGCATTCTACATTGGTGGTGGTGGTGGTTTCTATCTGCGACTCGTATTGGTCAAACAGAAAATATTTGTTTAAATGTTTGTTGTCGTCCAAAAAGCAACGTTGTAGAAATCGATGCAACAATCTAGTTTGACCCTTGTCGCAGAAGGTAGAAGTAAACACACGCAAACTTGACACGGGTATCAACAGAGTCAACGGGTGTAGTGTGTAACGTGTGGAGGGATATTGTCGTCGTAATGTGGCAAAATCGGTGATGTGTTTACGTTCAACGGATTGAAACACTCGATTTACGTTGACGCGTAAACATGTGGCCAACTGGCGTAGACTAACATAGTAGTTGTCGCCACCAAAGTGAAAAATTTTGAGTGGGTGCGTGTCCTGAAAATAGTAACAACGTTTCATGCTTACGAATAACAGTGTACTAAAACGTTTGGTTTACATAATAAGGATTTTTATAATGAACAACCATCACACATTTGCAAGTGACCATAATTACAACCACAATTATTATGATTCGAAGTATAGTCAGCTTGAGAAAGTGCAAAAAGAAATTTTACAACAACACAAATATTTGGAGTCGGAATTGAATCACCTGCGCGACAACATAACATCAATTTGTCGCAACGGAAACGGTGTCAACTGTGTTGGTTTGGACAGTGTTGTTTCTAACGCTCCGTTACATCGTCGACACACATTGTACCCTGACACACTGCCAACAACTAAACACTACGATCTGATTAATGGTTATCACAATTACAAAGTTAGGAAATTTTAGGTACAGTAAAGTAGCATTCATATCCGTCTACGATTCTGTGATATTGATCGAAATAGTTGACACTGTCGTCGAACCGACACTGTCCTGTGTATCCGTTCAACTTTTGCACCTGATTGTTGAAGTCCACGAATTCGTCGTTTTCTAGTATTATTTCTTTGTCAACGACACCATGCACACATATGTTGTATCTAGTGTTGTCTAACAGATCGACCAGTATCGATGTACCGTCTGTGGAAGTGCAATCGAGCGCAGTAAAATTGATCGGATCAAAAGCTATTTCGTTTACGTCACGTGTGTACGTAACAAATTCGCTAATGTTGTCGCTTTGTTGGAAGTGTTTTTTGTCGGATATTTTGCTCACTCTACCGATCATGCTGTGTTTCAAACTGGGGTATGTCGGCACATCTACCGTAAATGTATCTTTGGTCACGTGAACTCTGTCCACTGAATAATCGACACATTTGTCTAGTTCGGGATCGAACACATGAGAAGGTAATGCCACATTAAAGGTGACGCTCAGAGGGTGTGAAAACACTTTGTCCACAACGAAATCTCCAGTGTCACACTCCACCACTTCTTGTATTTTGTAATTGTTGCACACACTTTTACCGGTATCGAAGCTAATGTTGTTGTTGTGTACCGTGTTTATTATAACACCCGTGCCGTCTTCGAACTGCATACAGTCCACTTCTTTGTCACATTCGTATCTGCCATTTCTCACCGTTACGTTATCGTTGCAAGTGTGCAAAAACAAATTGTTGTTGTCTAAACACTCAAAGTATTGCGACGAAGCCACCCGAAGAGAAGCAAATGTGTAACCCACGTCGTGATTCAAACATGGTGTGACATCGAAAGGATGTGTGTAATTCACCGGCACCATGTACTGTTCTTGGCCGGTGGTGTTGACGGCAACAAGTTTTGTGTACAATTTTCCGTTTCCACAATTCTTGAATCCGACTTTTTTCGTCATTTTGTTTGATTCTTCATTTTGCCCGTTTAATTCGTTTTCATTAATTGTGTTGTAATCCATCGTTCGAGATATTGCAAAATTGGTGATTTTTTCGAAATTGACGTATCCCACCGTGCCTTTACCGTTCGTTTGCAACACAGGTTCGTAAACACAATGTGTTCCATTAAACATTTCACCGTTTAGACATTCCTCAATTTGTGGTGTTTGAGTCGAATCGCATTTAACGTAAGCCGTCGGATGGTGTTTGGAGGAATCGTCGGTCACCGGCTTTCGTTGTGCAGAGTAGTCGTTGAAAAGTATACGGTTGAGACGATCACTTGTCAGAGGCAAATTGACATCACTTTTGTCGCAAATAGGTTTTTGTGCACACTGTACACCGTCGAACACTTCATCGTCCTCGCAAGACATGGTGTACACGTCGTCGTCTAAATGCAGCATGAATTTTCTGTCGTCATTAGCTACAAAACTGACACTAGCTGCGTCCTCCCGTAGAAATACATTGGAATAGGTTTGCGATGCAAAAGAAAACTCTTCGCGAGTAGCGTCGTGCACGTGAACGCCCATATCTTTCAAAGTGGTGGTATCAAAGTATGTTACTACGTATTTGTTGTGTTGAACGTGTGTCACGTAACCAATCGTAGACGGCACAACGACGTCGTCGCCGACCGTGCGCAGATATTCTTTAAGAACGTTTAGGCGTACTGTAAACAGATTGTTGTCAAAAGTATCGACCACAACCGTGTTGTACATAACGAACATTGTGATTAGTAAAATCGATATTATTAGAATCGAAGAGATGGATATCATCGTAGTTGTTGTCGGTGATGAGAATGATGTTTTTAGAAGTAAACACGAATACAAATTGGAAAAAACGGGTATACCTGCTTATAAACTAATCGTGGAAGAAGGTTGGAGCGATGATATAGACTCAGTTATTGTTGAGAACGAACACTATTTAATTGTCGTCAACAATGTTGTGACAGGTGGGTGTGTGGGTTTGTTGATTACACTAAACACAGGTGTTGTTTTCAAACCAGACGACATAGTATTCAGAGTGAAACGCCGCAGCGTGCAGAAAGATCCCGTGAAGGTGTTACCAACAAACTTTGTAGATACAAGTGTAATTCCAGAATTTAGCAGCATCAGTACTATTAAGACGTCGTCGGTGTTTGATAAATATAATGTCGAGTCAAAAAGGAAATAAATCACGTGTTAAATACGACTCTGAATTGTTGTTGAAGTACGTGTTTGATTACAAACTTGAGGATACTACTAATGCGCCGAACATAATAAATGTGTGTAGAGTGAAAGTGAAAAAGTTTGGAGGAGCCGCATTGGCTCACTATTACGCGCAAATATATCTAGCGAACAATTTCAACTTTGAATTCCACCCCGGTAGTCAACCGAAAACGTTTCAAAATATCAACGACACCTTAGAAAATGTGCCTTACATGAGTTATGTGTTGTGTGAAAAATGTTGTCGTAAAAAAATAGAATCGTATGTGCGAGGCGAAAACAATTTCAATATCGCGTTCCAAAACTGTGAAACTATTTTGTGTGACAGAAAAAGTGTTCAAACGGTAGTAAGCTCAGTGCTTCTAGTTGTCTTGTTAATAAATATATTACATTTTTCATTGTTAAACTTGGTGTTTATAGCGTTTTTAGTGTATTTACTTTTTCTAATTAACAATTATATAATAAAAGAGCCTACGGTTCAATATTGTGAACATTACATAAGGGATGGAGACGTTAAATTGGAGTAGCGTGGTTAACGCGATTAATCTGTACAGATCCAACAACATAGCAAAATTGAGCGCGCAACAAATAGAATGTATAAATTTGGTGCGGGATTTGTTTGTTAAAGCGGACCCGGTACCCGTCAATGTAACGAAACGATTCGAGAACGACGAGGATTTGATTGGTTATTATGCGAATTTGGAAAAAAAGTATGGCACCATCAAACCCAACGGTAGCCATGGTATTTTCGATAAATCGTTTACCATCTCGCCCATAATGAAAGCGTACGCGGACAAATTTTACAAACGTCGATTGAGTTTGGCTGCGTGTCATTTGAGTGAAATATTCAAATACCAAATGGCCACGGCGATTACACAGAATAAATCATTGCCACTGTTGTACACGGACACAACACATGAGTACTTACAACTGTTGTATCAAAAGGGTGACGTTGGTGGGGTGTATTCACAACAACCCTCGGTGTGTGCCGACGTTATGAACCGATTGGTGGAGGATGTATTGTTCGGAAAACACAACGGGTATTACATAAACAATTGTTTGTCGGCAAACAATAAGAATTCGGTGTATCGATTTCGAGACAACATTACTTTTTTGTTGAACAGCCCGTTAACGTTGTCCACCAACATATTCGATTTGATTGAGACTCGGGCCGTTGCAAACGGTCAAAGTTCACTCGTGGATTATTCCAGTTTACAGGTCACGACACCACTAACAATACCGTTACAACAACACTTGTCTGAATTGGCCTTTGAAAATGAGGCTTTGCGTAGATCAAAGATACAAGAAATGAATATAAAATACGCCCATTTGAATACATAAGTCATACGTTATCAAACCGTCAACGGTGTTAATATGTTGTGCAACAACCAAGTTGATATGACTATGTACGCGAATCGTGTGCAAACGTTTACACCGCATTGGCCACACCAGTTTTTAACACCCGAAACAATGGCCAGATGTGGATTTTATTATTTGAAACGAGGTGATGAAGTTAGATGTGCCTATTGTAAAGTGGAAATAATGCAATGGAAAGAGGGTGATGATCCATCCGCCGACCACAAGCGATGGGCGCCTCAATGCTGGTTTGCGCGGCGATCCGGTTTAAACTTGCCACCCTGCGACAATGACAACTTACAAGAAGATGAATGTGGAACGTCGGATGAATGTGGAACGTCGACGAAAAAGATGGTACCTAAGTTCAAAAAGTACACGGAATACGAAGAGCGTTTGCAATCGTTTGTGAACTGGGCTAATGTGGCTATAACACCTGACAAGTTGGCGACAGCTGGTTTCTTTTACGAAGGCATCGAAGATAAAACTATGTGTTTTTGGTGTGGGGGGAGTTTGAAGAATTGGCGATTCGACGATGACGCCTGGAACGAGCATGCGCGTTGGTATCCTATGTGTGATTACGTAATCGACACTAAAGGAAAAGATTATGTTCAGCGTGTTATTTCTGACTCGTGCGTTATTAAAACGAATGATGAAACACCCATCGAGGAGTCGATTGTGTGCAAAATATGTTTTGCTCGCAAATGCGAAGTTTGTTTCACACCATGCGGTCACGTGGTTGCGTGTGGTGACTGTGCGCTTTCGCTAAGATCCAACCACTGCCCTGTGTGTCGAGTAGACGCGAGTTTGATGCGCTTATATTTTGCCTAATACTAAGATATGATAAAAAGAAGTGTTATTGATATATCCACAATAAATAATGGAGTGGCAGTGGAACCGATACCTTTAAAGTTGTCGCACAATCAGAACAATAAACAAAATGATGTTAAAACGGACGACGAACCGATTACTCGCCTCCCTATGTGGATGTTGGTTGTTTCGTGTGTATTAATAATAATGATAGTGTTTTTGGTAAGTTATTTCATTATCAATCATGTCAACGGAGACTACACCGGCAGCGACGATGAGGACTACGGAGAACTACAATATATGGAGATTGGTGTTGATTAATCATCCTCGATTTGCCAGTGTGTTGAAAGAAACGGTGGAAAGACAAAAACGCGACCCTATTGCCAGCATTAACGAAGAGAAGAAACGTAATGTTTGGTTGCCGTTAAAAAAGGATCAGCAGTACAAGAGTTCCACGATTCAAGAATTTCAATCGTTGTTGCTTAAAATTATTTATTGTCTAATCGATGAACCAAATTTGACCAATTACGGTTGGTACAATGTGGATCGAGAAATGGATAGTTTGTACAAAGGACAATCTTTGATGGACATCGAGGAGTTCATTGAAAGATTGCTAATATTAGGAGGTATCAATAAAAAAAGAATGCAAGCCACCATAAACTTTTACACACGTTCTTTAAATTTACCTGATTACAAAATACCTGCCAACGTGGAACTACCCAAAGATAGAGAGCGTCGTAATCGTTTGTTGAACAACAAAAAAATCGATTTGGTTGACGATTTAATTGGTCCGGTGCGCAGGTTTATAGAGAACGAAATCCAACATAAAAATTATTACACTAATCAGAGTTTAGTGAGAGGCGCTATAGCGTTCAACATTATACAAGGCACTGGACTAAGAATTACAAACGCGTATCAGATAAAATTAAGCGATTTAATCGAAGTGTACAACAGGGGCGAATACAAAGTGAACGGTTTGATCATTAAACATTCAAAGGTTGATTTTTGTTACGTAAAGTGTGTGGATAAACGTGCTTTAAAAATGGCCATCGATATGTACCAAAAAGTGCCAGTCGACACACTGAACAAAATAAGTTCAAAAAGTCCTACTCGATTTCAAGACATTAAATGTTTATTCGAAAAAGTGTACGGTGAAGATAAAAAACAATTTACGAGTAACATGATTAGAAATTTCGTAGCGGATTCTTTGCTAAATCGTGGTGTGAGTTTCAATAAAACATCAAGATTAATGAATCATTCGTCTTTGAGCGCCACTCGTTTTTATGTGAACAAATTTCACGCTGGACCTTCCATGTTGGCAGACACCGATGAAGACACGACGCACACAATTATACAACATGTTTAAAATTGCGCAATTGTTTATTTACATATAATAAAATTGATTACAAAAATACAATGTGTGTTTATTAACGATAGTCATCGTCTGATAGATATTCAATTTCTTCACAAGACAAATTGTACAGCCTAAATAATGCTGTATACTCACAAAGTTGACACCATAAATTTTCGTTGAACAAAGCGTCACAAACATCCTCTAGTAATGGGTTTGTTTCACACTCAAAACGGTAATGGTAAGAATAATCTTTGTCATCGTCCCAACAATCGATATTATAACACTGGTTACATACTCTTCTGTCGATCGTGTTTGTAGCAACATGGTATCGTTCATGGTACAGATACGTGTAGCCAGTAAGATTTTTAAGCCAGTATGGATATAAACCTTTGGAATTATACAGTTTACCATATGTTTCAAACACGTAAAACATTTCTGGTGATACGTGTTGTTTACACCAATCATAATTATGTAATATATGATCGTATTTAAAAATGTTTTCTATGTTCTCCTCATCACTTAATTCGCGCATCCATGTATCCTTTTGATCTTTAATTGTTGTCGGTAATTCATTCCATAATTCTTTGGCTGCAGCTTCATGTAGTTTAGGTTGTAATCGTGGTTTATATTGTAGATGAGGAAGAAACGACTTAAACGCATAGTAGGCCAGACTCCTCGGTTGAAGCGGAAGTATAAACTCGGTCAGTTTAACTGTCTTGATAGGTTCGTATTCTACTGCCATGATGAATTCGATTCAACTGATTAGCTGCGTTTTGTGCACCCAACTATATACCGATAGATAGCGGTAGGGCGTAATCTTCGAACAACTGTGCAACACCCAATTTGTATTTACTGGCGGCGCGTAAACTTAAATCAAACAACGACATTGGTTGTTGCTCATATTTACAATATTTACACAAACACTTTTGTATGGTGGTAGCAGCAAACACATTATTGTATGTGTACACGAGTTTTGAACAGTGTACTAGAGGAATGCAACACGAACAATGTTGAAAGTGGCGCCAACTTGGAAATGCATCCACAAACAATGTCAACTTGGTTTCGCGAACACTCATACGATACGCTTTGTAATTGTTGTTTTCCATACATATCGTACACATGATGTACCTGCAAACGTCGTATACCTCCTCGTTTGACAATTGTAACAGGTGGCTTTGTAGGCGTAAGTGTAGTTGTTTATACGCGACACAATGTCTACACAAACGCGATTTTTGTGTCGTACCACATTGTAGTGTGTACGTGATCCAACATCCATCGTTGGTGACGACAACTAAATCGTGTACTTTAACAATGTTGTTTGGTTGGTTGGTGTCGTCAAAAGTAACCAAATCTCCGTAAAACGAGCGATGGTTCACTCCACACGCCGTTGAATTAGTACACATTAGGTTGGGACAAATACCACTCTTTAAACAATCCAACATTACTTGAGTCAACAATGACATTATTAGTAGCTACCATTGTAATAAACTTGATCATTTATATACTCTACCACAAAAATCACACGTGTAAATATAAGAGAGGTGTGCAATACAATGTATGTTATTTCGTTAATTGTCGGATTGGTGTTGTTCTCCTTCATAGTGCACCAGTTCAAAAGTAGTGAAATTGTAATAACATTTTTAGTGTTACTTGTGTTGATGTTGTGTGTGTTACATATGTACTATAATAACACTGAATCTGGTCCACAAGATTTGTACAACGAAAATGTTAAAAGGTTGAAAAAAAACAACAATTGAACGACACGTTTGACGCGTTGTTAAACAAAAACAATTCGTCGCTGGAATGATATAAGGAAAAATGAATTTCGACTTTCTAAAAGATCTGATCAGTTTAAACCCCATAAAAACTTCCTACGTGTCTAACATGTTTAGAAACAATTTTAACTTTATTTTAAACGATCACGTCAAAGAGAAGCAATACAATTCGGACGAGTTGACTTTGCTGGAAAAATTAAACCAAATATTTGTCATGTTCAACGAACAACGCCTCAACAGAGATTTAGTGTACAAGTTGTTTGGTAATAAATTGGATTTGACACCAGTGCAGTTTTTCTATTTGTACGACAAAATCAAACAGGATGTATATATCAACAATTTATTGTATAAAATGTGCACAATAATAGAAAATAATCACAATTCACCAGAAACTTTAAAGATACAATTGATAAACACAATAGATGATGAAGATGGATTCACAAACATATCGAGTTTTTTAATGAGAGAATGTAACAATGCTGTAAAACTAAAATGAAGAGCGCTTTCTAGACACGACCGCTTTCAATACTTTAGTGTTGTCCTTGTTCACATGTAAGTACGTAAGATTTTCATTAAACTTTCCAGTTCTACGGTAACGTTGTTGCTCATCCCATCCACTATATTTGTAGCTGCAATAAGGTATTTTGGTCGTGTCAAAAATTTGATTATAACACAAATAGCTGGGTATTGTACGTTTTTTGGTTTGTTTTTCGTGCCATTTAACAACTTCATGTATGTTGGCGAGAGATGAATATACGAGATTGTTGTCAACGTTCATCATGTTTGTCAACAACAATTTTTGATGCAATTTGATGTCAAATTCTTCAGCAACAGACTCACAAAATTCGTCAATCCATTCATTGGTAATGTGCATGTGATGTTTAGCTAATAAGCGTCGTAGTTGCACTAGTAATCCGACGTCGTCCAACAGAAATTTTAAATTATCCGTTATGAAAAAATGCAGAATAGTTGCAATGATCAATTTGTATTTTGCGTTGATAACACCTTTCTGTTTCACTGGTAGACATGTTCTCAAAACCAAACGTACACACGTCATAAATTTCGCTTTGTCGATACACAACAACGTTAATATACATCGTCGAAATAGTTGGTAGTAATTTCTGTAATGAACTCTGCTTGTGGACGCTCGTTTCATTATTTCTCGCATAAAGTACGCCAAATGATCAGCCACATTTGTAGTGTTGGTACTTTTTACCAACCAATCGTATAACACAACGTGTTCCTTGTCTCCCATTGGTAAACGTTCAGGCACATCGATCCAATTTACATTGTGAATTTTGTCTAAAACTGCACTATCCAACTTTTGTAGTACCGGTTTCATCAAATAAATCAATTTTTCAACACGGTTTTTGTGCCGAGTAAACTTGGTGGGTAAACAATAATCAAAAAATTGTTTCAGTAATGTTTTACTTTGCGTTTTATTGGTAGCGTACTTGTCATAATCACTAAACAACAAATATTTATTATACGAAGGAAAATATACTTTTCGTTTCGGATGATAATAATCTTCATTATAAAATAAAAAAGGTTTCCGAGCACTGGTACGTGTGTTCATGTTGAAGACAACGATCGATCTGCCGGAGATGAATTATTACATTAATTTCAACAGCTTGGTCTTGTTTACTGCAGATACACCGTTGTTGTTACACACAGGGCAATTGGTGTCAAATTGACGAATGTCAATTTTGTATGTGGGTGGACGAACGGTCAACGTAAATTCGTGCGAATGTATGAACTTTTGTTGCTTCGAGTTCAACATCTCCTTGACCATCTCGTCGGTCAAATTCTTTTTTGTTTTAATGTTAAGCTCCTTGCATAATATGTCTTTCACGCGTGACACGGTCAGCTGTTTAATGTTGGGATACACAACACCAAACCTCTGTCGTTTTTGCCAATACAAGCAAATTTCTTGAAACGCGTATACAAATAGTGTGTCGTTACCCAACATGGACATGAGGTCGTTGAAAAAAGTGGACACTATTCCAATGTGTTTTTTCCAGCTCATGATATCGTCGTCAGTGAACAGTTGCGTAGGTTTGGCGCAATCTCGTACTCTTTTTTCACAATTGTCTATCAACAAATAGGGTATGCGATCACCAGACGATGGTACGTATTTGGTGTTTGCGTCGTTACGCAACATCATGTACAACATGTATGCAATGGTTATGTTGTTGTTGCCCACACCATTTTTTGTTACATTCAGCGTTTGCGAAAAAGAATACTCTTCACAGTTGGCAGCGCAAAAATCATCACATTTCTTCTTGAGTGTGACCACAAGTTTATGCAGCACACAATCCAAACTGTGTGCCTTGAGAACACCCAGGTAGACTTCATCGAACGCGTTGCGCAAAAACAATGGTGTATCTTTCTTCACATTCAAACCACGTTTGTACAAACCTCCGTCCATTTTGACACACATGTACGATTTTTTACCGCGGATCAACGTGCCCAACATTATGTTTTCCAGTTCCATTTTAAAAGCGCCATTCCACAAATTATTCAACGGCGTCAATATGTCTTGCAAGATCAATTGTTTGAATGCAGTCATACCACCCATACGATCGAATTCGTGTGGTAAAATGTCTGCGCTGACAAAGTTGGAATCAGTGTCGCCGTACACAACATCCACGTAAAACTTGGTCAGGTTCCACTTTTGTTTAATTTCTGCGTTATCGTTCAACGATCTGATGAATGCTTGTGCTTCGTCCAATTTTATACGACCTTGTAATGTGATAAAGTTCGCCAACGGCTTGCACACCAGTCCGAACCACCCGTATTGAGAGTTGCACACCAATTTTGCTGCGTTTTGCCACGAATCGTAAATTTGGTAGGTAAACGAGCCGGGTTCGTGACGACGCATTTCGTTTTTGTATGCAGCTCTATTGCCGGCCATTTCTTTCAAAAATTTTGTAGTCACGGCGTTTTCATTTTTTTGTAAATACAATTTGTTGTCGGCACCGTAAAACAAGTTCGATAAGCAACACATGTAGTGTATCATTATGCTGGTGTAGAGTTGAGAAAAATCGAGCGTAAAGATGAGTTTGTAAAATCCGGGAACTGGTGAAAGCACTTTACCACCGGTGTACTTCATTTTAGTTTTGAGGTCACACAGTGGTATAGCTGTTGATGGAATTTGGTGCACAGGCACCCTGCTTCTGTCCAAATTGGTAAAATCAACCGTTTCTCCTTCATCGTTTGTTTCATCGTCACTCTCACAATCTGTTAGATCGTTGTCATCGCTACGCAATTGGGCAGCCACACTTGTGTTTTTGCGTTGCATAATTTTCGTCAAATCATGTTTATTGAAGAAGTACTCGTCACGAACGTTGGATTCACTTTTGTTGTTTAACGAGCGGTTAAACAAAGCCAAATTAATTTTTCGCCATATGGTGAGCGTGGAATCGTCGCGAGTCATGTACATCAACTTGGCGTCGGCATACAGTTTATTGGATACTTTGCATTTCCTGAACATTTGTATCGGTAATGTAGAATCGCGCACATTGTAAGTTACAATCTTGGCGAATTTCCGCTCATTGTACAGAGTCATCATTTCTCGTACAGTCAATTCCACTTTACCAACTTTCAAGTAATAATTTGCCACTGTGTCCAGTTTCATATTTTCTATTTTGCTGGCGTCAAACGACCCTTTAACATAGTGCAACATGTCCAAGTGGTTGAAGTATTTCATGAAATAATTGTCAAAGGTGTAACCGTGTTTCGAGTGCACCGACACAGTGTTCATTTCTTGCGGTGGTAAATTGTACCGTTGTACAAACTTCTTGTCAATATTCAAAACTTCGGCTCTTTGCAACAAGTAGGGAATGTCGAATTGGTCACCATTGTAGTCGAGTATGTCGTCGGGGTTGGATTTGAACAGCAGAGTCAGAAATGAATTGATCATGTCGCGTTCATTGTGACACGGAATCACAAACACGTCGCCATCTACTACAGTGTCGCAATCCACCGGATCATTCAACTCAAAATGTTCTCCTTGGGTGTTGATAAAACAATAACGTTTGGTTTCGGTTTGAGTTTGCAACACATACGAAATGGTTATGATAGGGTCAATCTTTGCGTTGGAGAACGTCACCAAATTGGTGTACGTTTCCAAATCGTAACACCCCACAATCACATCTATTGGTGTTGTAACGTCTTCCACGTTGAGTTTCTTCAGCGAAGACAACGAACCGACAACACATCCGTTTTCATCCACACTCACACCGTCCTCAAAGCGCACATATTCACCTTCGTAAATTTCCAGTTGCATTTGCACCCTGTTTTCATTGGTGCAGAAATCATCCAAAAGATACTCTTCAGCGGGTTTACATTTTTCTCGATTGATTGTGTACACATTGATGCGGTGACATTCTCGTTCCTTCAATCCTGTCACCACCATACTCTTGTACGATTTACACATCATCGGGCATGGTGTGCGTTGGTGGTAACAACGTTTGTACGAGTGAATCGAGCATGCAGCACGAAAATAAAATTGAACGTTGTCTGCGCCCGTCAAAAACAAATATAAAAATCCGCTATCGTAGCGTAAACGTGTAATCAAAAACGGGGTGTTGTTGTCGTATGTTTGATTCGCGCTAGGCAACACAGCCGGCACTAATTCGTTGACATCGAAACAGATCTTGAATTTGGACCCCACATCTATCGATTGTAACGCGTCCATACGACCTATTTTCGAAGACATGGCTTCACTGCCACCAGTCGCCTTCCTTTTCAATAAACCTTCCGACGACATGATTTTGACAAGATACAAAGGGGTTGACGTTACTCCGCACACGTTCAACAATCTTATCAAAACGATAACTAATCAGAAGTCAATTAGCAACACGAGCGCTAGCAAGACTGAATTCGAAGATAGGATACGCGAGATTATATTAGCCTTCAACCCCACCCTAAAAAAAAATGGTGCCTATATGACAACCGAGTACATGTTAGTAAACACTTTGAAGGACACAGATAAGAAAGAAGTTATACACACATACAATTACAACAATTGGGGTAATGGCAATCAAAATGACGACGTTGTCATGCAAAATGAAGATGATGATGATGATGACGTGTTGAGTAATGCAAATGTGAGTAAAAAGTTGAAAAGTATTGCAACTGGTGAATGGAGTGACGACAAGATGGAACAACTGTTGGATGTGGTGTACCCGGTTAACGAGCAATGTGTGAGAAAAATAAACAAAAAATACACCAAGTATGTGGACGGTTTGAAACGCAAAAAGAGAAAAAGTTGCGACGACAACGATGATGTTGTGTTGGCGTCCATTAAACAAATGTTGTGTGTAAAAAAAATCGACAACAATTTAGTGACGGCGTTGTGCGACACCATTAAATCTTTCATGAAAAACAACAACACAACCAACATGTGTTACGACACCATAGAGAAATACATTTATGGGTTTCGGGTGGTGAGTGAATACATAAAATCTAGTAAAGGTTTGTTGGAGAGTGAAATAGTTAAAGTGACAGAAGCGACTCGGGCACAAGTTATCCAAGAAATACAAGCAGACGTACAAGGTTATGAGAGTAAAATAGAAGCGCAAAATAAAAAAATGAAAACGTTGTTGGATCAATGCGACCATCTCAACAACATTATCACACAAAATGTGATTGAAATCGCCAAACTGGGAGGTGAAGCGGGTGAAAAAGATGCGTACATTGAGGAGTTGCAAGAAGATTTGCAACGTTGTCGTGAACAAGTCACAAGAATGGAAGACGAAATAAAACAACAAAAAGAGAGTATACACGAATTGGAGGCGGGTGTGAATACGTTGCGCGGTGAGAACGTCAGACTGGATCGTCACAACGATGAATTGTTACAAACCAATTCTCAATTACAATCGCAAGTGCAACAATTGCAAGAGGAGTTGAAACAAAAACAGGAAGAAATTAGGGTTGCTAGTGAAAGTTTTTATAATATATTGAATAAAAAAGATGAAGACGACGAAGACAAAAACCGTGGATATATTAGCACGATACAGAGTCTGACGAACGAAAGAAACTCGTTGATGCAAGATAAACAATTGTTACAAAACAACATCGTGGAGTACGAAGAGTTCAAGAAAAACGTTCAAATTCGTATGCAACAACTGCAGTCGGAATGTGTCATTAGAAACACAGAGCTGAATCAAAAAGAACAAGCGTTACACTCGTGCATAAGCAGGGTGCAAGATCAAGAAGGGAAATATTTAAAGAAATTGGACGAAATTACTGAGTTAACATGTAAACTACAAAATTTACAACAAGACTACGATAATATGCAGAGTGAATGCGAGTCGTTGAAAGCAAAAGTGGAAAGTGCCAATAGTAAAGTGGAAAAAATTACACAGAAAAATAGTGAGTTGTTGCAAGAAAACGAAAAGTATTACGAAGAAGGTGATGTGGTTATTAAAGAGAATGTCGAGTTGAAGAGTAAAATAAAAAAATTGCAAAATAAACTTGAAGAGGTGGAGCAAGAGTGTAAAAATGTGGAGGTGGATTGTGTGAACAAAATCAAAAACGAACAGGAAAAATTCGAAGAGTGCAAACAAGAAGTGATCATTGAAATGGAGAATAAATGGCAACAAGAAAAACAACAATTGATTGACGATTACGAAAAACGATTACAACTGTTACAGTGTAGTAATGGTGAGGGTGTAGTCAACGTAACACAACCGCCAGACATTAACTTGAACAACAACAGTAGAAAACGTGGTAAAAGTGATATAAAAAGTGTTCCATTAAAATTGGCTAAAACTGTAATGTCTGTAAAACCTATATCAAGGAAATAAATAAAACTGTGTATATTTGTTAATAGGATTTATTTTTTGTAGTAAAACATAGTAGACATTTAATATGAGGAGAAAATAAAATGATATGTTATATTAACAAAATTTATTTAAAACCATACACCTAAAACACAGAAGTTACAACATTGTCGGAATCCATACACACTACAGATGTAATGTTGTAAAATGGGTTTGGTTCGTCGACCTTGTGATTGTACACACAATAAAAACGTTTGCCGATGTCGATTTCGAAATTGATCGAATTCACATCGCACATGATTTCGTAGGCATCATCCTCTTTGACATTGAACTTGGATCCAGTCATTGTGCCGTTCTCCACAACAAACTCGAACATCAAACGAGCTTTTTCCCCTGAAATATACTCGCATTTCGACACCGATAACAATTGTGTTACAGCAAATCGTTTGTTGATCATGTACGACACATTGTTTTTGAATACCGTTTTGTCAACGGCAATGTCGCAATCTGAAGTGTTTATTGCGGTGTTGTCTCTGGCTAGTAGTGAACAACAGTAGGGTTTACGACAAATCACTTGGAACACCCACCATTTGTGCAGCATTTTCGTGTAAACTTGTGTCAGCGCACGTTTGACTCGTTGTTGACGCGATTCGTCACATTCAAAGTTGAAACACGAAGGTCCGTCTAGTTTGACGATTAAATCACATTGTTTTTGATTGTTGTTTACGATGACAACACCAAATATCTTGACACAATCGTGGTCATCGACAGCGTACGCCCCTTCGACATAAAAGTTGACCAACACTTCAGCTTCGTTGACAAAATCCTCATCCAACAGCACAGCTTTTAATACGATTTCTTCAGAAGCCAACATTTCATACTCCAACAAATGCCACCGTTTGTCGTCGCGACGTTCAATGGTAAATTTATAAGAACTATTCTCTACTATTGCGTCGTAATCAGTTTTGGAGTTGACATAAATTAGGTTTTGTTGTTTTTTGTTAACCGTTCTACAGTCCAGTTTGTAGATTACATTGTTTTCGACACGAGCCGCTCCCTTCTGAAACTCCCTTTTCAATATCACCACTTGTTCAGTTGTTATTACATTTTTTTTTACCGAAGGCTCCACAATGTTGGTGTCTGCTGATCTTTTCGACATATTGAACAAGTACAACTGGCAAATTGTCGACAAACAATATATAGAAGTAGTGCCAAATGAGCGCAGATCTGCGTGGAAAGATTTGTTTATAACGATATTACGTCACACACCCCAAACGTACAAGAAAAATCTACGCAAAGGTACTATTGAACACTTTGATTACAAACAACCAATCGTGTACGATATTAAAAATAGAACAATGGGTGTAGCAACACAAAGTGTTCTGGAAGCTATGAATCCGCCTAATCAACCTATGTTTAATTCAAAAGTGATATCACCACTATCAATACTCACTGGTTTTATAGTAGTGGTATTATCGTATTTGGCAGTGGAGGGGAATATGTTTTAAATACGAGATGACATGACAATTGCGCTGAGAGGAATTCCAAGAATCTCAAGATGAAGATGTTGGATATTGAAAAGGTTATTCAGAAGCGTATTAAAAATAAACATATGGTCAACGTGGTACGACACATGACCAACGCTCACAAGTATGTTAGAAAAAATACGATTATACAAAAATTCCTACACGAATACTACAATTGCAACAATTTGACGAATGGCGACACGCTTACAACGATTTTGCAGGCTTTCGAAATAAGTAGTGACGAGAACACCACCGACGCTTTTCTCACCGACAGTTTTTACCGTGCGTGTAAACTCACTAACATTGTGTTGATGGCGGGTTGTCAAAAACGTCGATTGATTACCACCAAACAAAATGTGCGTATAAAATGTTATTTGGTGAACGATAGTCAAATTTGTGAAGAATGTTACAAATCATTCGGTGGTAGCAAGAGTTTACCGGATATTCAGAGCGAGTGTTCGATTGATCCAGAACATTCATACTTTTTTTGTTGCAGTTACATATGCGAATGTTGTTACTCGAATAAATTGTATACGAAAATGTACATTTGTCGTTTTTATTTTTATTATACCAAACATTCACAAGTGTTTCGTACACATTATGCATTGTTACGAGAATAGATTGAAAAGTTTTGAAAATTGGACGGGGTGTGAAAACGTTGAAGATTTAGCCACAGTGGGATTTTACCACACCGGATACAAGGACACGATAATGTGCTACTATTGCAAGTACACCGATTACAATTACACTACCGGTAACGAAGATACTCTATTCAATCACAAACGATATTCACCCGATTGTTGTTTCTATACGTTTACCAGTGCCGAAAATTTCTTAACCACCAAATTTAACACACCGCGAACTATACACACCAACTTTACACTGGATCACATTGATCATGTAATCCACCGTGATTATTCACTAGCCGAGCACCGCGTCAACAGCTATGTTAATTTCCCCAAAATACTAAAACATTTGATACCACAATTGAGCGAATGCGGTTTCTATTACACTAATTGTAGCGATGTTGTGGTGTGTTACGCGTGCAACGTTCATGCACGAGATTTACAAATAAATACAAACGCGTGGCAACTACACAAATCTCTGAACAACAATTGTCCTTTGTTGTATGTGCGTAAACAACATAACATTTGTGTCACAGACAGTGGTGCTGGTGGTGGTGGTGATAATGAACAAATTGTTGTTCCATCGGCACCTGAGTATCGTAGCTACCATTACACCCTACCGAAATGTTTGAATTGTGGCGACAGATACATTGACGCCGTACTTTTGCCTTGTTATCATTTTTGCGTGTGTCAAGAATGCGCCTTGACGTGTGTTCAATGCAAAGCGTGCAATGTGTTTGTGGGTGGTTTTTTCATGGTTAAAATACCCACTACCAAGTTAAACGTGGTTGAGTATGGACAGTTCACGGCAAATTAAATTCTACAAACGCGATTCGACCACTATCAGCGTGTTGAAAAATGTCAACGCGCTAGAATCAGTGTATTGTATGAACGTAGAAGTGTTCGGTAAATTCGTCAGAGATTTGTTGACGTACTTGAAACTGAGCAAATGCACCTATTACAATTCTATTATTGGTCAATTGATCACCACGTTTCAAGAACATGAAATGTCATCAGAGGAGGCGCGCATACTGGACAAAGTGTTGATGGTTAACAATGTGATAGTGACCGACATACAAGACAGTGTGTTTTTGCGCAAATTGAAAACGAACAAGTTCACCGACAACATCGACTATTTGATTTTACCAAATTTTACTTTGTGGGACCACAACTTTTTGGTGTTCTTAAACAAAAAATTCAATAGCAAAAAAACCGGTAATTTGGTGAACGTGTGGGGTGCTATGCAAAAAATATCCTTGACACAGGGTGTTATCAAAGATTTGATACAAAACAAAAACGGATACGCTGGACAGTATTTGTACTCGACATTTTTGAACACGAGCAGTTTTTACGCCAACGTTTTGGGTTTTAATGGAATTAATGAAATCGTACCACCCAAAATGAGCGTTGAACGCTTCTACGGTAGACCCGTAAAAAATGTACGAGTGTGGAACACACGACACCCTAACATTTCCCAGTTGTCTACCCAATTTTCAAAAGTAATTCAACGCAACGAGTACAACTGGAACGTTAAAATTGGTTTGGGTACTTTTGTGGGCGCCAACCGGGATTGCGACGGCGACAAAGAAGTTATTACATTTTTGCCGCACCCCAACTCTCTGATCCACTTGGAGTCGTTGATGTACTGCGATCCTAAATACACTTTTTTGTGTTTCGACAAAAACAAACTGTCCTTCGTCAGTCAACAAATATACTACTTGTACAAGAATTTGGCGAAACTGGAAAGTGAATTACACAAATACCCCAAAGTGTACGATGTGTGGTGTGCTCGCAAGTACGACCCTACGTTTTCTGTGCGACTACAAAATTTTTTCTCGGACATCGCTTTGTTGTTTAGCAGCAACATGAGCACATTGTTGTTTGAACTGTTCTGTAAAATCATTGATGACGAACAATTGGTTTGCAACGATCATGAGGTGAACGATTTGAGCGGGTGTTTTGAAGACATCATCAAGTGTGGCGCTAAGGGTAGCGACGAATTGGTGAAAAACACTAAACAGTTTGGTGACACACTCGATCAAGACGTAAACATTGTCGCGCAAAGAGCGCTAGACGGTTTGAATTCTCACATCACAAGTCATGGTCGTGTAAAATACAGCGGTGGAGACATTTATCACAACACAGTTGTTTTTTTGAATTTATACGTGTACAACAACTTGTTGTGTTACAAACAACACGATATGGTGTTGGGTGAACTTAGCAACCTACCCGACCAATTTCTTTTTCCACCACATCTCATAGACACATTTTTATAAGGGAAATGCAACAACAACAACGGTGTGTGTCGTCGTCGCAAAACGATATAGACAAATGTGTAGAAATATTCGGATTGGGTTACTGGAACGATTACGATGAATGTTTGCGCGTCATTTGTGAACAACTCGATCTCAACATAAACGACGTACAAATGTATTCGATTAAGGGCAACGCTTTATTGGTAAAATTGGTGAACGAACGAGTTGTGAATGAGTGGGAGAGAAAATCACGAGAAAAACGATTGCGTATGCACGACATTGTTGATAACGGAGGTGATACAAAAATTAAAGTGTTTGCAGCAGCGCCTACTAAATTTAAACTGTTGTTGCATACGGTGCGTAAAACGTTGCCCAACTTTAAATACATTTGGATAGGAAAACGGGGTGTGATGGTACGACAAAAATCGCGTTCACAAATACACATTGTTAAAAATGAAACAGACATTGATTACCTCAAATCGTTTTATTAAACAGTGTTAGGTGAATAATTTATAATGTTGTCTTTGATGTAGAAATCGTACAATGCGGTGTAACAAAAACTTTTATTTGTTATCGTAGACATCAGCAACAAATCAAATATTGTGTTGGCTTGTTTATACGTTTTGTCGTCTCGCACTTTGATAAATCTAGGCAATCTAATCGACACATAGTTTCGTTCTACAGAATTCCAGGACCACACTTTGTCGCTTCTAATAAAATCACCTTGCATTTCCCACACGGGCATGGTGAACGGATTCTTAGCCACCATGTCAGGTATTTTGTTTAACGTTTTCAAATGTTCGTTCACCACTAACCACTTGCATTGGTTGCTGTTGTACGGTTTCATTAAATGTTCGTAGTTATTTTTTGAGTATTTCACTTTAGACACGGGCAAAAACATTATGTTGTCTTGATCGTCTTTGAAAGGTGTTGCTACCAAATAAATTGTAATACTTTTGTTACTTCTCCAACCACCAACAACTACCAAATCAGCACTGCATACATTCTTAAAATAGCTTCTTTTTATTTTCAACCATTTTTTTCGTTTCGGCTCATACACACCATTCCAATCTTTAATAACCACACCTTCTATTTCGTCTTCTTCCTCCAAATTGTCCAATTTTAACAGAGTGTTCACCCAACGCTCCACGTCGTCTCTGTTGCTTGTCACTTCATACTTCACATTCATCATTTGACTCTCCTCCTTCACCATTATTCTATCCAACACACTTTTTCGTGCGCTCAACGGTTCGTTAATAAGACACACTCCATTGTAGTAAAGCACATCAAACACCACAATTTGATAAGTGTTCACGCACGAACCGATCAATTCACAATCCAGTATGACGTTGTCAACGTCGCGCAAAACTCGTTGAATTGTGTTTGTTAATTCGCCACATTTCATGTTGACGTTCAAGTTGCGTTTGTAACACGTTACATTGTTCGAGTATTTGTGCACCTGGATGCGCTCTCCGTTGTACTTTACTTCAACACACATGTTTTTTATATTAATCGCCTCAAACACTTTGCAAGGTTGCGCCAACATTGATTCTATTGGTTTACCGGGTTTAATACAATCACGCATATTAATATTTGTTTTTTTAAAATCCTGCATATACACGTCCACCTCCTTCAACCCTTTTACGACCCAATACTTGTCTGAACAAATACAGGTTCCTTTTTTGGTTTGCAGTTTCTTATTTTTACTAGTGTTTCTAATTAAAACCAACAAACAGTACAGTGTGTGTTTATCGCATTGCGGCAATATATTCTTAAAGTGGCTCATTAAATAAAAACTCTTGGACGGTATATCTTGTAGTTGTTGAAGGAACTTGTAAACATCCACCATGGTCAATGGGTTTTCTACGACATCGTTCAGTTTTACGATGGTACTGCAAGTGTTTGCCACACCGTTGGTTTTGAACGCTTCATGCAAGTTTTTTCGGTCAATGTGCGGCTCCTGAATCTTGCTGAACACTGTCAGTATGTGCTTGTCGTTGATTTTAAATTTTTTGTCAAACGTCGACATTAAGTACAACCACATGTACAATTCGTTTTTCATTGAACTATCCACTGTTTTATTTATGTACGAACTGATGTCGCTCACGGAACCCATTCCAGTAATGGTGTTGTGGATTTTGGCAAACGTCGAAAAGAGCATTGTGTAACTGACACAATTTGCGTCGCAATTCGTGTTATGTACGCGACAAAATATGTAAACAATGAATACGAGTTAAAATCAAAAATTTAATTTTAAAAATTTTCTCGTTTGTATTCGTATTCATCAACTGTGTAATTGTTGGCACTGATTGTGAGCTCGCGTACACATTGCATGAATCATGAATTATTTATATTTCTGCTTGCCTGGTATAAAAGCTCGGAATGTTGCGTATTTAGGTCAAACACAATGGAAGCCAAAGATAAGAAGGATGATACGACCAAAATTCCTGTTCAACTCAGGGATGTCATTGAAAAAACAATACAATCTGCGTACAACAAAGATTGGTGTAAAACGCGTACCGGTAGAATATGGCACACGCGTCACATAAATAAAACGTGGTGAAATAAAAATGTTATTTAAAAACGACACGCTACCCGTGCGAGCGCACACACGAAAATGGGACTCTGCTGCAACAGTTGTTTGGACAAAATCAACATCACGGAAATGGAAGAAGCGTGGGACGACGACGATGGAGATGATGGTGGCAAACGTTGCTGTTTATGTTGCACGTGTTGTAGATGTGTTTTGTGTTTACTAGTCATTGGTGTTGTTGTTAGTGTGGTGTTGTTCGTGCCTTCGTTTTATTTAGCTTTAAAAACTTATTTGAAGTTGTAAAGAAGGGAAACGAAACGAATAAAACAATTTGAAGTATACGTTGATGTTTTTTTTATTTATTTATTTATTAACATTTGTGTTATTGTAGCTCAACATCAGAAAAAACACAAGATTCGGTAAACTCAAAACAAACGAATTAGCTTTGTTTTTTACATTATTTTTTTTACACTTTTTTGTCGACTCCTGCCTACTATCAATATTCAAATTATTGCATGAATATCGATGCACATCATCATTTGTCAACACGAACTTTACCCTCGATTTTTTGCTCATCGCGCACGACAATTCGTTTGTGGTGGTGTTATACAATAGATTGTGATCATTTTGGTAGAACCGCACATAAAACGTTTTGTCTCTGTTTATCACCATTCGCACTTTACACTCGAAATTGTTAGTGGTCGCCGTGTAAACACCACATTCGTCGTTGTAGCACAAGAATTCACATGTGTTCACGTTTTGTATTGCGTACAGACCGGGTGATGTGGTGGTGTGTGTAACAAACATGTTGTTTTCGAATAGTCGTGTTCCGTCGTACAGCTGCATTTTGTAATATCGATGATCATCTTTTCTCACGACCACCTTTACACCACCTCGCAAATACAAAGAAGCGTTTGTGGTTTTTGGAGTGCATTGATGTTCGTTTACCACCATCGTTTGTTGCACACTTTTTGCAATCGGTCGACATCTACGTTCGTCTTGTACAGGTCCATGTTTCAACACAAACGGATGTTCGTCGGTTTCGGTTTTGTTAACTCTCAAAATGTTGTTAACAGAGTCGAACATGAAATCCCTTCGTTTACCATTGTTTACGTAGAGTATTGAAAAACTACCGTCGCGTGTAGCGTTCAAGTAAAACTTGCAATGATGTTTGTAGCGCACCGGACTCACAAACGCCACTCCGCACATATCAATACACAGAAACCTGCATACGTTGTTTCTGATGTAGTACTTGTTGTCGTTGTCCTTGTAAAAATAAAACGTGTAATTGGAGGGTATTGAACGCACCTCGACAGAACCCCGCTGCACGTACAAATTGACCTTGTCGCGACGAACACCTATGGTATAACCCAAACCAGACGTTTTGTTGGTGTTGGCAAGATATCGCATAGGATGTGCGTCATGATAGATATGTTCTCCGTCGAGGAGATTTAAATCGATTCCGTCGTCCACAATGTATTTATAAGGATCGACGGCGGCGGCGGTGGTGTGTGCGCACACAAAAATTACGAAATTTAATAAGAGGTTGCGGCAGTTCATTGTCGTTTCTCACCACTTTGTCCCCGAAACACAATATATACGTGGCAAGAATAACAATTTAACGTGCAAATCGATTATTTTTGTGTATACAACTTTGCGCAACATATCATTTAATCGACCTACAACATGATTCTTTTCTCCAAGCAACACTTCAACAAACGTCGCATCGCTGTCATCGTGTGTTCCGATTTTAAGGTGTACTTTAAACTGGTCGAAGTGATACGGCTACTGTTCAACATGTGTGATCACACCTACATTCATGAAAACTACATTCGTGTGTTTGACGAATTTCCAAACACAAAATTTGTGTCTGCGGCTGGACTGCGAGTGTTGACCGGATTGTCTCCAAAAACTGCAACAGCGCAACAACTACAACATTGGGCTGATTCGCTTTTTCTACGTTAACCAATAAACTATATTACTCTAAATTGACTTTTATTTGTTCACTGTCATAATGGCGTACGAAGTAGCTGTATCCTCTGGTGTCCTCACCGACGAACAATTATTTTTGGCTAATAAATATTGTTTACAAAAGTACGTCAAATCTTTGACTATAACACACAGAAACACTAATGAAGAAATATCACACTTGGAGAAAGCGACTCGAGGACAAGCTGATAACGATTTGTGGAAATTGTTGCGCATCAACAGAACTACCGCCTCAGGATCGCAAAGTTTTTGTGGCGAAGCTACTCCTGCCATGGAATACGGAGTGTGTAATGAAAAACTATTGAAGCAAAACAGCGCGCTTATGAGTATCATCGTTGACGGTATAGAGAAACGTTTGAACAAACGCGTCGTTGAAAGTGTGTTGGATTGCGGTCTATTTTTATCTCCCATCGGGTTGTACAGCGCATCACCGGACGCCTACTTCAGATTGGAGTCGGGAGAATTGGTTGTGTTGGAGATCAAATGTCCGTATGTGTATCGAAACAAAACGTTGGAACAAATCAGGTTGGAAAAAAACAACACTCGCGCTGTGTACCGTGTGCAAAATACAGCGTTGAGTTTGAACAGAACAGGACCACTTCATGTAACAGTGAGCAAACGCAACGACCATTACAGACAAATACAAACACAGATGTACGTAACCGGAGCAGTGTTAGCCGTGTACATGGTGAAATTCAGTGACATGCCTGAGATTCATTTTGTGGAACGAGACGAAGGTATCATAGGGGAATTGGAGAAACGAGAGTTGGAGAAATTGAGTATGTACGTAAAAGAAAATACACGCAGTCGAATCATGACTATGGAACGTGAACGGTTTCGTTCGTTTGCCAGGGCCCATAATATAACCACTAGTGATGCTAAACGATTCGCACAAGACGGACTGTACTGGTGGTGCGGAGTGGTTATGTGTTATTTTTGCGAGCAACAATTTGAAATAATAGACAAAAACGTGACACAAGTGTTACAAGAACACAATCCACATTGCAACAAAGAGGGTAACATTAGCGTGGGTTTGAATGTGAATGCGGCACATCCACGTTTTCTAAACATTGTTGATCGTATAAATAGTTTTGTTGGTACACCCCAGTACTCTGTGCAACATAAACAACTGGCTGCTGATGGTTTGTTCTACGATGGAACAAAACTTGTCATGTACTGTTGTGGAGGAATCGGTGGAGAACATCAGGCAGGATGTACAACAAACGTCTAAGAGACAAAAAATCTCAAGGGTGGCAGATGAGGTGGGCGACAACACCACACTCAACGTGAAGCAACAAAAACTGTTTGATTATTTGACGCAAACAAAATCGTTTGCACCGGTGTTTGTGAGTGGATCGGCGGGAACGGGTAAAAGCGCGCTGTTAGTGGCGTTGCGTGAACACTGGTTGAAACAGGACAAAATAGTGTTTGTGGCGGCGTATACTCATTTGGCGGCGCGCAATATCAACGGTAAAACGTGTCATTCGTTGTTTCGGTTTGATTTCGAGTTGAATCTGTTACGCGCACAAATCGGCGTGCCACATTATTTGATTATAGACGAAATCAGTATGGTGCCAGAAAAAATGTTGGATGGCATCGATTCACGATTACGTCAGACTTCGGGTAAATTTAGTTTACCTTTCGGTGGCGTCAACGTTGTAGTGTTTGGAGATTTGTATCAAATACCACCCGTAGACAAACACCACTTGTTACCACCGTACAAAGCCGACATTTGGTATTATTTTGAGTTGTACGAACTCACGGAAAACATGCGACAATCTGAACCGGAGTTTATCGCAAACCTGAACATGCTACGCGTGGGAGACGTAAAATGTTTGTCGTACTTCAATAGATTCGTGGTCAACGCAGAAACACAGAACATACAGGATTGTGTAAACTGCACTTCGTTGGTGAGCACACACAAAGAAGCAAACGATTTAAACAAAAAGTGTTACGCACACATTGTAGGTGATGGCGAGGAAATGGTGTGCACGGTTAAAGAAACCAAAGGTCGATGGAACAGAGATATGGTTGTGTTTAACGAAGAGCAGGCTCAATTGATATTCGGTGAGTCTATCAAGGTGTGTGTCGGTGCAAGAGTAATGATAACACACACAACAGACACATTTTGTAATGGTGACTTGGGAGTGGTGCGATCGTTCAAAGAAAATGAAATTGTTGTGGTGAGAGAGCACGACAATAAAATTGGTGTGTTGCGACCGAAATGTTTGACGTTCAACACAAAAATGTTAGGTGTAGTCACCTTTATTACGGGGTTTCCGATTGCTTACGGTTGGGCTGTGACGATACACAAAGCTCAAGGGATGACAATTAAAAATTTGACAGTGTATCCCGCGTGTATTTTTGCTCCAGGACAAGCATACGTGGCTTTGAGTAGAGCCGTTCATTCGTCTGGATTGACATTGGCCACACCTATCACTCGCAACGCTCTTAACAATATGGAACATATTCGAGAAGTGTACGAGTACATGAAAGTTTTGTGTTTATGAAAAATAAATAAATAAACACGATTTTTTGTTTTATTTTTATTTCAACCGTCCAACAAATACACAAAAACTAACACATGTAAAATTGGCGACATAACGCTGCTACCCACACCGTTTCTGGTGTTATTAAATAGTTCTGCGAGTAAATCGTTGAAAGAAAACACATCACCAAAAGTGGTAGGTGGTACTGGTGGTGATTTCGGTTCTGGTGTCTCTGAAAACGATTTCGGTTTTGGTTTTCTGGTTGTCTCTGAAAACGATTTCGGTTTTGGTTTTCTGGTTGTTGTTGTTGTTTCTGTAGTAATTGATTGAGTAGTTACTTTGATTGTGGTTGACTCGACGATTTGACGTCTCCACTCTTCGACTTTATCTTCGAATTTTTTTCTGTATTCACAATCGTTGTGTTTCCTTAGCAACATGCACACAAAATTACCGTTAAATTTGTTCAAACACAAATCGTACACCAAACTAAACACGGTCGCTTTACGTGTTAAACTTGTACTCGTCATTTGAGCTTTTGATACTACCACATACCATTTAACTGAGCTTATTTTGATGTACAACCGAAATTTCAATTTGCGGTCGACGAAGGTCGCGTTTGTACACACTTGGTTGTGTTGGTTCACGTTATAAGTTATTTGAGTGTTTGTGTTTGGAGAGTAACTTACCATTTCCACGTGTAACACACAATCGCTCGGTAAATTCTTACCGGGGGGACGAGTCAACATTTTGTAGTTTTTGTACTGATCCAAACACAATTGATCGTTGTAATAATGATTCCTCAGTATGTACCCATCGTTTGCGGCAAACATTTGTAACGTTACCGGTGAAACGTTTGTAGTAGGGTTGACACGTAACCTGTCACCGTTCGTGTTGGGTGTGTACACGATGGGTGTTGCCACATTCGAACTAACTTTATACAGCTGTACGGAAAAATATTGCGGAGCAATCGCTAACTGGGGAGATAGTATCGTGTAATTGGTTTGTACACGAAGAAAACCACCATAAACACCATAACATATCGTGGTAGTCAAATAGACAATAATGATACGTAACAACATGATTGTAAATGACGACACGAACAAACCACAAACATATAACATTCGACAAGAACCGATTACAACGTAATTTTGATGTTGTTACAATGCAACAAACTCTGAAAAACATTAAATTGTCCTGAACACGCCGTTGAATTATTTCCGTTGCGTACACAATGCAAACCTTCCGCTAAACGATTGCCTACGAACGATTGATTAATACTCCATTGATCCAAACGAGTACCCTCCAATTTCTCGTAACCGTTAATGTTGTTACCGATAAACTCTTTGTAAATGTTGTCTGGTGTGTTGTTGAAAAACATGTACGGTATAAGTATCAGCGGGTAGCGGATTCCGTCAACAACGCAATATTTTGTCTGGACATGTTTAAAGTTGGTCTGACGCGAAAGATACGATATGGGCGACAGACATATTTGCGCGTGCACATTTGGATCGTCTTCGCTCACATAACTACTTAAGTCTTCCGCTTCGTTGAGCACACCTTTTTGACCATGAATACCGCAAATTTTAATACCTTCCAAATCAGTTACACTATACACCAACTCCAGTTTTACTAAAACATTACCAAATTCGTCTAGACTCATTTCGCTGTTTATGGTGCGAATCGTTTGTCCGCTCACTCGCCTAAAGTACATGTAAAATTTGTATATGTGCCACAGTTTACTGGTACAATATTCGATTTTATACTTTTTACCGTCATGATTCCAATTTATTTTGTTAGTACACACCAAGGTGCCGAATATACACAAATAATTCTCGCCTTCAACTTGTATCACGTTGTTGGTGTCGCTTGTTTTGTATTCACACACAACTTGTAAATTATTCGTCTCGTTGTGCACAATTTTGCCTTTGACACGATGTATTTTGTTATGATAAATTTCAATGGGCAATTGTGTGTGCGGTATGTACGGGTCTTCGGCTGTTTTCAATTTATTGTCCATCACTATTGTCCACAAACAAAACATACGATCGTTGTAGTATATCGAATCGTCGACAACCACACTGTTACCAATTGGTACCGAAGTGTAATTGCGTCGTTGAACAACCATGCCGTTTTTCAAATTGGTCAGACTCACTATCAACTTGGCTACGGGTATTGAATTGAATATGTGTAGATAGTTTTTGTAATAGTTCAGTATCATTGTGGACATTAATGACATAGTGGTGGTTTCAATGGGAGACTTTTCCTCAAACACTAACACACTATCGTTGTTTAATAGACTATTTTTGTTGTGATACTCGTATGCTGTTTGTAGGGTGTGAATGTGTATCGTGTTGTCAATACAAACCGTTCTCTTCAACATCACCATTCCTTCGTGGTGGTTGACAAACAAAAACTTGTCGTGAAGTTTCACCTCGATCGGACACCGGCGTCTTTTCAAATGATAATATACATTATACACATATCTTTTGTTACAATAGTATTTTGTAGGACGATTATTGAACACTACTAGTAAATCGTCAATGGATCCGAATTTATTCTGAATATTTTTTGATTCTATATTTTGTTCAAACAACTCGGATTCATTTTTCTCAAAAAAATATTGCAATTGTATGAGTTGCAAAAAAATTTTTGCAACACGTTTGTAGTTGACGTCGGGTAGCACGGTGTTGTGACACAAAAAAAATTTTTTACCCGCCACCGTCATCTCGCCGTGAAAGAAACTATCGATAAATTTAACATAATCATCTGTGTGTTTTAACATGTCTTGTTGTAGGTTTTCGTTGATGACACGCAACACTTCGTTACCGATCCGATGTTGTAAAGGAAACACCTCTAAATTGTTGTTGTTTGAATTGTACTCTTGGTCGTATTTCTTTTGTTTACTCAACGTTTTCGACACGGACTGGATCAATTTACCCATTACGATGGTGTCGTAGATTTTTTTGGATTCAACCGCAAAAAGTATTGTGTTTTTTTTCTTGGTGGTCGCGTCGTGTGGTGTGACATTTGTTTGGTTTTTGATTCTTTGCAAAACACTGTTCAACGTCAATTGTATAAGATACGAGTGTTTATATATAATTTTGTTGGATAGTGAATCTATTTGATAGGTTAAATCGATGCTCATGATTTGTTTGAGTTGTTCAAAGATTTCGTTGTAGTTGTTGAACTGAAACAAGAAATCCATTTCAGACCATTTACCACTGCATTTTAAATACTCACCCAACACTTTGTTAATACTTTTGTCAACAATGTAATCTTTGGCGTACACATCACGCACATACAACACATCGTCCACTTTGTCGTACACCAATTGTATCGCTCTATTGATCGATTTGTCGTCGTCAAAGTTTCCATACAAAAACATTCGCTTCATTTTTTTGTCTCGCGCATATTGTTTATCGAAGAAGTTGTGCACCAACACGTTGTTGTTCATCATGATGTTAGGAAAAGAAAAATGACGTCCGTCTATCACAAACGTCCCAGCAAACCCGTAATTGTTATCGTCCCGTCGAAACTGTTTGTCTAACCAAGTGCCAATGATAACCGGAATACAATTGTGCAAGACACATTTGTTGCACGAGCTTACTGCACAACAAAAGTAGGTTTTGATAGAAGTCAGTGTGATCGGTTGACTTTTAACCGACTGACAATTTAGTTTGTACTGTAACTTGTACTCTTTTGTGATGTTGTTGTACAAATAATTAAAATCGTCCAGTATACCCATTGTGTTACTACAACGATTTGAAGTGTGTTGCGTTTATAAATGCGTTGCAAATTAAACGTTTTGACGATGAGGAGTCAATGACACACAACTCACGTGTACACTAAAATTTTTTATTGTTTCTTAAAATTGTACATAGCCAAGGTTACAACAAGTACTACTTCTATACATTGCAATACACAACTAATAATGTTGACAATCAATGACGCGCGTTTGTATTCATCTTCGTCCATAACGGCGTGTGTCATTCTTCCGGCGCTTGTTAAGACTGCGTTACGATGATCGTGGTGAGCGACAAATTAAATTGTAAAGCTGCCGTGGAAAATCTTATTGCAGATCAATTTAATTCTCTCGAATGCGCAATTTGTTTAAACGAAATTGGCAATAACGACAAAGGAGTTGTGTATATTACGTGTGGGGGAATCGCTGACTTGGAACGAACAATGTGTAAAAAATGCGACAAACGATTTGAAACACAAGATCCGTACAAACGCAAAATCGAGTATCGTTTTGAGTACCCGTTCATAAACGACGAGCACGCGGCTGCGTTTTTAGAAAAAAGTACAAATTTTGTGTTGAACGAAGGTTGCGAGGAGAAGGTGAAAAGTTTCACGCGTGCCATTAAAAACACCACGGGTGTGCAAGATATTGAGTTGTGTTTACGTTTCCGACTTTAAGCTTCAGATTCTTCAGAAGGATGTGAAATTACTTTGAAAGGAATTTCAAGGAGAGTGGAGGTGGGCGCGATTTGAAGTTTTTGTGCGCTGACGTTAACTGTAGGCGTCGCCTCTTCGTAATTGTAAAATTTTTGTGTTGATTTCAAACTTCCAATAGCCACGTTAAACAATGCAGACAATTGTTGTTGGTCTGCGTACAATGAAAAATATACGTCGGAAAGTTGGTATGTGTTGAGAGTGAAGTTTTCTTGTAAATCGGCGAAGTAGTCGTTAACTCGCACACCCAAAACGTTGTTGAACACAAACTTCACCACCGAGTACACACATTGATTCACGATGTTCATCATTTCTTTAGTGGGATCAGCTCCGTTGTAGTTTACAACTAACGGATACAGGTATTTTATTTGGTCACTCCATTGGGTGTACATTTTGTGCATCACTTCACACAAACGTTTAAACACAAGCGGGTGTTTGTTGACTCCGTTCACAATCAAATAGTGTACAAAATACAAATAAGCAACAGCACGGTCTCCTTTCATGTGTGTCAATTGGTACGCGGTGTACGATTGCGGGTACACTTCTTGTAGATGTGTGTTGACAATTGTTTGTAATGAGTCTAAAGTCAAATTGTGCAATTTTGGTACGATAGCCACTAGCAATCCACCACCACCACCACCAACATCAATGATGATTTGTTGTTCGGACGTTGAGGGAGTGGGTGTTATGTTTTCTTGAAGGACAATTCCAGATTTTGGAGAAAATAACAAAGGTTGTTGTTGTGGTGTATTCATATTGTCTGCGTCAACGTTTACGTTTTCAATACTACCAGTAATGTTCTTACTACGTCTTTTGGGCAGTAGATTTTTTAACGACGACAAACTACTACGCCTTTTTTTTCTTTTTTTTGTCACCACCCACATCGTACACGTTGGTAGAGGTGGCGTCGTCGGAGTCCGACTTGAACAACAACACGTCTGTATCGGCCATTAATAATACACTATATATTTGTCGTGTTCAATGTTACTTAAATTTATAAGTGGTTGGGGAAAATACGTTAGATTCCCGGTGGTTTTGTTTTTATATACATACAACGAACCCTCCTGTCGTACAAACATAAATTGTTCAATTAGACTCACGTCGACGTTATTGACAAATCTCATATATTGTAAACGATCAATATTGATGGACATACTGTACAGTGTGCTCAAAGCCAACACACACCTTATTAACGATAAATATCTTATTTTTCACGTCATAGATCGAGATACCAATGAATTGCGTCGACACTGTTACGGCTCGCTCGAATGTTGTCTACCAACCGATAAAACTGTCACAAAAGAAACAATGTCAGTCTCATTGGAATCGGACGAATTGCACTCTGACACAAACAAAGGGTCAAAATAGCACGGTTGTGTACCACCATTACACCGTGTTGGATTCTAAATATTGTTCGTCGAACGGCGATCCGTACTACGAATGGCTACTGAACAACGACGTGTACTACACTAGAAAACAATTGCGTTTTAACAATGCTTACACAACGGTGTGTGGTGTAGAGTATACCGCGGAACAAGACGAGTGTGTGCGCAACATTGAATCCGCCGGTGAAACCGACATGCAATTGGTGCGTTCCGTGATAAGATACGTATACAATTACTTGGAGAACGACAAAATGTCACTCAACGGTCACGCGAAAACCTTTGTTGACTCTTACGAAGACAACGAATCCAAAGTGTACGTGTTGTTTTGTGAAATGTTCATACAATGCTTGTATTCACATCGTCAATGTATAATTTTACCACAAGAAATGTATTGTTTGTACAAGGAGGGTGAAGAGCCCATATTGAATGAGTGTTATTTCTTTAACACTATTCCCGAAACGGATTATTCAATTGTGTCTCAAGATATCTACAAAAGTTTCATAGTGTACAACACAACGTTGACCATGATACTACAAGAACCGAATCCTTTCAATGACAACACAAAGGCGATTTCAAAGATTATTGAAAGCGTCGGGACGTGTACGGGAGGTGAAGAGGGTGGTAAAAAAAAATACATTCAAATTTGTAAATTGAAATTTGGTGGCAATGTAAGTGGTCATGTGATGTGTCCTCCCAAAGAGATGGTAAAAATGATTTACAGATACGCTAAGTGGCGCATGAACCCAAAAAATTACGCACGCTACTTTGAGTTACTTGTGAACGATAAACCCAAACACGAAGATAGTTTACGCGAATGGGACGTGTTTCTTAAAAACTTTAAAAGTTACTTTTTTCCATGACACCTGAAAAACACATCGTACAAGTGCCGGTAAACTCCATTTATCAACCAACCACAATCGAAATGAACACGTCAACGTCTGCGCAGATATTTTGGAACGCATGTGTTTTCGTCGGGACAATAATGCTGTTTTTAGTTATGGCGTATCTATATTACGCCACTAATTTGTAAAACCATACTAAACGTTGTGGTGTCATGTCGCGGATTGTATCTATATTGTGTTGCATAATTGCGGTGGTGGCGGCCGTTGATTTGTCCGACGAGGGTAGTGGTTTCAGTGAAGAAGATTGGTTGACGGATACTGTTGTGGTGTCGCCAACGATAACACTCAAACACGATGTCGACGTGGGTGAAGTGTACAAATCGTTCAAAAAAATTGTACAAATGTACAAAGTGATTGATAAAACTCGTGTGTATTTAGACGGTAGCAACAACCAAGTGCAACAGTACATAATTAACGATTTGAGTGCACATGATTTTCTAAATTTTATACATTACAGTCTAGTTCGTAACTCGCTGTGGGATATGGACAATCAAGTAGTTTTGCGTCACCAACTTTCTCTAAACTATTTTTGTATTACCAACTGTGGTGTAGCCTACATGTCTCCAAATTTGACTATGGATTGTATTTTCGATATAGAACTGGTGCAAGATGTAACGGCGACATTGGAAACTGTGTATTTGCGAAAAAACATACCCGACGGTTATTTGACGTCACGAATGACACTAAACATGGACTACGGATCGATCAATTTGGAGCATTCCTCATCTTCTACGCTTTACATGCAAGAAATACACGATGACCTGAGTGATGAAAAATACAATTTATCGCCGGTTGTCGACGAGGCCAATAGCGACGTGTGCACCGAAGAAGAAGAAAACGTTGGTGATGACGAAAAAGACGTAGATACAAGTAGTGGTGGTGATGACGACAATAATACGCATTCGGCCACATTTAGTTTGACAATACTCATAGTTTGTCTAACGTTGACAGTATTAATTGTAAGCATATTGTTGGTTACTGTGTATGTGTATAAACAACAAAAAAAATCGAATGAGGTATTCTATAAAGAAATAAAAAAAACACATGTATAAATTTAATAAAATTGTTTTATTATGTTGTTAATGGCGCACCAAAATCAAACACATATTTCGACACCAGTAGTTTGTTTGTGTACGTTACGGCTTTGTTAAGCGGTGTCAACAAAACATGCGTATCGTAAATGTACCTGTTTAAACGATACATGTTGTCTATATAGGTGTTGTTTTTAACCATGGATTTAACGGTATCCATTAGAGTGTGCTCTTGTAAAGTTAACAAATCTAACGTTACACCCACACCGAATTGTCCGACTCTGTTGGCGTGATTAAATTGATCACCAGACAAAGGTATACAAATCACAGGAACAACACTGTCGATTGCTTCGTCTACAGATTGCACACCACATTGTGAAATAAACAGTCGTACGTTACGATGATGGAGTATATCTCGTTGAGGTAACCATCGTCTCGTAATGACGTTACGCGGCAAGTTTAGAGTGTGATTAGTGTCTATTTTCCAAACCACCCCGTAGGGAATGCGACGAAACACTCTTACAAATCTGTCCAACAATTCATTCACCATATTGTTTGGATTGGATGTTGAACCAAAACTCACGTACACCACGATATCATGCTGATTTAGGAAATGATTTAATAGTCGATCGTACACGGGTCGGGGTGTTTTCAAATGCACACCACCCAAATATTGAACATTTTCACCAACAGGTCGATTGTTGTCGAATATGTGCGGCACGTTGATGAACAACATTTTGACGGATTTTTTGAGAGTTGCAATCGACGGTGTGTCTTCACCAAACACTTTCTTCAACCTGTCGTCTTGTACATATTCCAATTTTGTCCATTCTCTGTCCAGACGTTCTTCAATGGATGTGATTAGTTTGGCGTCACTACTAAACGACGAACGCCACATGTTTGGATACACGTTGTGGTCGTATTTCACGAAACGATTCATGGTGTGTAGGTTGTCGTTTGTGGCATATCCCGACGAAAACATTATAATAGGCGCGTCGTAAAAGTGTCCGTACACCAAATTGAGTCCCATGTACGCTTCAACCACAACCAGGTCGTAATAATTGTTCTTGTTTGACAATAACGTGGTGACGTTTTCATTTGTAAATTGTTGCGCAATCATATCCACCAACGGTGTGTAATTCTCCACCGTCACAGTAGATTCGTCCGCCACCATTCCTCCTTCCTTGATTGTGACCGACTTATTCACCAACTCATCAAACACATCAGCGCACGTTCTACACTCAATTTCTATGATGTGTTGTACTCCTCGCGAAACGGGCGTGACGACGGTCACATTGTGACCACTCGCAGCCAATTTATCGACGTATGCGGCAAACACCATTTGATGACTGACAGCCGGTGTGGGAAACACACATAGAATGTTTGCCGCTTGGATAGGCGACATAATTACGACAAACACGGTTACACAGTACCAATACATGGTGAGGATTGCTACGAAATGGGTCGTGTTCTAGTTTTACTTTTATAGTCATTGCGTGTTGTCACGAATATAGGTGGGGAGTACAAATATGGTTTAATTAATGATGTCATCTCTCAAAACACCAACGTGTGACACTCGTGATGTTCACATGTATATGAAGTGATTAACATATTCGTAAATGTGTTTTTGTTATAACATGTCGTCAACGACGGACTTACGGATTAATTTTTTGTCGAAAGAAACCAAAGAGGTTATCAATAGTGTCGTTGGTATAACCCAACGATTGTTGCTGGGTAGCGACGACACGTGTTGCGCATTTTGTACGAGTTCATTTAAACACACCACTAATACGGTGACGCATACAAAATTCATATTTTTGGTGGTTGTCAACTATCACACGATCACCGATGACACTTTAAAATTTTGTTGCTTACAGTGCACTAGAAAACAATTTGGTGTGATGGATGTCATTGAATTACACCCCACTGTAAAATTGCATTCAATCAAAAAACTGATGTATTTCAACCTAATTCGTAAATTGTTGTTTTACTTCAAAGATACACAAGTTGTGCACTACAAAAAATATGTGGTTATAAATTCTTTGGACGACGTGTTACAACAAGTGGTGTCTTCGAAAGAGGACCATCACGAAATTTTAAGATTGCGTTTGGTGAAAGAGGAGAACAACGAAATTGTGGCGGAGAATATCGTTGACGACATGAAAATAGTGTACGGCAACGTTAACAACAAGTTTATGCCACAGTACAGGTTCGACGCACCTCTATCGTTCAACAAACAATTGATCACCACCGTGAACAATGAATGTCAACGTGTCAAATATTACATGGAGGTGTTTTACAAAGAATACGAAAAATTTACACCGTTCGTAGTGTACTATGACAAAGGTGTTGAACAAGAATGTTTGCATTGTGTCAACAAGATAGATGAGAAGAGCGGACATCCGGTGATGTATTGCAGTGTTTGCGGACCCACTAATCCTAATTATTTTAGTAAACACAAAACAATGATAAAACCGTTTTGGCGCGATACAAACTACGACCATAAAAAACTGTATTGGAAATGGTGTGCAGCGCGTAAAAAATTTAAAGAAGCCAACTTGATGTTGTACGCTTACAATGCGAAACGAGACGTACCGTGACGTTAGCACAAATTTAATTTAATAAGGAATTTTTAATTTAAACAAGAACT